CTCCATTGGACAAATAAAAAGAGCCTAGAAATCTAGGCTCTTTGATTATATTAATCTTAAATTATTCAATTACTACACTCAAATACTGCTCTAACAGATGAAGTAATTCCATAAGTTTTAAGATTACTTATCGTAGTTGTATTTGTAGTTTTAAAAGTAAGCACCGACATATCTGTTTTAATTACTAAACTATCTAAAATAAAGGTACTATCTATATTTCCATTAATAAAAAAAGAATAAGTTTTAATAGTTACTTTTGGTATATTTCTTTTCGCTGAGATAAAAGAAAAGTATACATCTATATAACCATTTGTTGTATTTCCTACCCTCCACATAGAAAAATATGAAATTTTATCTTCATATATAGCTTTATCAATTGTATCAGTTAAAGCACTATTTTTATCTTGCTTTTGTTCTAATATAGAAGAATGTCCATTAACCGTTTCGATAAGTCCTGATGCATATGATAGCATTAAAGTATTAAATGATTTTGCATGTAACGTATTTAATATTGTATAGTCTAATGTGTAGGTTGCATTGGTGTCAACATTAACGTTTGCATTGTCGGCACAAGCCAACCCATTAAAATATGAATCTGAACCAGTGTTATATATGCCCCAAGATATATCTTGCACATTATTCTTGTAAATTCTATAAATTTCTTGTGCCTTGTTTTTCAAGAAAGATGAGTTTCCTGTGCCAAAATAACTATTGTTAATTCTAGTCATAGCACCATACACAACAGGATTAGCAACTTCTCCCAACACAATACCACTATCAACCGCAATATAATTATCACCTTTTTCAATAGCCCATATATCACCATGAACGTGTACATTTGCGTCTGTAATTGGCTCTGGATTGGTGAGTTTGTAGTGTAGCCTGTAGCCATCGTAGTTTGTAGCAATATTAGCTTTTACAAAGTTAATCGTTTGTGCTGTTGGCACTGTTGTTCCATCAACTACTGATACCCATGCTGTGTAGCGTGTACCATCATTTGCAGTAGCCTTCCAGCCATTCATAAACGCTTTTACTTCATCTGCGTTCGGAACTGGAGAAGTTTCTCCCCATCCTGTGTCGGTGTCAGTAACGCAAATAGTAGTACTTCTACTAGTATCATCGCTTCCCCATAAAAAGAAAGTATCTGCAATTGTAGAAGTCCAATCATTTTTAATCACTTTGCTATCGTATTTTACACAACATGAAGCAGTTCCATCATTTCCCCCTGTTTTTATGTTCCCCATAGTATATGCAGGAAGTTTAATAACTTTAAATCCAGTCATATCATTTAAATACTGCCAATCATAATCCTTGCCATATAACGTCTTATGTTTCCACCACAACAATCCACCAATCTGACCATTCTCTATTGTCAACGTATCATATTTTGTGAACTGTCCTTCTACTACGAAGCGTTTTAAGTCACATGGTTTGTATGCGGATGGTGCTGCTGTACCTTCAATTAAACTAATCTCTTTTACATAACTATAAGGCGCTAATGTAGTAGAAAATGGATAAAATCTAACAACAATGTCATTATATACTCCAGAATTAAATATTAATTGGTCTAACGTTAAATAATCTGAATGAGATACTACCGTATTAGAACCCAACGAAACTGTTTGTGTACTATCAAACACATCAAATCCATATAATTTTATATTCCCATTTTTTGCTCTACACGATACTGTATAATTTGTATTCTGCTTCACTTTAAATGTTTGGTATATAAAGCGATTGTATAAATTAGCACCAGAAGAAGAAATTTTGAACGCCTGTTCTGTAGCATCCCAATCTATAAATACGTCCGAATGTGTTTTTTGATAATATCCAGATCCTAATTCTCCATTTCCATTAATAACTATGTTATCTCTGCGATTCTCAAACATTGGATTTTGTAATGTTGCGTAGGATTCAACGTATGGGTATTTTGCAAGACAGGCTGATACTCCAGAACTATAATCAGCAGATGTAATTTGTGTTATTTGCATACCGTCAATATTAAACTTATGCCCAGTAGATGTACTTGTAGCATAAAAATCAGCATAGATTCCTGTTTCGCCAGTTAAGTCGGATGGTTGAAGTAATTTAGCTACTCTTATAAATTTAGTTGTATCAACAGAAGAGGTTGAACCAGCTCCTATTTGCGCTCCAGTTGAACCTTTTAATGCCAATAAGTTTATAGAGGTTAAAACACTTACATTTTTAATATATCCAGACACCATATAGTATTTAGTTGCATCGACAGGGTATATCGATGTGGTTTGCACAGCGAAAACACTCGAAGTACCAGTAACCTGAACTGAATTTACGCCAAATTGTTTGTTTGTTGAATCCAACGCTAATGTTGCACTTACTCCAGCAAACTTACTCACATTTTCACAATCACCATCTTTACCAAGTATATTGATTTCATCCATACCAGTTAATGCTATCTTAGGATATACTGGACTGCTGCCAGAATGAATTACTGTGTTAGCTCCTAGTGTTGGTGAAATTGTGTTTATTGTGGCGCTTTCTATTTGTTGCTTTGTGCGTAGGGGAGTCATGAATGTTGTATTTGATGTTGCGGATTCTGCTTCAGATTGTGTGGCTGTTGTATAGTTGTCTACGTTTGATAAGCCTACGTTTGATTTTGTGAGCGATGATGAATCAATTTTTTCATTCCATGTTATTTTTTCACTATCGTTTACAAATCTATTATTAGCATCTTGAACTATACTGTCGGGTGATATATTAGAAAATATATTATTGACACCACTCATTGTCTTGTTAGTTAATGTCTGCTCACTATTTAAAAATACATCTCCACCTGCTCCATCTGTACCTTTTTCAACAATTTTTTTCCAATAAATAAGATTAGTAGGTGCGTTACCCAAAGAGTCTAATATACACACATACCCACAGCCGTCAGAATATTTAACCATGTTATTTTTATAGTATTGAGTGCCTGCTGAATAATCACCTTTGGCTTCTAATTTACTAATAGCAACCTGTCTTGCCGATTCTTGTGTTTGTCTCGTAGTTTCGTTAGCACCTCTGGCAGTTTCAGACGTAACTCTATCACTTTCCGCAGATATTCTGGAAGTTTCATTAGTTCCTCTAGTTCCTTCAGCCGTTACTCTTGCGCTTTCTTGGCTTTGTCTTGTGGTTTCATTTGTTTCTCTATTCGTTTCGTCTGTGACTCTTGTAGCTTCGTGTGATACTCTAGTATTCTCAGTAGTTACTCTAGAACTTTCTGTGTTGACTCTGGAATTTTCTGCTTCTACTCGTGATGTTTCTGCGCTATTAAAAGATGTAGCGACATTGTTTGTATTTGTAGCAGCAGTATTAGCATTTTCTGTTGCTATATTTGCATTATCAATTGCCGTATTTATTTGACCAAGATTAATTATAGCAGTATTGCCTTCATCAATTATATCTTGCAATGTATCAACAGCATTAGGATTATCATTATGCACATATATTTTATCTGCGCTAACGAGTATATTCCCAAGCCCCCAATAACTAATAGTAGGTATTACCGTTCCTTCTTTAATTGGATTAAAAGTCAGATAATCGTTAGTATAATCACATTTAAATTGAGTCGCCGTAGGTGTGCTGGCGTCAAATATTTCTGTATACCCACTTATCTGAACGTGATGTATAAAATCTGGTTTTTCCTCTAAAGGGATTCGGTTATTTATTATTTTCTTGTTTATATCTATTCTTTGTACAGCAAAATCTCTAACATCAAACACTGTTGGATCTCTAAATTCTCTATTATTAGGTAAATATGACATATGAAACCTCCTTTTTGATAATAAAAAAGAGAGGCATATTTACCTCTCTTACATTTCTAGTTAATTTTTAAGATTCTTTTATATCTTCGTTCTTAATAGGAGTATTAATTATCTGAACTATACCTAAGATACCATTCATATTACCAATTCCTTTAATTTCAATTATGTTTAATAAATCTAATATGTTCTGAATTTGTTCCTGAGTATATTTAAATTCCATAAAATTCTCCTTTCCTGCAAAATAAAAAGACCTCCGATTAGGAAGTCTTTTAAATAATATTCTTATAAATTAAGGGTTAGTTAGGTAGCTTCAAAAGTTCAGGTATGAACCATAAGTTCAATATGACCTTTACTCAAATTATAATCCAATAATTTGCGAGCATCACTGCTTTGCTCCTCAATCCCTTGCATATTTATTATAAGATAAATGAAGCCCATGTAAACACATGGGCTTCTCACCTTTCGGTGAATAAATTTGATGTCTCACCCTATTGGGCTGACAATATATCCATATCCAATTTGTATAATAATTATTCATCTATTTATTATTATACTCTTTTCATTTCAGAAGTCAATGCTATTTTTTTGATTTCTTCAATTTTTAGCCTAATTTCATTAATGTAGTCTGAATTATTTTTTTCAAGGTTAACCAACATTCCTTCTATATCATTTATATGCTGAATCAGATGGCTATGTTCTTTAAATAATTTAATTTTTTCATCATATAATGTTCTATTAAACATAAGCGCATATTTTAGTTGAATGCATTCCCATAGACTCATATTTGTTTTGAAAGATTCTATATCTATTCTGCTGTTCAACCTTTTAATTTCTTGATCATCAACTATATATTTTTTAACATTATACTTTAATTTATTTATAATTCTTTCTTTATGTATTGCTTTTAATTGGTGAATGTTAATTATTGAATCATTTGGGATTGAATTTTCTTTACTTTTAACCTTAATTATAACGTTCTCTATTTCATCGTCAAACGCTGTTTTTTTGTCATCAGTAGTTATTGGAATCACAATCGCTGTTTGTGCAAAGTTATATAAAATAATTGCAGGATGTGGAAATGACAGTTCTGTTTTTATATTTCCACATCCAAAATCAACATGCACTATTTGTCCGCCTGAATATCTCCAATATTGTTTCTTTTCATTTGATTTTAATCCAAATACACCATAATTATTCCATGAATCATTCCATAATACGAAAGGTATTGTTTTTTCCAAAGTATAATTACTTATTGAATTTTTTGATTGTCCAAGAGTATCGTTTAATTGAGAACTGACAAATTCATCATCACTTGTACTCGTATTTGGTAAAACTCTTTGTTTATTATTATATTTAAGCACTTTATCCTGAGTAATCAATTCAAGTAATCTTTTTTTATCTATACTCATCTCTCACCCTCCTCACGTTTTCTCACATTATAACATATTTTGGAGGATTGTGGGAGGTTTTGGGCTAAACTATATGGGAATGAATTTTAGGTCTTTATCCCGACCAATGAGAATGGGCTTAAAGTCTCCACCTCGACTGTTTGAAATGAAAGTTTTATTGAAAAGACATTTAATCTACAGTGCTATTTGGCTCTGAAGTGGCTGCCGTTTGTTCTAATATAATTTCATCTAATAATATTTTTTCTATTTCTAAAGCCATAGACAACACTATTCTAATACCCTTGCGATATAACCTTATGGTTTTTCTTATTTTAGAATTTAACTCTGATTTTAATTTTTGAGGAATAGTTATAGGGTTAGATGTATTTTTATCAATATAAACATTGGTTATGTATTGATCGGTTACTGGACACATATTTTGTATTAAAAATGCTGTTTTCTCACCAAGAATATATCCAAAACTAATTCCATCACATATTTTATACTTACTAATTGCTTTTTCGTATTCTCGTTTATATTTGTCAATCTTTGATGAAACGGGAATCATCCAATATATATCTGAATTATCTTCTTTAAAAGCATAATAGCAAGGTCTACCATGAAGCTTCCCATTAACTATTTCTTTGTTTTCTAATAATCCCATACCTTCAAATTTATTATAGTAATCATCATGAATAAAGTAAAAGTATCCTGAATTCATTCTTCTCCCTATGTACGTAAATAGCTCTACTTCACAGTAGAGCTATTATTTGAACCCTAGTCTTTTATTAGCCGCTTTCTAGGTTGCGGAAATTATTTGAACCTATGCCTTTTGTTTATGTCGATACATAGTCCCGACAATTATTTGAACTACATAAGATATTTTATTCTGTCTACAATTTAATTATACCATGGCAAAGTAGCATGTCAAGACTTATTCAAGATAAAATGTAAAATATTTTCAATTATGTAAATAGGGATATTGTTGCTGGGTGGGGTTTATTGGAAAATGCATCTTGTAATTATTTGTATAATGTTGTAAAATAATGCAAGCGGGTTGTAAAAGTGCATCTTAATTCAAACGTATTGGGAAAGTCTTTGGTGATGGGCTTCGTGCCTAATACAAGAGAAAAGAGAGGTAATGATTATGATAGTTGTTACAACTGTCTTGTGTATCATCTACTATGCCGAATGTATAGTAGAGAAATACATAAAGATAAAGAACGCCCTGCACAAGCGTTCTTGACCTGCGGGATGAGGGTAAAACCTCGTCCTTTTATTTTGTTGCGTTCTTAACCTGCTGTTATTATATCAAACTGTAATTAAATTACAATAGGATACCGAAAAAATTCTTGAAATATTTTTGGTTATATGTTATTATATGGCTATATTGTTTTTCGAAAGGGCTAAACTGTTGACGCAGAAGCCTTTTTCTTTTAGTAATTTTAGCATAAACTCTAATCCTTTAGCTGTAACCAAGCACTGACAACCATTGTACTCATAATTTCCTCTAATAAAATGAATTTCTCTAACCGTAAAATATTCACTATCACAAAATCTTTGATACGGTAAATTGTCAGACATTAAGATGTCGTTTTGCCGTAAAAATCTAAATAGCTTATTGCGTCCAATTTTTAATACTTTAGCACACTCGTTCATTGTTTGAGCATTCTTAGCACTTAAAAAATCATCATATCCTTCAGCTTTGGGAAGAAGCACTTTGTTTTGTTCTTCAATCTTTTCTTTCTCCTCGACTACTGTAAGTAATTGTATTAGTGCTTCTTTGTAGGTAGTCGGTAAATTATATTGTGGTTGCTGAATTTGTTTTGCTTTAAAATATACATTCACTAATTGTCTTTGTACTTCCCATGCTAAATCATCTTGTAAACTTTTTACTAACATTAAATATCCTGATTCAGTGATTAAGTAAAATGAGAAGTTTGGACTATTGTTCAACTTTGTAAAATTTACTAAGTTAGCCTGTGCCAAGGCTTTGCGTCCATTATTACCTTTGAAATTAAAATAATCTATACCTTCAACAAAGTGCTTTTTATGATTACAAAAATTTCTATAAGATATTCCTTCTGGTCTTCGATGAAGCATATCGATATCTTCAAAAGTTACAACTCTGGTGTTATTGTATTCCTTAATGTTGACATCTTGATTATTAATTTGGACTACAGATAAATTATTCATGATCAACGTCCCCCTGTAAATTGATTTCCAATCCATTCTTCAGGAATATATGAGTATCTTTAAAATCGGATATTCTGTCATCTTGAACAATACAGGTTATGGCTGATTTTTTGATATTGAAATCACTTTCGTTATTATTATCAAAAAATGTGATATTGTTTTCATCCTGCCATACATTAAAGCCAGTTATTACTTGTAAGAAGTTTATATCTCCTTTAATGTCTACACAAACTGATTTGCCTTCTAATTTGATGAAATCATTTTCTAACTCATTGATAGTTATTTCTTTTACTTTACTCACAATAAAACCCTCCTATATATTATTTTGCATAAGGTAAAATCTACCTTGCATTAATAGTATACGAAAGGTTTCAAAAAATGTCAATATATATGGTTGAAATAATTGAAATGTTTTTGTTTCAATAATTAGTTACATTGTATTCATATAAGTCAGATACTTCGCAACGCAGAAAGGTTGCAAATTTAATCAATAATTTTAAAGTAATATTATTTCCATTGACTATTTGATTTAATCTCTGTATAGACATTCCCATTTGTTTAGCTACCCAACTCCGAGTAGTACCTGTGTCACTTCTATACGCTTCTATTTTTTCATTTATCTTCATCTTAATTATTATTACCGCCATTAAAATCCCTCATCAACATTTTTTGTTTAATTATACCATAAAATTAACCAATATAAAATTTCTTTATATATTGATATTATCAATAAAACTAATATATGTCAAGAGTAAATATTAATAAAACTGATAATACTAATAAAATATGTCACATATATTACCTAAAACTGTAAACAATTGTAGAAATTAATATTTTGTTGTTGTATAATTAAGGAAATAAATTAAAAGGAGGTAGAATAATGGCTACATGTCCAATGTGTAAAACAGAAGAATTAGCGAAAGTTAATGCACCAGAAGGAACGACATCTTATGTTATAACTACGGTTAACACCAACTCAAACCCACCTTCGTTCAATCCAACATCGGGATTACCAGTAAATTTACTAGGATGTAAAAAATGCGGAATAATGCTATTACATACGGGCACATTAAAATAACTTTATTTTAATGCTATTTGTATTTGTTGCATAACTGTAATATCTAAAATTCCGCTTATTGTATTTGCAGAAAGTTGCTCATTATTTTGGGCAACTACATTTTTATTGTCTTCCATACTACCACTTCCTTTCTTATTATATTTTAGTTCTATATGTTTACAAATTCCTCCAAAAGAAGTATAGTATAATTATAGTAGGTTAAACTACAACTATACAATTTTGGAGGAATTATAATGAATAAATACAAACAATTTATCTTAGGGGTTTTAACTGGGACAACGCTATTCTCGGGAGCTGTATTCGCTGCTAATGAATTAAACATTAAATTAAATTCATATCCTGTACTTATCAATGGAACAAAGGCAAATGTTGAGGCATACAACATAGATGATTACACTTATTTAAAATTAGCTGATGTTGGAAAAGCGTTAGGCAGTAAAGTAGTATTTAATCAAGTTGATAATCAAATAGAGATAACTACAGTAACTCAAGGCGTATATGAAGAAGCAAAAGCTGAAGTAGTAGAAATAGATATTAAATCTCTTAGCCCTCAAGAACAAAAGTATCATAAGAATGTTCCTAAAACTTCTGACGGATTGCCAATAGTCTATATTGACAACGACCAATATATCCCTATTTCGTTTATATCAGAAAAATATAATGAAAAAGATGTCTGTCGTTATGATATAGAAATAAGAGAAAATAATATGAGTCTACGTAAAGTTGATTTAGTACAAATTGCAGCAGAATATAAAACATTGAAAGATAAAAACATATCAGCAAATGTTATATCTAAATCTTTTAGTAAAATGCATGAACTTCGAAAGGGAAGTTTATTGTTAGATAATATACAATACATTGATCAAAAAAGTGATGGACGCTACATTCCATATGATTATTATATTCAAAATATTTTACCATTACTAAAATGAAGGGATATTTTATAAAATATCCCTTTCTAACTAACGCTAAATAACCCATATTCTGCTAATTTATTTAATATACCATTAACTTTATTATACAAATTTCCTACATCAGACTTTAAGTGAGTTAACATAGAAACCTCAGTGCTACCATAAGTGAGGTCTGCTGATTCAGTTGTAAGCTTATCCCCTAATAACTCAGCGGTTTGTTGAAATGTGGGAGCTTTACCAAAAAAACCTATATCTGAACCCGTATGTTTTAAATTCCCATCAATATGACAATAAGAATTAGAACTCAATAATATATCTCCAACAGCATAAATATCCATATTTTGAGATGCAGTTACATATACACTCCCAGTGGATCCCATAGCAGTCATCTGAACACTCCCTTCGTAAGCCGTTAAAGCAAGATTCTTATCACCATCCACACGAAAATCGCCATTACTAACAAGCCCTATTCCAGTCATGTTACCACCATTGTAGAATACTAGGCTTTTTTCTAAGAGGGTATTTTCATTTCCAACATAAATATTATCACCAACCCTCAAATCAGTTGTCACATTTATTGTAGAATTAGATGTTATACTCCCTCCAGTAATAGTACCACCAGTAATACTTGGACTTTCGATGGTGGTAGATGTAATTTTTGTAGAAGTAATATAGCTCGGCAATGTTGGAATAGTAGGTTTACTAGTTATTTGTGACCACGATATTGTTGCGTTTGCACCCATAATTACATTACTACCTACTACTAAAGTTTCTATATAATTAGATAATATCTTATTATCACCCAAAATACTTGTTCCATTTATTTTGAAATCTTGAGCATCTATTATTCCATTGACAACAAGTTTTTGAGCCGTAGAATCATAGTAGAACCTTTTCGACCACGTATTTCCATTATCTGAGCTAGTTTCAAAGTTTAAATCAGTTGCATTAAATGTTCCCCTAAATTTATTGTCACTCCTAGTTATAGTTAAACCATTAGTAGGATTTAATTCTATGCCGTTGCTAATTCCAGCAGCTTTAGAAATTTCAAATGAACCATTACTGATCTTTATACCTCTCTTACTTAAACCATCCTGCCCAATATAGTTACCCACCTCTACATCAAGTAAATTCGTAGTAGGATTATACATTTCAATTTTATTGAATTTTCCAGAATTTCCTACTATTTTATAGCATTTTTCTGAAATATTATATTTGTATGTTTTAATAGACTTACCATCTTTGAGTATATATAATATTAAATCTCCACCAATATATTCATTTGAGCAAAAATTGTAAATATCCTTGTATAAATCTATAAGGTTTAAATTATTAATATTTTTGTTATAATAATCAATCGCTTTTTCTGTTTCAATACCACCAAAGAAATTAGACATATAGTTATCTTCTGGAATACTTCTAATTATTTTATATTTATTATATGTGGCAATATTATATAAAACATAACTATTATTTTCATAAGCAACCCATGTCAATTCTATAAAATAGATATCTTTGTCAATATTGTATTCGTTATCTAACTGATTACAGATATTATATAATTCAGCATAGTCATAATCGGATTTATTAATTAAGTCAATAAGAATATTTGTAGCAAAATAATCTCCACCAAAAGTGAATACTTTATTGTGTTTGTTAATAATCTTACAAGCATTGTCGTGAATTTTATAATATGAATTATCTTTTAACCCACATAATCTTGTGTCAGCCCCGATAATAGCAAAGTTTTTTGTGTAATTGTAAACATATAAACTCAATTAGCTCACCTCCTTTAAATTTTATTATAATAAAAAAGACCTTTAAATAAAAAGGTCTTGAAATATTTTTAAATATATATTACTATATAGCTACATTGTTTTTGTTGAGGGCTAAACTGTTGACGCAGAAGCCTTTTTCTTTTAGCAAATTCTTCAAAAAATCTAATCCTTTTGGCTTGATGAAGGTTTGAGTGCCATTAAAATAATATTGTCCACGAAGTATGCTAACCTCCTTTACTAAGAAATAATCATTATTTAAGTACTTCTGATATGGAACATTGTTATTCATGAGAATTTTTTCCCTTCTTAATAAAGAATATAATGAATTGCGTCCGATCCCGAAGCACTTAGCCACCTCACCAAAGTTTTGAAAATTATGAGCGTCAATTAGTATATCATACCCTTCAGCTTTGGGAATAAGTACTTTATTTTGCTCCTCTAATTTTTCATTTTTCTCAATTGTAGTAAGTAACTGAACTAATGCTTCTTTATAGGTAATTGGTAAATTGAATTGTTGAGTTAATTTTAATTCACCTTTTCTTAATCCTTTTAGTACATCTCTTACCCATTTTCTAAACTGCTTTGCTTTTTCTGTTTTGGCTAGAAGAGTTACTTCATATATGCCATCTTCAGTGAAAACTCTTGTTTTCCTTGATACTTCACGATTACCTTCAACTACATTCAATTTGTGGGTACTTGAAAATTCATTATTCTTCAAATATTCATTTCTGTTTAAGATGTTTTCAATACCACTCTTACTAGAATAACCTAATACTTCTGCTAATTGTATAATACTCATAAAAATATCATCATTATTATTGCTCCAAAAATCACAAGTTGTATTTTCGAACTTTTCGCTTTTAAATAATATTAAATTATTCATTATCTACGTCCTCCTGCAAATTTATTTCTAATCCATTTCTCAGGAATATGTTGGCTGTTTTAATACTTGATATTCTTTCATCTTGAACAATGCAAACAATGTCTTGCTTCTGAATACCAACTTCACTTTCGTCATTACAATCACATAAAGCAATTTTATTTTCATCCTGCCAAATATCAAAATCATTGACTATCTTCAAAAAGCTTATACTTCCCCTTACGTCTATACTAACTGTCTTACCTTCTGATGTTTTAAATTCATTCTCAAACTCATTAATACTTATTTCTTTTATTTCTCTAGACATTACAAGACCTCCTATACATTATTTTGAGATTAAATTAAAACCATAATTTACCTCGCAATATGATTATATAGAAGTATATGTTGCGTGTCAACATATTTTATAAAAAATATACATCATTTTATGTTGTCGCTCAACTCAAAGATATCTTCAACTTTTAAATTTAATACAAACGCTAGTTTAAGAGCTACTTCCAAAGAGGTGTTATATCTATTGTGTAATATATTTCCTAATGTTGTCGGAGTTATATTAACTTGTTCCGCTAACCAAGTTTGCTTTATACCTCTGTTATATAATATTTCTTTTAGTCTATTCTTTACCGCCATTAAAATCCCTCATCAACATTTTTTGTTTAATTATACCATAAAATTAACCAATATAAAATTTCTTTATATATTGATATTATCAATAAAACTAATACATGTCAAGAGAAAATATTAATGATATTAATAAATGTTGATATGAAATCCACTCTTATCAATTGAGGCAATTAAGCTCAGTCTATCTTTGCGAAATTTTATATTTTATATTTTATATTTAACGGATGAAAACTTGCCTTTGGATTTTAGGTAAATTTTGCCACTGATGATTTCTCCGTGAATGACCCCTTTGCTTGCTCCGATGGAGAATGAGTTTCCAAAATCCTCGCTGAGACCCCAAGAGCCACATACGAACCGCTGCACATATTGAGGTTCAGTAGGATCAACAATAGTTATTCCCCTATTATTAATCTGAACTTCATTATTTACTCCAGCAGTTATCATTTGTTTAGTGGCATCCATGCTATTATTCAAGAAACCTGATATCAAATCATTTGCAGATCCACCATTAGACCACAAATCAGAATTCAAAGATAAAAAAGCACTAGTAGTAGAAACATTTTTCAAGATATCTTTTATAAGAGTAAATCCATTCTTAATACTTTTCTCATTAGCAATTTTTATTGTAATTTTATAATTAAAATAATCACGCTCAATCTCTATAATCTTACAAACTAAATCTATATTCAATTTTGAATGTCTTACCATTACTATGCTACCAATTTTTAATCTATCTTTTTCTGAAATATCAACATTTACTGCCTGACAAAAATCAACTACATCAACGGTAGCATTAAATCTTGGTTGGTTTTGTAATGATAATTGCTTTTGAGCTTCAGTCAATAATTGCTGCAAAACATCTAGTGAATCACCTTGTTCTGTAATAGCGGTATCTGTATAAACCTTTTCAATAGTCCAATCATTCAATTCCTCTAATTGGTCTGAAGTTAAGTAAGTTGAAATATCTATAGAGTTTCTAAGTGTTGAAATATCATCATCAATATCACTAATTTGCAAAGCTATATAATCTACCTCATCTTGGATTGTATTAACCACATTCTGTCTTCTAGTTTCTTCAGCTAAAATAGAAGAATTGGTTATATTGTACATTGAAGTATTATTAGGTATTGTCGACCAATTACTATTCACGATTATAGTCTTACTACTTGCAACATAATCAGTAATAGTCTTAGTTTGACCTACGCCAGCTCCAGAAGTAATAGTTATACTACAACCGTTATAATAATCATCTCTATCACTCAATGTATTAGTACTCAACACCGCGGTGTTTAAAGTTGCTGATTGTAATATTCCATTCTCAATTGTAGTTTGAGTAGCATTTATATCTTGACCATTACTTATTGCAATATCTTTAGCTTGCTGTATTGCATTAAGTCCCAATGTTGAATCTGTTATATAAACATCTAGTTCATGTTCTTTATCTGAGAGCTGAGTTTGCAAAGTTGTTTTCTGAGATACATAATTCTGAAAAGTTGTTTGATTATTACTTATAGCTGTTTCATAATTTTCAAGAGCTGTTTTTAATCCCGAAGTCATATATCCATCTTGCTTGAAATAACTGAAATCACTAATGTAATTTTGACCACTTGGATTCACTTGGTTTATGCTAATGTTGTTTTTCCCGAATATTTTAAGCTTGGTGCAAATTGAATCTTCTTCCATTTCAAATTGTATGTTCTTTAGGTACTTATTTTCAGATATATATAATCCTAAATCCAAACCATCTGTTTTATAATTAACGAATGACATCTTTCTGGTTTCTGTCGAAAACTTAGGGACACAATCCCACTTAATACACACATCATTAATTATTGCATCCAATACTGATTTATCAGATATTTCAATGGCTCTATATAGTAAATCGAGAGAAACATCTACGTGGTCTACCGACCAGTTTGTATTAACCAATATTAAATTCATTGTGTCTGTTAAATTTTTTACAGGATTATCAACAATTCCAGTTTTAAATCCTCTTATATTTTTATTTTTTAGTTCATATCCTAACGAATGAGTTTTTATATTAAGAACACTTTTATCGTCCGATATCTTATCAACTTTATCTATAATAAACCACTCATCGTTAAATTTTACTAAATAAAAAGGTTTAATTAAACTAATCGCTGGATTGTCTATCATTTCATGAGTTAAAAAATCAGGGCAAGTATAAGGAATGCTAAAATCAAGAGTGTTAATTCCTCCATAAACTTCGATGTATACTGGATTAATTATGTCATAAAGATTATAGACCATTGTGCGGTCACGCTTATGTAGGGTTATTTTTATATTATCCAAAAGTTAACACCTCCTTAAATTAAATATTTGTACTGATAATACATTGTAATAATAGCTTTTCCAGACACGTTGATGTTGTTATTTCCTCTTACTAAACCAAAAAATTCAGAACCACTTAATAAATTACTATATCTATACAGTCCTAACTGGTCAGTTGATATAATTTCTGAATCAGTATTTATTTCAATATTTTCATTTGCTACTAATGGGTTGCTGGAATTTGTTCCGAAAGATATAAATTTTCCAGCGTTTGTTGAATTGGTTAATGTTATTGTGCTATTACTTTCTATCACCTTTAATTTTATATATGGGTAAATTTCTATATCTCCTAAATTTTCAATAGTTATTGCTTGAGTTGTAATGCTAGTTGAAAGATCATAAACTTGAGTGTACCAATTGCTATAAGAAAAACTATCTTGAGTAGTTACATCAAAAGATATAATTCCACATGTTCCGTTAGTAGTAAATTCTGGCTCGCCAGTTACTAATATATAATAAACTCGGTTTGTATCTGTAGGAATAAATGGTTTATAATCTTGCTGATCGAAAAACCATCTAGCAATTTCACGTTGCTTGTCATTATCTAAGTTTTCGTGGTATAATTCGATTTTGAATGTGTGTGGGGTTTTGTTTATTTTATAGAGATAGTTTTGATATTTATTGTTGTTTTGGATAGTTTCAGATACGATATCTCTGCCAGAAACAAATATATCTTTTATGGATTGATCTATATATCTACAGAATGTTACTCCCATGGACTCACTTGTGATGTCAGCAAAAGTAAAAAGAGTTGTTTGATACATTTGTATACACCTCCTTATTTTATTTTTATATGTAAAATTTATTGTTTTCAAAGGGAATAACCCACCTAAATTAATAGACGGGCTATATAAATTACTTTCCTTCTATAGCTAATTTTCTCCACATGTCAGTCCAAACTTCGGATTTTATACGTTTAAGTAATCCATCTACGCTTTCTGATGGGATTCCATTAATATTTACAGTAGATTGGACTGTTACATTTTTATTGGAATTATTACTTGCTAAATTAGGCATATTAGTATTAATCATAGGCATTATAGTTTTTGTGATATCCACTATTTTAAGTAAATTTGTAAAATCCATAGACTTTAATACATATTCTGGATTGCTTTTGCTACCGTCTAGCCATGCTGCGCCAGTAAAGTCAACTAGCCCGCCATTTTTGTATACTCTATTTTTAATGTCTTCTTTATATTTTTTTAGCTCTTCAGTATTTAATTCGCTAGTCCTTTGTGCTACATCGGAAGGCAATTGAGTTCTGATAGAATCAGCTTCTCCACGTATTGAGGTACGCTGAGATGCAGTAGTTGCTTTTTCGTACTGTTCTTTTAAGCTAATTATTTTATCAATTAATTTTCCGTTTACATCTTTTCCAGAGGCTTCATTATAATCCTTTGTAATGTCAGTAGGGTTGTGGTATGCAGACGACTCATCGTTAACGACTTTTTTAGCTGCTGAAATCGTATTGAAAAACTTAGCCTTTTCTATCATGGTGTCATAATTTCCACCAACTGCTTTTGCCATTTTTTCATACTCGTCAATTATCTGATCTACTGTTGAGTTAGTTAATTCTAATTGAACGGTATTAAATAATTTAGCATCGCTTAATTGTTCATCAATTGCAGATTTTTTCTCTTCAACTTTTTTACTTTCTACGTCTTTTAAATTCTGCAACGTCTTTTTTTCTTCGTCTTGACTATGCTTGCGTATATCATCATCTTTTTTAGATTTTAAATCAGCTAAATCCATTTCTAATTGAGCTTTTCGTGCTAATCCTTCAGCAGAATTATCGAGAGCTAAAGCATCTATTTCTGCTTGCTTTTTGTTTATATCTTTGTCTTGATTTTGAATACTAGTATCATAGTTTTCTTTATCAATTAAATCATCAAGAGCTTTTATTTTTTTATCTATGTTGTCCGTATATGTTTTTAGATCTTTTTCTAAGATTCTCTTTTCTTCTTCGCCAGCTTTTCTACGGATATCCATCATTGCGTTTTGAGCATCTTCTACGTATTTAAGCTCATCTTCCTGACGTTTTTTTATCAATGAACTTATATTTTGTTCTTCGTCCCACCAGCCACTAGACCTAGCATCAATTTTCTGTTGAATTTGATTACGGTCTTCTTCGGTTAAATTTTTGTTTGTTGCTAATATCTTTTTAAGTCTTTCTGCTTCGTCTTCTAATATTTTTTGTTTTTCTTTATGCAGATTAACTTGTACGTCTATTTCTTTACTGTATTCTGGAGTTCCTTCTTTCAATAATGATTGGTGCCCTTGAGATTGTTTTAAAAGAAGTTCATTTTTAGCAATACGTTTAGACTGATAATCCTCGACTTGTTTAACTTGATTATCTACTAGTTGTTTTCTGTTAGCGAATATTTCTTTAACTGTACTAAAATAAGCATCATCATTCTGTATAATTCCGTTACTTGTTTCTTGCCAATCTTTATACAGTTCATTAAATAATTTTCTCTTATCTGTGTTTTTGTCCCAAGAATCAAATATGTTATTCTTTTTTGATTCTGACCAGTTTGGATTGATTCCTATACCAATCATTTGTGATTCTAAGTCTGATTTTTTACCTTTTAACTTTTCGGATGCTAGATGTATTTTCTCAAGTTTGTTTTTCTGTTCATCAAGAATTTCGTTAACTTTTTTATGTTTTTCTCTGTAATTAGATGTTGATGCGTTTAATACATCTAATTCATTTGTGAGATGCTTAATTTTGTTTACAGATTTGTCAACTTCTGCGTTATATTCTTTAACATATTTTTCATCAAAAGATTGACCAGTCGAGGAGCCTTTTTTATCTTTATTGTTAGCACCATTAATATCTTGCATTAAAGATAAATATTTCTCAGTTTCTTCTTTAGTTTTTGGATCTAATAGCATTGCATTTAATGCTTTAACATCTTTACCTATAAAACTTCCAAATTTATCTTTTTTAATTTTTTCTAATTGAGATACATATGTTGATAAAGAAATTTTATCTGCATCAAGTAACTGTTTTAGGGTTTCTTGATTATAAATATTATTGATTTTAGGTATATTGTCATTATTATTAGCTTTTGCTTTGGGATTTTGTAATTCTTTAATAGTTGTATCAAGATTATTAAATTGTTCAATTTGACCTTGGACATCTATCAACTGCTTATCTACTTCGCTATATTTATTATATGCAATATCTCCCAATCTTTTTATAGCATCTTTGTTTAAAGTTTTTTGATCGTTACCATAACCTTGCATTTTAATAGTCTTAATATTATAATCTCCGCCAAGCTCCTTTATTAGCTTACTATCGGCAGTACTCCAGAAATCACTTTTATACCCTAATGCTAAAGCCACATCTTTTAATTCATTTTCCGAAAAACTAGTCTTGTTTAAATTACCATAACTGTCTAAAATTTTATTTTTGGTTGGTAGCATAGTTGCTTTTTTCTGTATCAAGGAAGATTCTTGTATTTTAAAGTCAGACATCTTAAAGCCTAAAATCTGTTTTTGTTGATCTAGCCCTTGAATATATGCACTCTTTTGTTCTTTAGTGAAATTCCTTATTTTTTCGATATTATTAGTATAGGCATCTCCAACACTATCAATTCCATCCGCAAGATTAGGATACAATGCTACCATTTTAACTTGTAAACTATGTAGCGTATCTTCTTCTTCTTTAGTCCCTTTAGAACTTTTCTTTAAATCGTCATAAGACTTAACTAACTCATCTAATTTTCGTCTTTTTTGTTCATCTATATTTAATTTATTTACACTTGTTTGAACTTCTTCAAGTGTTTGTTTACTTAATTTCTCTTGCTCTTCTCTAGCCCGTTTAGATGCACTAGCGAAACCAAGAACTACTGGTATTAAAGCTGAAATAGCCAAAGCAATCCAACCTATTACTGGTACAGAAGCAACAAATCCTTTAATTGCTAAAGAAGCAGCGGTTATTTGAGTTGTGAATGCTTTAGCCGCTATTGTAAGCAATGTAAATGAAAATACTGCCAATGAAAGTTGACCAGTCAATGTGCTTAAACCATCTAATATACCTGTTACTCCACTGATAACTGCTTTAAAAAACCCTGAATTTAATACTGCCTTTGTCAAGCCTTCCCATACTGCTTTTAATCCATCGAGTTTTGACTGAGTTCCTTCTTGCCAAATATTAAATTTTTCCTGTGCCGTTCCTGCTGAAACTAATGACCCCTCATACAATGCAATAGATCTCGTGTAGTTCTCCATCAGGGCAGCGAATTTATCTCCCTGATAATTTCCCGCTAACGCAGTTTGTAAATATGCTTTTTGTTTAGGATTAAGATCATCCCAAACTTTAGATAAATCATCAAGTACATCTGTATAATTTCTAAGCATACCGCTACTTTTATCAATAGCACTAATAGAAAACCCTGTTTGTTTACTAACGTCCTCCAATGCTTTTGTCACTTGATTGATATTTGTTGCATCTTCGGCGTTAAATCCATTTTCTTTAATAGCTTGGTATCGTATCATCAAACTTCGCATGGAATTACCAATAGTTTCAGCAGATACTCTCGTAGTACTAGACACTACCGCAATATAAGATGCTAATTTTTTATAATCAACTCCTGCTATAGAGGCTACAGATGCACTTCTTTGAAATGCTTTTCCTATCTCATCGGCTCCAGTCGCCGTAGCATCTCCTAAATAACTAAATACATCTATTATTTCATTAACGCTCGCCTTCGTTCCATTTGCACTTGCTGTAATAATAGTATCAGCTTCTTTTAAGCTTATTCCCGATATCTTAGCATATTTTATAATTGCTTGCATACGTTCATTTATGTTATCTTCCGACAAACCCTGTCTGTATAAACTAACGGCTGTCGAAGCAATTTCTGTTGTAGTTACACTCATTTCTTTTGCTAAATTATTATAGCTAGATGCAAGTTTTTCTACCTCTAATTGAGTTTTTCCAGTTACTATTCTAATTTCGTTAAGTGCAGTGTCTAATTGTGTTATATATTGAACACCATCTTGTAATGCCCTCCATGTACCGAATATAGCAGTTCCAACAGCAGCCCACTGTAACATTTTATAGGCATTATGGAATAAGTCATTTGCAAAACTATTAGATGCAGCTCTCGCTTCGTTTAAATTAGCACGAATATGACCTATATCAGTATTTATCCGTTCAGATTGTTCATGAAAGTTGCCCGCATTTAAGTTTGCTATACTGCTTTGAACTCCCGAAACCTGAGATCTTACGTTGGGACTATTGTAAGAGCTACCATATGTTGATTGTAAATTTTGCATTTGGATAGCTTTTTGTTCTTTAAACAAAGCAATCTGACGTCCTAATTCAAAAGTTCTTTGTCTCTCTGCTTGTTGTTGTTGCATTTGATTTCTCAATAATGAGGACTGTTGTTCGCCTTCGAGCCTTCTTAATCTTATTCCCTCATCAATTAAATTAGCCTGCTTACCCTGTGCTTGCTCTATTAGTTTAGCATTGGTTAATTTCTTACTCGCAGATTGTTGCTCTTTTGCAATCTGCTCATTCAGTAAGTTTATATTTTTTTGATGGCTAGCTTTCAATTCATTTTCTATTTGTGATATCTGTTGTTTCCAGACCTGTAATTTTGCAGGGATACTGTCAATAGACTTAAAATTAAGCATACCATTATTTAATTCTTTTTGCATTTGTTGAGATGTGGATTGATTACCATAACTATATTTAGTAGATAACCCTTTAAGTTTTTCAGCAGTTATCTTTATATATTCCTGAGCTTCCAATCTTAAAGTTTCAAGTCTTTTTTGTGCTGTGGCTTGTTGCTCCAACTCTAAGCGAATTAGTTTTTGTTTTTGCTCATATTGTTGTTCTAGGTTTTTATTCTGAGCAGAAGATTGTGTTTTTTCTATTTGTTGGATTCTATTTCTGGTGTTAGATTCTGTTTTAGATATTGCTTTTTGCATTCCTTCATGTTCACGAATAATGTTTGAATACATTGCTTTATATTCTTTAGTAGCTTGAACCGCTTGCGCTTTTAATACTCCAGTACTTGACTCAATACGTAGCTGCATTGGGGTTTTATTTATTTCTGCTTCAACTTGCTTTATTTGTTTTCTGGCGGTTTGAGTTGTTTGAGTTGTATTTAGTTTCGCATTAATAATTATATCGAGATTGTCTGCCATTTAATTCACTCTCCTTTCAATAAATTTTCATAAAAAAATAATCTCCACTTTTCAATTCACATCACATGAACTCAAAAATGAAGATTATAAAGCCCTAGAACTGTTGAGGCTCTAAGGCTAGATTTTGGTTAAAATAAGGGTTTTATTTTAAATCAGTTAAGCTTTTCTTTTCAACTTCCTTAACACCATTTTCGTCAAAATACTTACCTATTTCTTCATCAACTTCCGTATCATTGTAAGTCGCTATCATTGTCACAGATTCCCATCCAACAATATCTTTTATAATTTCAGCAGGGATGTTTGCTTTACAAAGAGATGTAGTGAAGAAGTGTCGCAATGAATGCCAATAAAAATCTACCTCTAGTATTTTAGAGAATGTTATTGCCCAACTATCTAATGTTGTAATATCCATAGACTTTAAAACGCCTTTTCTTGTCACCATAAATAATTCATCAGAATCTATTCCTAATTTTTCACGCTCTTCCATCCATAAGTCAAAATAAGGTTTAAATTTGCTTACTAACGTCCACTTATAGATAAGCTTGCCTTTTGAACTCCTACCTTTTGTTTTTACTAGTTCTGGAGTTTTATATAATGCTCCATACTTAATATATTCATCTTTAAAATAACTTACTTTAAATCTTAGAAGCTCAGATTTTCTTGCTCCAGAAGCAACTGCTAATGCTAAAACACAAGCTTGCTGATATTTCTTATTTTCTATTAAGTAATCGAATAAACTCTGCAATTGTTCTTCGGTTATCACAGTTTTTAACCTTACCGTTTGCTTAATCGGAGCAGGAATTTTGTTTACTATATTTTTGAATTTTGGAAAATCCTCATCTAGAACAGATTCAATAAAATTAGACATACTACTAATGGAAGCTTTCAATCTTCTAACTCTGCTAGAGCCAACATTTAGCTCATTCATTAAATAGTTTTGATATTTCATAATATCTCGTTTATTAAAATCGGTAAATTCTTTATTTTTATTGCTCTGTAGATTCCAAATAAAACAAATTTTAATATCTCCAATATAGCTATCAATAGTTTTTGGCGATTTATCCGTACTTTTTAAGTACTCAACAAATTCATCCAACAAGTCTTTATTATCTTGGCAAACTTGATTATATAGTTCAGGAGTACATATATTATTATAAACTGTAGAACGACCCATTTTCCCACCGCCTTTTATATTTTATATCTATATAAATTTAATAATTTCCGAAAACAGGAATAGACCTCTTTTTGGGGTCTATTCTAATTAAGGTTACTGATGGTTTATTCAACCACTAATTAAGGTAATCAAAGCACAATTTTATTTAAATAACCTTAATTCCCCTAGCCATTAGCCCTTCACGCATTCTCTCTATGTGGTATTTATTACTTTTAAGATTCTCTTTAGCTTTTGCTATAAATGGTCTTGGCTTGTTGTACCATAATGATTTGCTTCCATATCCATATTCAATATTTTCAGTTAAACTTTTAGATAAATCAACTGATCCATACCCATCATGGTTATTTGCAAAATCATGGTTAAAATCAGCATTATCAGTAACTGTTAAAGTTCCATCCGTAGTTACTGTGTGATGCATTTGTGATTTACCACCTAGCCCATTTGAGGATGGGGATAATCCACGCCTTATATATTCTTTAGGATCTCCTGCACCATATACAACATCGTCTACAGCCATTACTATTTCGTCCTTTACTGCTGTTGCAACTTCCTTATTAAGCACATCTATTATTTGCTTTTTAAGATATATATTTAAATCAGCAATACTTTTAAATTCTGGCATTTTATCACCACTTTCAAAATTGTAAAAATTGTAACCTTACTCTCCAAAGGGTTTCAAATTACAGAATTTCCATAAAACAGACATTTCATTAAATATAAAAAAGAGCCTACAATTGTAAGCCCTTGGTGAATAATTTAGTCCGTTTATCTTACATATCCACAAAGTCGCATTAATAGTGACTTGTAGAGATTAGTATGGATTAGTATATTGCGTATTAAGCTACGTAACACCCTCCTGATTTTTTGATTTCTTCTTCGGGTTTAATATATGGTTCTACAGTATCCCATATTACTTCATATACAAAAACCGAAATCATCATTCCGTCATTGCATGATATTTGTGTGTCAATAATCGGTGATGTTTTAATAAAAATTTGACAATTTGATGTTATTAACTCTCCACGAACCCATTCTCCCGTATCTTTTCTTTGCCCTTTAAATCTATGGTCATGCATTGTTATAGCCTCCATTTAGCTATTTTTAGAAAGAGCACTCATTACGAGTGCCCCTTCTTGGTTACTTTCGATTCCTCTTCCTCAATAAACTCTTTCATTTTTAGATTAACCCACGTTGAGATCTTAATGCCCTTACGTCCTGCAATAGTACAAAACTTTTCGAACACTTCAGGGTCAAGCGTTATGTTTTGCCTTTTAACAGCCAATATAACCACCCCCTACAGGTAATTATATTACATTTTATGACTTTTGTCACATTAGTGTATATTTGTAGTAGGGTGAAGGTCGGACTTGAACCAACGACACAGAGCTTGCGGCTCCCGTGCGGCTCCCGCTCTACCAACTGAGCTACATCACGTACATATCAGTTCGTTTGCTTTATATGCGCACTACCTAACAAACCAGCTGACCGTATTTTCCTACTAAAATAATTATAACATATTTTATCATTGTATACTAATATTTATTAATACACACTAGTACATACTTTTGTCCTATTGCGAATTATATTTCTGCAACGAGCAATCTCCACAATTAAATTCCCTATTAAGATATTGAAGACATTGAAAACAACTTCGTGGCTGGGATATATCAACAGTTAATTTTTTTGTAAATTTAAACATCGTCCATCTTATTAATATCTTTATCATTTTATCTACTTCCACGTATATATTTGTCCTATTATGTAGTAATATTGTTAGCTAACGTAGAGCTTGTTGAAACATCAGTAATAGCTCCTGTGTAGTTTCCTACGCAATTATTATTTACGCAAATATGTCCACTACCAGCTAAACGCATGCCATAATGTTGATTACCAGCACTATCTACATTTTTACACAAATTACCTTCTGCTACGCAGTTAATACCACCATCAATATTTATACCATTGTAATTATTAGCTATAGCTACACCATTATCCAAGCAAATATTACCTTTGATTAAACAATTTGATGCAGCAACAATAATACCTTCATTGCCGCAATTTCGAATTACATTACCCAAAACCGAAATTAATGAAGTTGTACTACGTATACAAACCCCACGCCAGCTTGCATAGTTAATCACATTTTCTGATATTAAAATTGCTTTAGTGGAACTATCTAAGTCAATTCCCCCAGAACCCGAACTCTTGATAGAATTACCTTTGATAACAACATCTCTTGTATTTGCACCTAAAATTTCAATTGAGCCATTACAGTTAGCATTACCGCACGAATCCAAAGAATTTCCTTCTATTAGTATATTGTTGATAGTTCCAGTTCCATCATGAAATACTGCAATACCAGTTCTTGATGTATTTTTTATTATATTATTAGAAATAACAACATCTTTTACTGAACCGCCAGTACTCGTCCAAACCTCAATTCCACGAACTCGGCAGTCATGTATTAAATTATTGGTTATCACTACACGTTCAATAATAGATGTAGTTCCATCCGTCAAGTAATAAGCCATCGAAATAGCATGACCGTCACCCGCACCATCTTGGGCTAACGAATTGCCTATATTCCAAAGAGTATTTCCTCTGACCTGAACGTTATAACTTGAGTTGCCCATTTCGATTCCGAATCCTGCTAAGTCAGAAAACCAGTTGTCTATAATTCGAATATCATTGGAGTTTGATAATATAATACCTCGTGGAAGGTTGCCTAAATCTGATGCAACATCACCAGTTCCCAAGAAATATAATCCTTCAACTGTTACTTTGTTTGAACCATCAATTACCAATAAATTATTCCCCGCACCAGAAGGTCGTTTTATGATTGAACTTCCATCTTTTGCGCCAATACAATGCATATGGGTAACAGATGATATAGATAACTGATTACTAATTAGGTATGTACCTTTTGGGAATAACAATGTTCCCCCACCAGCAGTTTTTACGGCGCTAATAGCTGTTTGCAAAGCGGCTGTATCGTCAGTTGTACCGTCTCCTTTAGCCCCAAAAAGTTTTACGTTAAACGCAATTTCCGCCAATTGCGCACTGTGACTTGTCACTTGTGTATTTACATTGCTGATACTAGAAGCAACTACATTAACTTGTGAATCAACATAATCTTTATTTGTATAATCGTTTTTTGCATCTCCTTGAAAAAATCCCTGTTTTCTCATTTTATCACTCCTATCTATAAGTACCAAAATACTTATATTGTATTCCAGATTCAACAATCACAAACTTATATACTGATATATCTGATATATCAACTATAAATTCATATCCTGCTTCAAAAAATATTGAAGCACCGTCATTGATTTTAATATGGCAATCTTGCAAACTTTTAAATTCAAATTTATAAGCTTCTATTGTAATAGTCCATCCTGACGGTTTATGTTGCTGAATTATTTCCTGATTGGCGGTAGAAGTTAAAATGTTGGTCGAGCCGAAATATGCTGGCATATTATTCCTCCTATATGTTTTAATTTAATATTATTTTACAACCTTTAACATTTCCTGAACTGCTTGCATTTTATTTGGGTCAAAGCTCTCGAATTCTTTCTTAGCTTTCTTTATAATTTTCTGAAGTTCTTTTTCTGAAGGAATCTTTGAAATTAAAGCTTGAATAGCGTCAACTATTATATTTTTGATACTATTTTTTTCTTCTATTTTATATTTAATATCATCAATAGAATCCTCGATTTTACGATTAATGTCACTTTTTATGTTATAAGGTATCGCATCGTAAATTAAATTATACAATCCGCTGCCAACGATATTGTCATAAAGATCGGACAGTATCATATCGTCTGGAATTTCCATATTAGTCATATACTTGATTATGCAATAAAAATAAGTAGTGTCTTTATCAAAATCAGAAGTACTAATTATTTCACCAGTAACTTCATCTTTAATAAAATAATTATCAACGCATAAATCTACAAATACTCGCTTATCAAGTAATTTTATATTTTGATTGATTAATATTTTTTCATCTTGAAAATTTATTTCTATAGGTTTAATTTGTTCAAATATTTTCATATATTTCTCCTTTTATTCTATTTGTTTTATATTTTACTTCATTGAACCAAGAATTTTTTATATTGTTCATGCTTCCGCCGTTCTGTGAGTTGTGCATATATCTGAGTAGTTGCAGGATTCTCATGTCCCAAAATATTTTGCACAGTAACTATATCAGCTCCATTATTAAGCAATAGGGTTGCCAGCGTATGTCTCATAATATGTGGGTGAATATTCTTATCTAATCCAGTTCTTTCCGCTATCTTTGTAAATTGTTTTTGTATCGCCCGATTTTTCATTCGTCTATATGGTTTGCGCTCAGTTACAAATAGAGCAGGATCTTGATCTAATCTGGACATCAAATATTTTTTAAGGTGGTAAATAGCTTTAAATCCAAAATATACAATTCTCTCCTTATTACCTTTGCCAATAACTTTAACTGATTGATCAGAAAAGTCTATACTACTACGGTTCAATTGAACAATTTCAGAAAGCCTACATCCAGTGGCATAAAATAATTCAACTAATGCTCTTTCTCTTAGAGTTACACAAGATTCTCTCAGCAACTCTAATTCTTCGATATTTAAAGCCTTAACCAATCTTTTCTCTTTTTTAGGGGGCTTAATTTGTCTAGTTATATCTTTGGGTATAATTTCGTTATCCGTTAGCCAAACAAAGAAACTTTTAAGCGTGGATAATTTTGAACTTAGTGTGCTTAGTTTCAATTCACTTGATAAACTAAGATAAAATCTTATATCCGAAGTTATAATATCTTCAACTGGCTTTTTAATTTCATTGCAAAATCTACCAAGTTCGAATTTATAACCTCTCAAAGTTTCTTTGCTTAGTCCTTCTAATTTTTTAGCCGACAGATACATTTTGATTTTATCTTGAAGGTCTTTACCGTCGTCTGTAATTTTTTCTTGGATATCATAATCAGAAAGAATCATAATTAGTTTTTCTTGATTTACTTCATGAAATTCCGAACAAATATGATTTGCTAATGTAAGTATAATCTCTGTATTTGTTTGATTTAATAACAAACACAACACCTCCCTAAAAGTAAATATGTATTATTACTCTTAATGTATCATGCTTGTTATTGAATTACAACTATTTTATATTTTAGTTTAGTGAATAATTTAGTCCTATTGAGTACTAACTATCTTTTTGCCGCCAAAAATCTAGGGTTAACATTTTGGTTATACCATTCTGATTTTGTTACGACATTTATCTTGTTGGCAACTAACCAATCAATAAAAGTTTTTAATTCAGTGTCTAGTATTTGCAATCCTGATGGGACAGAGGTTACAACGCTATGACCAGCAAACTCTACGCTCATACCGCCATAGTTAATGCAATTCTTAACCATTGCAATCATTCCAGCTCCTGTGGTAGCAGATTCCATTCGCTGGCAGAAAAGCTTCATCATGTTATCGGTAGGAGTCGAAATGTAGCCTGGGGCGCTGTATACTCTTCCAGTTAAAACACCTAAGCCTTGCAATGTAGCTATTACTGCATCATTGGCGCTGCCGTTTGGGTATGCCCAATGATACGCTCCTCTTACATATCCTCTTCCCAAAATGTAGTCTCTTACAGTTGTGGCATCTACTATTACTTGCTCGTTTGTTATAACGTTATAATCCGCTGCCGTTTTAGCATGAGGGCATATGTCCCACCCTGCGTCATACATATCGTCTAACATTACAGTTGTAAATCTTCCAACTTGACCAATAAGGTCAGATACAATATTTACCGACGCTTTTACTCCCCTGTCTCTCATATATTCAAAGATATTATTATATACAGTGTTTTCCCCATCGTCAAAGCTAAACATTACACTTGGAACAGACTTTTGATTATATTCAATTTTATGAAAGTTAACAATTGCATTTTGTCCTGCTTTTGATTCCACATTGAATCTAATTTTTACCATTGTGTTTATAAAATTATCTGAACCAGAGTTAGTAAATGCAGTCCTTGGTATTTTCAAGTAATTTAATCCTGTTTTAAAAGGATATCCAGTCACAGAATTAAATAACAATGTGTAATATTTTGATAAATTTGCCATAGAACTTACATATATTCTAAGAGTATTTAAATTTGCAGTATCGCAAGTAAACCAAATTCCTATGGATTCACAGTTTTTTATATTCCAGTTTACAGTTTTATCTATACTTGTCGTTGCTCCTGCTGTTGTTTCTGTAAACTTAGTAGATGCATTTCCAAATGGTGCAATAGAGGTGTCTAATGACAACTTGCTAGAATCTGTCCATCCACTAATAACCGAGAAATCTTCTAATAATATTCCGTCTCGAATAACATAATTCGACGGTAGTATCTTATTCGCAATATCAGCCAATAATGTCTTAGTACTTCCGCTTGCATCATATCTAGATTGCGACATAAGAAATCCCCTCCCCACTTACAGAAGCATCAATATATACCTGATTGGCATTAGCTACAGCAAATGTGAAACTCTCTTTTGCTGCAAGCTCTACTCCATAACTTGCAGCAGAAACCGCATTATTACCTGCATATATATATCCAGTAGTTAATCTCTTAGCAATTATAGTAACTTCTCTGCATGGAATATTTGGTAATTGCACCCTTGTTCCTGCTGTAGTAACATTTACTATTCCACAAGAGTTTATTGCACTTCCTTGTATGGATTTCATTATACCTTTTAAGTTAGCATTCACCGAACCCGATGCTGTAGGGTCAATTACTGCTGTGTCATTCTTTGTACCTATCGTTACTATGTCTCCATCTTCAACTCTAATTGGAGTAACGCCAACACCAAGCATGTAGTGTAGCATTATAAAACTTGCTTGTGGAGTAGCACCATTTACATATCTACACCTTGAATATCGTTTGGTTAGTTTTGTCCATGTCATTATATTAGACACTCCAGCAGATACAACCACGGTAGCAGTTGTTGTCCAACCAGAGCTACTTTGATTACTTTCTTCAAGATACAATGTTCCTGATTGATCTGATAATGCCCATATTCTCATATATCCATCGGGTATTGATTGTTCTGGTCTATCTACGACAGGAGATATATAAACTGCGTTTGCACCTAATACTGATCCTATTGGTGTTTCTCTTGTTGTATCAACTAACACCATAGGAACGTCTCCATGAGTCATTGTTGCACCTATTAGGTTGTTTCCAGATGATATAGAAGTCTGTAAAACTCCATCGTCGCCACATTTTAATTGTCTTGTAAAACCTTCTTCTGTTGCTCCTAATATTTGACCTTTATACTCTTGATATTGATTCAATTTAATTACCTCCTTTATTTATATTTTTGTTTATGTTTTTGAATTTGTTAAAAAATCGAAAGCCTTGTGGCTGTAGGTGTTGAAAACTTGAAAATTTGATAAAATCTTCGTTTGATTAATATTTAAAATTGTTTTGAATTTTATAGAAACGAGAAGAAATCTCGTTGTATTCGTAGATTATTTTATAAGAATTAAAAATAGGGAAGTAATCATTTTTATACACTTCCCTATTTTATATTTTAGATTATTTTGATGTTTTTACTATTGGTTTTGTTTCAGGTTCAAGTTCTTCCCAACCGAAGTTAGCAGGGTGAAAAAAGCACTTAATATGCTCTAAGCTATACTTTAATTGCAACTCTTCTAACGAGTACCACGTATTAGTTTTAATACCTATACTCGGAACTGCTGGATGACAATAAACAAGAAATTTTGTCATAATATCACCTCTTATACGTCAAGTTCTGGGTCTGTTACTAGATTGAAGAATTGATCATCTCCATCATCGTTTGTGTAACCAAATACTTCACAATCAAATGCCAAACTTGCGGCAGATGTGCTAGTTGCGAATTCAAAATTTGGATCGGGTTTAGCCTTTTCTATGATTATAGTTTTAATAGCAATATTACCAGACTTATCTTCAACTTTAGTTTTAGCTGTGATTCTAATAAGCTTTGGAAGTTTACCACTTATCATTTTAACTCCACTAGCAGTAGCTCCAGTTGTATAGTCACAAATAACTAACATTCTAGTACCCTTTTTACCAGTATTAAAAGTAAGAACACTTCCAGTAATAGAATACTGTTCCAATGTTGGTGCTGAAGCTACCGCAGTTACTTCTGTACCTAGATTATCATCAATATCAACATTGTAAACTTTCAATGTACCACTTACAATGCCCGTAACTGGTAAGGTAATTGTTCCAGCCGTTGCATCTACAGTAAAAGTGTCATCAAAAGCATTTGTCTGCGCTCCAACTACATTGGAAGCACCTGTTTTAGCTGCAACTATATTGTCATCTATCAATGGTAATTTTGCAGAAAACTTAGCTGTTGGTGAATGATAATTTGTATATTGAATCTGATTATCACTTCCACCTTTTATTTCTAGTTTTTCATACGCTTCAGATATACTAGCATCTGTGGCGTATTTTACCTGTGCTACAACAGCCTTAGTAGTATAATCTTGAATTGTAAAATCAAGAACTTTAGCCCAGATCTGTTTTTGTCCGAGTGCCATGTTAAATACCTCCTGTTTTATATTTTATTTAATTGTTTTGAAATATGATTCAACTGTTATTTCTTCTGGTTTTGCTCCAGCTAACAATTGTTTCATAGCCAATCTATATTGTTCTTTCAATTGACCTCTTTGTAATTGTTCATAGAATTGATAGATATTTAGACCCCAAATGTTCATTATATTAAGACCATTTCCATCCATATTAGCTACAGCGGAAATTAAATCTTCTAGCTCTGGCTGATCATCTTTACCAGCATGTTCTTGAATCTTTTTCTCTGCTTCTGCACAACGCCTATCAAATTCGTCCATTTCTTTAGTTTCTTGAACTTCTAATCTATTAACATATTTTATATTTTCGATAAATGAGTGATAATTAGTTTTATTTAATTCAATGTCATCGCACATAAAAACTAGCTCTTTACTATTAAGTTCTGCCATGCTAAATTCTAACTTGGTGAAATAAAATAAAGAATTAATAAATGTTGGATACAAATTACTTTTAAGGCACATATGAGTTAATATTTCAAAATCACTTATGTCGTGAAACATATCTTTATCTACTAATATATCTTTGGTGATGATACAGCTAGATAAAAAAAACGAATATTCTTTTTTACCTATTTCTGCAATGCTTTTAAGAGTAGGAGAATATATAGGGATTTTATCAACATAAACAGGTAGATTTGCTAATAATCTAAGTTTTTCCATATTATAAATTAGTTAAAACTCCTTGCTTCATAGCAAATCCAACATCCTATATGATTACTATCTACCTGAAAGTCACTCATAGAATCAAATTTAAAATCCCCAATACTTATATTTCCAGTGTCATTAAATATTTCATCTATAAGGTTAACTATGTAATCATACCTAAGACAGCCATAATTAGTTTTTAATAAATTATTGTGGCATATTATATAGAAATAGATATTTCCGACTTTGAATTCTCTGTTTTGCGGTGAAAAATTTGTAAACGCCATTGTGATATATGAACTTGCTGTTTCTTGTGCCGAAGGTATATATTTATATGGAAAAACATTTTTATATATAATGCTTGTTACATCAGATATAAGAGGCTGGTCTAAAAAATCCTCTGTATTATTAGATAATGCTTTTACTAAGTTTTCATTATCAATAATTTTAGAGATAATTTTATTTTTATAATCAGATAATTCTTTTAATCTCATTTTTGCCTCCCTATACCAAACTCGTTATATTAAATTGTTTTACAATAAATCTAGTTGGATTTTCAACTAACGAAATTTTTATATTTATGATTTTACCAATTGCAGAATAAGAATTTTTGGCTGTAATTACACAAGTATTGTTAGAATGATTAGGCATGGCTTCCGCATAAATATCATCACTTCTATCAACATTGGTTATTTCCCAATTAAAATGAATTAAGTTATTTTCAATACCACCATCAGTAAACCTTGCTGCATAAGTTACGCTTTTACCAACTCTTAATGTAGTGCTTAGTGGACTAATTGTAATATCTTCAGTACTTGTATCAATGATAATCTGACTACTGTAATAATTGGCGATGCCCAAAGTTAAATTATCATCTTCAATTACAACGTCTTCCTTAATCCTAATATTTAGCAACCCAACATTACTGATATTATCAATACCAAGCACCTTATAAGCACTACCAGTTAATATAAACCTAGTATTCAAATCAATATTTAAGCTATCAGAGTTATTAGGACAAACCATAATATACTCATCTGCGGCAATTGATATAAACTTAGCTTCATCCATATTCATATCGCCCTTATTAACAATGCAAGGAACTTGAAATAAAATGTGGTTTTTATAGAATTTAAGAATGTTATTGATTTTGTCAACTCTTGCCTTTATGTATATTTCTTCATATGGCTCAACTTTAGTTACAATCCATTTAATATTTTCGCAATTAAATATATCTCCAACATTTAAACTACCATCGATCATAATTAAACTTTTAGAACTGTCATCTATGTTTTTAGATGAAATATCATTTACTAACCATACATCAACTAAAGTATCATTATCATTGATAGTGCCTTGTTTATAAGATGGACTGCTTAAAAATGAATCTTCAATAGCTTTTTTAGATAAGTTTATTTGTCTATCTCTCAATGTATTTCCATCAATTCTCAGTTTTTGTTCATACAAATCCCATCTCGCCACAGTCCACCCTCCTAACAATTATATTTAATTTAATAAGTAGCAGGAGTAAACCTTTTCCATGATACAGTGTTTTTACTTCCAGCTTGATCACACCAGTAATAATATGGGCTTACAAACACAAGAACATCTGCCGTTGGGCAAGGTGTACCATAGCTTCCACCGCTAAATGCTACCTCTGAAAATGGAGTTACATAAGCAGTTGCCCCAGTTCCAGTATATTCTGCTTCAAATTCGGGTAATGCATCAATAGCTTCAGCTATTAATTTTGCAGTATTACTAGTGACTGAAATATCTTCTAAAGCATCTTTCCCTAATGTTACAGTTAATTTATTATCAGCTAATGCAACGCTCATTTCTTTATTAGCACCGTCTTGTGTAACTACTTCTATTGAATAGTCATTTCCTTCTGTGCCAATTTGGCTATAATAAACATGCACTGTACCATCAGCACCAGCACCAAAGTTTTTACTAGCTTTGTATGGATTTATTGGTGATACATCATCGTGCCATTTCCTCTGTAAGCTTAAATCGCGATATACCATTTGGATACCTCCTTTTATATTTTAAACATAAAATAATTATATATATTTTTCTTCTAGTTTTTTGACTATAGATATGCAAGAAAATATCTCTTTTTTAAACACTTCATGAGTTGCATCCGATTCTGAAATCAAAAATTGAACTTTATTCAATAAACTAATAAACCTTGCATCATTTTTTAAAAAAGCAATTAATTCCTTATTGCCTATGAGTTCACGATTAAGTGATTCTAAAAAACTAATTAAAGTATCACTACTTTCTTCTTTTAAACAAAGACTTTTATATAATTGCCCTTTTAAGAAATTAAGATAATTAACGAATAAATCATCTGGAATTACAGAATAATTAGTTTGTATCATTTAATCACCAACCTTAAATGCATAAACGGTATAATCAACAATCATTCTACTAATCTCTTTATCTAATTCCTGATTTAAAACCGTTAACCGTAACAAATGCTCAGCTTGGGATGTTAGTTTCCAGTCTTTAGATGACATTCTTTGTTTAATTAAGTCAAGATTATAAATCTTATCATTAAGCCAATATTTTCTCATAATTGTAGCTATAATTAACTTTTCTTCATCAGTTAAAGTATCATTAAATTGTCCCAAAATATCATCTTTATTATATAAATCCTTTTTACAAGCTTTGAATCTTGTTACAGATTTTTTTCGTAGATTGTCAAGAATTTCATCTCTGTCTGCATCTATATAATCCAAGAATGTATCATCAGATATATCACTCAAGAACATATTATCTATTTCAGAGTAAGGCGTAGCCATATCATCAACTCCCTTACTTTATTTCTATTGAATTATTTTTACTACTTACCTTTGTCAGTATATCTAGTTCGATTCCCATAGTTTTTTCTATGTAATTTTTTATCTTAATTGAATCAAGCTCACCATTCCTAATCATATCAGCAGCTTGTTCAATTACGGCATTTTTATATCCTTCTGGTAAATTATCAAACTTCTTTTTAAAAGAATCGAAATCAAGGCGTAATATATCGGCTACATTATCAATGCCAAGTATCTCTTTATAGTACTGAAGAATATTTGCATATTTCAGTATTTCAATTTCATCATCCTCAATTATTCTAATCCAAGGTTCTGTTACAAATCTTCTATCAGAATTTTTAAGATTTATGAATTCACCAAGTTCAAGATAATTTTTATCGCCTTTTTTTGCCCATTCTACAGTATAGCCAATTTGTCGCTTACTTTTATATATTAGTTTACCCCTAGATATATTTTTAATATAAATCATACGATTTAAGTCAGGTTTCCACATAGGCGTGATTTCCTGTTTTGGTTTAACTTCTTGCTCTTTAATTGTTTCATTTATGATAGGGCTAATTTCTTCAACAATTTCAGTTGCTTTTACTTTATTTAAATTTGGATTTCCACGTTTAGCCATATTATTTCTCCTTTAATTCAATAAAAATAAGGAGAGATATTTCACTCTCCCTAGTTTTATATTTTATATTATTTATGCAGATATCTCATACTTGCCATAAAGGTCAGTAATTACAACACCTGTGCCGTACTGATTAGCGAAGAAATAATCTTGTGTCATATCAGCGTTAGACATAGCGTCGCCAGAAAGAACTCTTGCTTCACCTTCTGTTACGAACTTAACAGGTTTCTCGTCAGTCGTTACAATATAAATATCATTTTCAGATAATTTAAATGTGTATGTACCAACTGTATGAGCTTGCTTAATTCTCATCATAGGAGTACCGTTGAATGAACCAAAGTATCCCATTTTGTAAACATCTTCTTTTGCAGTATCGGAAACTATTGCAGTAGAAACTTTTCTCAGTGCTTTCATAGTACCTGCAAGCATAGCTGTTTTACCAGTAGCAGCTTCAATATGCTCAATTATATCAATCATTGAATCTTCATCGAAAGAACCTGATGTTGTAAAGCCTGATGGAAGACTTGCGAAAGAACCAACAAACGCACTACATACATCGTCATTAACTTTCAATTTGAATGCCTTTTCAAGTGCCGTAAGCATTTCGTTGAAGTCTACTCTGCCAGAAAGCAATCTTGAAAGATGTTCATAAATCTTGATTCCCTTCCATGAAGTAGTAATGCTTACGTTAGAACCTACGTCCATTCTCTGTCTTCTTAGTGAAGTAGTGCCATCAGCAATTTCAGAAACTACTAACATTGTGTTATCAGGTACATAAAAACTATTCTGATCTCCCAATGCAACGTTCTTATACTCTACAAACTTAGAGAAGAAACTATCTTCTGGAAGTCCTTCGATAACTGTGTTTTCAAGAATCTCTTCTATGATTTCAAACATCTCCGCACCATTTCTACGAAGTGCCTTGAAATCCAATTTACTAGAACCGCCATTGAGTTCAATAAATTTGTTTCTCAATACATCATTAGCATCATTCTTAGAAAATTTGTCATGCGAAAATCTATTTTTATATGTTTCTTTAGCTAATTTAATTAGCTCTATTCTTTCACTCATTATTATTATCCTCCTTTTATGTTTTAGTTTATTAATATCCTACTACTATTTCTACTGTGTTGAGATAAGTGTCTTTCTTGTAAAGCTCTCTTGCAACTATTTTACCTGCAAGTGTTTCAGTACCACCTAGAGAAGCTTTTTCTGTCCATTTTGTTGAACCTTGAGTTACTGTAACAAAACTTCCAACAGCAGGAAGGTCGTCATCATCATTAATTACTGTGATACACTCATCAGAAATTGATAAAAACTTTCCAACTTCTGGCATAGCTACAGTTATAGGTTTTCCAGCAGGATTTATAAACTTAGTTAATGCTCCTGTTGATTTTAAAGCTTCATCATAAATAACTTCTGGTGTACAAACCACACCTACATTTAGATTTGTAATAGCTGTTGGTACAATAGCCTTAAATAGCTCACGGTTTGCTGTGCTTATTAATACATCCACCTGAACGATATTGCCATTTTCTATAGCTGTTTCTGTGCTACCAACTAAATGTTTAGCACTTCTAATTTTCTCTGGAACTGAATCCATTCTGATTACTCCGTAATTTGCCATAATTAAAATTCCTCCTTATTCTTTCTTTAAATATTTGTTGAATAGTTCATCTCGTTCATCAATTTGAACTTCTGTTTTTGTGAACTCGATTTTTACTTTATTCTTTGTAGCTGGTTTTACTGAAAATTTAAAGATTGCATTGTTTTTTACCATAATAAAAGCAACTTCTTTTTCAAGTTGCTCTATGCTGAATTCAGATGCTTTTTTCTTTAACTCTTCAAACTCTTCAACTCCACTAAGCTGTTCAAACTGTGCAAATAGTGCGTCTTCAGATTCTTTTCGCTCTTCTGCGAGTTTATCACTTTGGAATTGTTTGAGAGTTTCAACTTCTTCATTAGGTGTTGAATATTTGTTTTTATATTCATTAAATTCAACTTTAAGTTTTTCAAATTCAGCCGAAACTGTATTTCTCTCGTCTTGAAGCTTCTGATTTTCTTCTAGAGTTAACCAAGTAAGAACCATTTCTTCAAATTCGGATGTAATTGTTGCTGTTAGTGCAGACTCATCAAATGTATATGAAAATCTTCCATATTTACGTTCGTGATTATCGGCAGTCCAAATACTTTTTTCTACATAAGCAAATTCATCGTCGAAGTCTTCAATCCACATATACTCTTCGTATATTATATTGCCATCTGCATCTTTTTCAATTTTTGGATCTAATGCGTTAGATAATGCTTCTCGTTTTTGACGATATGTAGCAGAAAATTCAATAACTGAGTTATCTCCTTTTAAATCTTCATCATTATTTGTTGAAAACTCTTGTAATTTTACCTCTAACTCTTCAAGCTCAATTTCTTCTATGTTGAAATTTAACTGTTCAACAGTTAGATTATATTTGGCAATTAATTCTAATTTTTCATCCACTATATGTTTACCTCCTTCTTTATTAAATTTTATATCATCAACGTCAGAAGACGACGCTTGACTTTGTAATGAAAATTGCTTTAATTCTTCGAGCATTTTATTAAATTCTGCTTTAAAATCATCTTTATTAAAATTATAAGAAGTTACTGTAGAACTTTCAAAACAAGGCTCAACACTATCTCCTAATATACAAAAAGCACTAAAAACAAAGTCTTCTATGGCATATACTTGTTGATTATTAATATCTTTAAAATCGCCATTAGAAATTTCAATTTCCATTGATTGGCTTTTTGAGTTTTTTAGCACAGAATCTAATTCTTCATATCTGCCCGTCCACAAATATCCAGTAGCGCAAAGATATGTATTAATAGCTCCATCTTCTTCAACAACATCTTCCCAAGTTATTTCTGAGGTCTCATTTATAACTCCATATGGCTTAGTTGTTTGAATATACTTTATTCCTTTATCACTGATTTCAATTTTGCCACCATGAGAACCCCAATCTTCAACAGTCTCTATAAACTCACCTATTATTGGACAGTTATAAATTGTGGGAAGTGCCTTTTCAAAAGACTCTTTAGAAATATAAGAATTATTTCTATTAGTTCCCGTATATGCTATTCTAATTTTTACTTTTGAAAAAAGAGGGTTTATTTTTTCTATATTAGAATCAAAAATTGCTTTACATCTTAATTGTTTTATTTCACTCAAGATTTCACCTCCTTAAAAACGCATAGTATTAGATGTAAAATATTTTGTTTTATCATTTACATCAAATTGTAATTCTGGTTTATATTCAAAAATCCAAGCAGATTTATTTTGTATGGATTCCTGTTTTATAAATTTATAACCCTTAGAAATGAGTTCGTTTTTTGTTTTTTCGTCCATACAATAAATAAAAGATGCCAATTAAGACACCTCCTTTGAGTTATTTGATTTAATTTCTCGCCTCTTTGTTATTTGAGTCATTTTCCTTTGTTTTCGCTCCAGATTCGGATAATTTACCTTCATCAACCGTAGGTCTTCCGCCATCTCCACTAGTTGTATGACTAGATTGTAATGGAATCCATTTTTCTGAAATGCCCAATACCGAATTTTCTAAAAATTCCATATGTATTGCGGAACTCGGAGATTGCCCAATTGCCGAATTATATTTTAGTTTTACTGGAAGTCCCAATGTAGCAGCTTCTTTTAAATTTTTAATGTAATCATTTTGATTAAATCTAGTAATATCGATAAACTGCACTTTAAATTTAATAACTTTGTTTTCATCTTTAAGTCTCTTATTAATCCAGCGTTCTAGTTGACGCAACACCTTAAACACAACATTTTCATCAACCAAAATACTTTTAGATACAGTGGCAGCTGACCCGTCACTATTAAATAATGATGAGGATACCCCTGCTGCATCATATAATGATTTTTGAGCTTCGCTAACTTTATCATTATCTTTATCGTTTTTATCAACCTTAACTGCCTCTACGCTCTCAAAGGGCGAAAGTAATCCACCACACTGGTCGGGAAGACTACCCATCATAAGATCAAAATATTCTATTGCTTTATTTATTTCTAAAGCAAAATTATTAGCAACTCCTGACTCCTTTAAATATGGAATCTTTGCTATTAATAATAAATAATTTTCCATTTCAGTTTTTGATAATTTTAAAGATTTATAATCCTCTAACGCCCATACTTCTTCAGCTAATCCTGCAAATGGAGGAATCGGATAATCAACATTTTCGGCAACTTTAATACATAAACTTTTAGAAGGGTCTATTTCCTGCCATTTATATTTTTTATTATCACTTTTATATAATTCATATTTTGTTTTAAATTCTTCTGCATATTTATCCAATTCTTTAGGATATGTAGTGAAAAATGAAAAGTCATAGCTAAATGTCAATGACCCATCCTCTATTCCGCTAATTTGACAATAGTCTGGATTTAAATTCATTAAAAAATATGAATCTGACATATTATACTCATAAAAATAGCAAACATCGTCTATCCATGCTCTTTCACACACCTTTAAAAACTCATGCTTTAAATTCATTACTTCTAATAAATTTACTATGCTTATATATTTCTTTTGAACTTTTAAAATTGATTCTTTAGTAGGTTCAAAGTCAGTCATTCCGTAAGGCTCTATATAATAATCAAAAGTTAACATTGTCGCAAAATATTGAACCAAGCGTTTATAATGACTTGATGTATCATATAAAAATCTTGAAAGATTGCGAAGTTGTTTTTCATATTTTTGAGGATTCGCTTGCCACTTCATAACTTCATCTTTATTGAAATTTTTATGAAAAGTATATTGAACTTGTTGAGTACTATTTAAATCTTTCTTTAAATATTTAGCTAAATTTGCGAATTGCAATAATTTTTGAAACTGCACATTATCTTTTTCTGCTTGAGTTAATATCTTTGTTGTTTCTTTTACTTCACTCAATGTTTCACCACCTTTATTTTATATTTTACATTATTAGCGCTTGCGTATTTGAGGTTGACGGAAATTAAATAGTTTTGAGATGTCTATATTGGCATCATTTTTTTTATGAGTTATATTTTTTCTTCTTAATTGTTGTAGATACCAAGCGAGCATAGCTAAACAATAGGCTCTATCGTCATGCATTTTAGTTTTTTTATCAGGAGCTAAATCATATTGTCTTCCACCGCTTTTACCATCATATCTAAAAATATTAACTAATTCTTCTTTTGATAAATCGATATTTTTTAAGGCTAATTCTTCATCAAATGATAGTTTATGTGTTTTTGTATTTACTTGAATTTCTTTTTTCTTATTATTTTTTTCATCACTATATTCAACTTCTGAGTTTTCAAATATATTCAAATAACCCTTCATATCGTATTCATCCGTAAATGAAATTAAGTCAAGCCCAAGCATTTCAACCAAAGCATCATACATCTCAACTTTATATTTTTTTGGATTCATTAATTTTAATTTATCTACTGCATTTGGAAACTTAGAGACATAATCAACACATTCTATTTTATCAATTAAACCCTTGTGCTTAAGTCCTTTTGTGTCTATCCATTCCTCCATAAAATAATCAGCAATAATATGACCGCCTCCGCCAGCTCCAGCGTCTATCAAAAGTGCTTCTATATTTTCATAATCAGCAGCATTATTACCGTTATAATCAAGAAGTGATTGTTTTACAAATTCGACCTGTTCGGGTGTTCTCATTGGTGTTTTTTTCTTTTTAGCTATATCAACAAAACTAACTCCACTACAGATTCTCATCTTGTATCCTATGTTTTCATCTAAATATATTTCGCCCACCATACTTATTGCGTTGTCAAAGCTTCTAGCAGGATCATATGCTATTGCAAACTTTTTACCACCATCGTTAGCAAGCAAAGGTACTCTGATTTCACTATTCCTTATTATTATCGCACGTTTAATTGCTTGATTTTCTCCACCTTCTGTAGAGAATATATTATAATGTTCTCTGAGTCCTTTTTCTTTATTATCTTTCATCGCATTGTCAATTACTTCTTTTCTAACAAGCGGAGGGTAAGCTCTACCATTAAATGTAGGATTTAGAACAATTTCCGCATTTACATCTATACAAAAATATTTCTTATCACCTAAAAACATTTTTTTTGAGTATTCTTTATATCTCTCCCAAAAATATGTATCCGTACTTGATGCTGAACTTGCCATAATAACTTGATTTGGAAACTCTTTTGGTAATGTTGTTATATCTACTTTTCCACCTAATTTAAAATTACTATCTTGTGTAATAAATGGCATAGCAGCAACAAATAAATCATGAGGTATAAATCCAGCCTCATCAAAAGCGATTAAGTTTGCTCTTTTACCTCTTATTCCATCTATGTTACCATTCAGTGAGTATGCTACGCTATTATTATATAGGTGGTATTTAAATGACGCTGGGTTGTGTGTAAATCCATCTCTATTAGCTGAACTTTTTACGGTTTCGTTAAAGAATACGTCTGTCAATCCAGCAAAAGATGCAATTTCTTTTTTTGCAATTTTTTCAATCTTTAGAAAAGTTTCTTGTGCTTGGCTTCCAGTGCCACTTATTATATATGCTTCAAAATTTGGTATTAATAATGTCTTAGCCATCGTAAATGGGGCAAGTAGTGTAGATTTTCCACTATTTCTACTTTGACACCATACATTAAAAGGTGTAGTCCAAGACATCATGAAAGCATATTTTTGGTTATCTAAAAATTCAATGCCAAATACTTTTTCACAGAATCTAGTAGGATGCATTCTTCCCCACTGAACTAATTCAGCAAGTTTCAAATATCCTTCTAATCTCCTTTGCGATATTTCGACATCTGATTGCTTTAAATAAAATTCCATAGACTATACCTCGTCCCTTAGAATTTTATTATCTTTTAAGTATGATTCTAAACCCTTTAGTTTTAATTTTAATAATCTGTTATCTTCTTCTAATTTAATTGATTTATCATCTAAATCTTGAATTAACTGTTTTTGATCTTTTATCATATCTACATAGTCATTTTCATTGAGCATTAATTGTTGAATAATACTTTTATTACTAATATCAGCAACCTGTTTCATGCCCGAACAAGTTTCTATATCATATAAATTCACTTCTGCATCACGTATTCCCTTTTCTTGTAAGTCTTTAATGATACCAGACAATGTTCCAGCACCTTTTGATTTATTGTTACTATAATTTTCTGATATTCCATTATCTTTAGCCATTGTTAAAGTAACTCTTAAAATATCATTTCTTGTATCAGATAAAATTTTTATATCTTTTATTTTTGTCATATCATTAGTTATATCTATCTGTGACAAGGCTTTGTTTATTTTTTCAGCTTGACCAAATCCTTTGACTATTTCAATTACTATAGGAAGTTTAAAACTATCATTCAGTGTGTTTTCATCAAGAAAATCGATCAGCTTATTATATAAGAATCCTTTTATCTCATAGCTTTCATCAATAAATGGATCATATTTTAATAATCTAATTACATCATTTTGATTTTGTTTATCTGAATCTGAAAAATTAATTGGAGTTTTTTCTTTTTTAGTGCTTTTAATTTCATTATCATTTGAATTTTCCAATAAAACTCTGTCAAGAAAATCAAAACTTTCATCAAAAGTAATTAAATATCCGTTCTTACTTACATAATCTTCATTTCTAAAAGAATTAATTTGTTTAAAGTATGATTGAATAATTGTCCATCCAGTAGTTGCTGAGTTATTTACCGCCCCTTCATATGCATTTACACAAAAAAAGATATCAAATTTTCTACATAAATAATACATAGCAAGTTTACCATCTTGATATTTACCCAAATATTTTTGGAATTCAATCTCAACACATGACTTACAAACTGATAATTGCTGAGTTTGTTTTTGAATTGGATTAAAACTTTTATAAAAATCTTTTGAGTTGTTTGCTCCACAACAAGTACAAGAATTTCTTAATATTTCTGTACTTGCTTTTTTATTCTTTGTACTTGCCAAATTAAACCACTCCTTTTTATTCCTTAAAATTCACATTTTATATAATTTTGGACATAAAAATACCTGTCTGAACCTACAGACAAGCACTATACACCCAAAATTCAATTATTAATCTTCTTCAAATTCTTCTATTTCATCACTGAGTTGACCAATTAATCCCAACCTAGCATCTATAGAACCTTCTCTATAGCCTTCCATATACAAACTATGCAAAACACGCTTCAAGCAATCTTCACAAATACCTTCTGGATTTGACATTATTTCAATACAGTCTTCGATACAATCATCCATCAACTCATCAACATAATCGGAATACTCATTTTCACAACCACAATTTTCATCTACTTCATTTTCACAAGCTTCCAAAGCATCACCATAATCTTCTATTGGAACTAAAACTCCATTAATATAATATCTTTTCTCTATTTTGTTACCATCAACAATTATTTTTTCGATTAATTCCATCATTGTTCTCCTTTTATTCTTTTATATTTTAGATTATAAACAAATTATTTTACTTTCATCGTAAATTAAATTACCGTATATATCTTGAACTATATAAACGAAACCCTTACTCTGTGGCTTCATCATTCCGCCATCAGTAGAATAACTTTGTTCGTGACATAATGCACCACTCTCATATAAATATGTTTTACCATATCTACAAAATCCTTGCTGGTGAGTATGCGCCATAACTATAGTGTCAAAATCTTCTCCCAATTGAAGAAAATAAAGATATGATTTTTCAACAGTGCCTAAAATACCACTCTTATAAGCTCTTGGATGACAAAATATGCTTTTGCCAACTTTTCTCCACCAACTCTTTGAATAAGAAATATCAAGAATACCATCAAATACCTTAGTTAGTGGTTCAAAAAATGTTTTACTTTTATTTTGATGATCATGCTTCCAAAATCCCAAGTCTACTATAAAATCTAGATTTGTTTCTGGCATTAATGTTAATAAATCTTCATGAACCTTATCACTAAAATAAGATATCAATCTTTGATTATGATTTCCATAATTTAATATAACTTTCTTGGGTTTTATATATCCAATAATATCAATTATCATTTGACGAGTACCAATCATCTCATCGACAAAAGGTATTCTATATTTTTTTCTAAATTTACTAATGCTCTGGCAATCTTGTTCATCTCCATTGATTACAAGAATATCAACTTTTCCAATATAATCTTTAAATACTTCTTTTGGTACATTATATGGATAATGCATGTCCGAAATATGTAATATTCTTGTCTTATTTTTTGTACCTATCTCTCCAGTAGCATTTCTATATTTTTTAAACCAACAACGAATGGCTTCATTATTCTTAAATCCATACTTCTTAGCTAAATCATCCCAAGAATCATCAATTTCATGATTAATTTTTTTATAGCAAGTTTCAATTAGTGATTCTATACGAATACACTCCTTTATTCTTAAATTTTTATAATAGAAAAGCAAGGTAGTTTTGTTTTCTACCTTGCTTAATTTAACGTTCCCTACTTATAAGGTAAGGGGTCTCCAGTTTTCTCATTCTTACCATAAAGTAAGTCAAATGGCATAATCCGCCTCTTATTTCATAATTTCATCTTTTTTCTTTATAGTTATGGTAACGTATTCACCATTATATTTTATAAATAAATCTTTTAAATTTTTAACACCTATATCATCCACTTCTATTGCCAAGTTATCATTATCGAAGTATCCCTCTACAGATATTGAGTCTGATGTTTTTATCTTTGCCTTTGCCATAATATTAATCTCCTTTAATTCCTTTTATATTTTTACTAATCTATAAAATTTACTTGTAACTATCCAGCCAAGAGGATTACTATAAGTCAATTAAATCAACACTTAAACCTTTTATCTTGGATTTCATCGAACTTTTAGACTTATGATTTATAACTTTAATCAAAAAGAGCTTTAAATTCTAAACTTTAAATATTGAAATTTAATCTTTGAGCTTTTACGCATTATTACGTGTATACGTAAGTATTAGATAATAAAATCAATATTCACCATTTGAATATAGAACTTAATTTTTCTTCTTGTTTCTTCAATATACCCTGAAGAATTGGGTGATTTAAGTCTATAGTTTTCGGATAACTACAAAATATTAAACTGTTTATTCAGGTATCTGAATCTTAGTAATCGTGTTTGACTCCGATAGGATGAAGTCCACTTCGTTCAAAAAGTCTTCTATGTCAGTCTTTAATTTCTCTATTTCATCTTGCAACTTCAGTGGATTAATTACTTCCCACTCATTCTGCTCAAGATAAGGTTCTGAAATCATTTTAATCTCATTATCTGCCGTCTTATTTTTATTCTCTTTACCAAATGTGGTATTAAGCAGATTGTCTAAATTTATTTGTACTTTTTCATTTTCAGATGCAACTTTTGCAATTGCCAATCTATAGTGTTGCTCCATAGTGTTAAGTAGAGTCTTTTCAAATTGAATTGATTCTTTTCTTTCAATAGCTTCAGCAACAGTCATTTCTTTTCCAGAAATTTTAACTATAGTATTAGCGTTTGATTTAACTATTTCGGACTTAATTATTTTCCTTCTGTTAATTAAATCTAGCACACTTTGATAGTCAGCTTTTATTGTAGTAATCAAATCTTCCTTGCTATAAATCCCATCTATCTTCTTATTGCTTTTCTTATTGCCTACGATATACTTTGATGATTGTATTTTTCGCTCTATTCTGTCTTTAAGTAGTTTCAGTTCAGATAAACCTCTAGTAATACTCATCTCCATAATTTTCTCTCCTTTAATCCCTTTTATTCATTATTTTATATTTTACTTAATAAACCTTCTTATTTCATACTCAATTTTGTCAATTCCATAATGTTTATTCTTCGTCTTAGCTACTAAATCTCTTCTGCCAACCTTAATCGCTTTTAGAAATAGCTCTTTACTAATTTGCTTCAAGTTTATTCCCCTTTTTAGTTTTTACTTGTTTGCCACACAGTATTTTATTTCTACCATTTTCAAATCCATCTTTAAAAATTACATTCATTTCTTTTTTACATTTTCCTAAACAATTTAAGCAACGTTCAGGAGTAAAAAACTCTTCTTTTTCTTTTGCCATAATATCAGAACCTCGTCGTTAAAAATAACGTTATTTTGCCATTTTGAAACCCTACAGCCAAGCCACTTTCAAAAATGGAGTTTTTCTGACAGCTCCATAGTTAAATGAAAAAATTTTTCGTGAATACTTTTACGTTTAAGCATTTTAGTCGCTTAAAAAGGCTGTAAGAATGGGTTAGCTTTTATGTTTTTAATTGTTATTATAAATGAATTCTGTTGCCATTAAATACTCATCATTTAGATATTCAATCTGCTTTTCTAAGTAAACATTGTCTGAATATATTTTTTTTATATCTTTTATTATGTTAGAAATATATTTTATTGTATCCTCAGAGTTCTGAATGTTTTTATATTCAGTTTGTATTTCTCTGAATAGGGTTTCTTTTTTAATTATGTTAGTTTGCAAGATATCCACGATGCTTAATATTTTATCTTTTATGTCATTGCAAACATTTAATCTGTCAATAGTGTAGTCATGCATAAACTGTTCTGTGTACTCTCTGTTTTCTATCTGTTCTAGCTTATCCAAATTGTACTTTAAGAGTTCTTCCATATGAGAGTTAATCATAATTATCAAATCTTTTCTGTTATCTCTAGCTTTATAATTCTTACAATACAGTACATTGTTTTTTAAACTATTTAATTCCACCAACTCATTTTTAGTTGGTTCAGACAATCTTGACAATTCAAGATATCTTCTAATTTTGCTATTTATCGAATACTCTTTTGCTCCTAAGAGATATCCAGCTATATAATTCAGAGTGGCTTTTAACTTTTCATCCTTATTAGGTTTGTTTACAACTTTAATACCTAGCCATCTGTTTTCTATATTTTTTATCTGATCTTTATTACTAAAGTTTCTAGAGCAAATATTATAATATGTTTCGTGTTCCTTATTGTTGAATAAGTTTTCATTTATATATTCAACTCTTTCATTAAATGTTGGGAATAACTCTAATTTCATATTTGTATTGTTATATAATATTAAATACATTAATATCCTCCAATTATTAATTACCCCTACATATATAGGGATACACTCTTACAAAAATATGTAACATTTTATATATTTTCTTTAATTTTTTTTATAATTCTTTTTAAGTCATGAGCAATATTACCTTGGTCTTCGGTGAGAATGTTCGCTATCTCTCGTTGAGTTAATCTAGACTCATAATAAAGACTAAATACAACCAACTGCCTTTTGGTTAAAATTTTATTAGCTATATCTTTTATTTTTTCTATTTGCCATTCATCTAATACTTCTGTACTGTCATACTCTCGCTCAATATATTCTTCGTGTGGCGGCAATTTTTTCTTATAATACATTAATTCTTTATAACTAACATCTTGACTTTCGGTATAATAATGATTTCTAGGTATTCTATAATGATCTTTTAAAATATTAATATCTTCTTGCAATGTCTTTTGTAACTTAATTCTTTTACTTAACTCTGTTTTCTCGTTTTTTGTCTTATCTTTATTCTTACTTAGAGCTTTAACCAGTATTTCATTTTTCCCTTGCAATTCAATTAACTCTTGAAAATCTTCAGGATAAGTATCTCCTTTGTAAATATGTTTAGCCACTACATATTTCTTGCAGTAGTCGACCTGCCACAAGCTCTCAGACGTAATATTGCTCCCATCATGACTGGCTAAAGTTATTTTGGGTAAAGATATAAGATAATCAACAAAATTCTTTTTTCTCGCAGCAATTATATGACTTTTATAATTTTTATTAATGTAGTCATACCAATTGTTTAAATTTGTTTTCTTGATATGTAATACCGCAACTAACATCTTACGTTCACACTCTTCTTTTGTCATATTTAGTCTTTTAGCTACAACTTCTATTATTTCTTTTCCTTGGTCTTCAAGTTTCATAGGTCTAAACCCCATTTGAATATAGCAATATTCATCAAATACTGGATTATATTTTGTATCTAAATTGTTTAAATCTCTTAAAGTAATTAAAGCTTCTTTATTTCCTTTTTGTGCATCTTGAAGAATAATATCCAATAACCACAAAATGTCATATATATCCTCTTCACTTGAATACGAAGTATCATAATACTTTTTATCATCTTTATAAATATCAATTTTTACTGATCCCATAGCTATCTCCTTTTTCTATTTTAATAATTTTAAAATTATTTCTAAGTTCTTTTATATACATATTAATATAATTCTTTGCTTGGTTTTCGTATTTGAAATCACCTATAATTACATATTTATCTTCCGTTGTATTTTCTAAAACTCTATACAACGGGAAATTCATATCTTTATTACTTTGAAAATAACCTTGTTTACACTTTTCTTTCATGTATTCAAATGGATCATAAATGTCTACATTATCACCAATATTAAAATTAAAAACATTATCATAATCAAACAATACATCTTTTATATTTTTGTTAATATTTCTAAATTCTTTTAGATTAAAATATTTATAAATTTTCTCATTATATGAATCTAAATGTAGAGCATAGTTATTTTCTTTTAACAATTCTTCTTGTAATACCCTTAGTCTACCTTTTTGAGATTTAAACAACTTATACTTATCGGTTCCTAATATCCAAAAATCATTAATGCCAATTAATCTATATAAGTCATGCCTATTTAAATATTGCTCTAATGTTATTGGGGTACACTGAAATTCAATCACTATTTTTGTACCATCTTGTAATTCTAAATATATATCTGGTCTCTGTTTAGTTTCAGGAATCCATCCCTCTAATTTGCAAACTTTAATATCAGGAAATTCTTTTAGCCACTTATATAAAATCATCTTACCCATCATATGCTCTTTGGTTTCATTCTCATAATAAATATCATGACAATCATCATTACTTACATGAGCAAAATGAGGTATTTTTACTAATCCATTTTTATATATTAGTTTATTGTCGCAAATAGGACATTTTAAAATTTTCTTATTTGACCACGAACGTAAATCACTACCATTAAAATCAATAGTATTAACTTCTTTATCTCCAACTTTACAAACAAGCATTAATATTATTCCTCGCTTTCATCATATGTAAGATTTACCTCTCTTTTATATTTATAGTTAAAACAATATCCATCTGCTTCTTCTAACGGATCTAACTCTATTAAAAGAGTACAGTAGTACCCATTATAATTTTCACAATTCCTGCAACTTTCGTTTTCCATAATCCTTCTCCTAGTTTTATATTTCACTTCTATACTTCTTTAAAATTTCTTCTGCTTCTTCCTTACTTAACGTTCTACATTCACTACTATTACTAATTAGCTTAACTTCTGAGTCTATTTCATCCTTGAATTTGCTCCACACATTAGTTGCACCAATATTTCTAACTGTTTTTTCTGAATCAGTCATAGGCATAACCTCTCTTCAAAGTCAATTATATACAATATACTATTAAATGTCAATAACTATTTTATATTTTACTTTATTGAATTTTAATTATTGGACAAAATAACTCTGGAGGTGACAAAAGGTGAACAAAATCGAAGAAATAATTAAGAAAATAGACGAATTAAGGACTGAACTATACAAATTAATAGAAGTTGAGGGCTTAGATGCATATAGAACAAAGAAGATAAACGACATGTTAGATAAGGTAATTAATGATTACTATAAATTAATGAAGGATGAATCAGAGAAAAAGTAAGAGGAGTGCTGCGAGGCATTCCCTTTTCTATAAATATTTCACATTTATGTATTGACTATTATTTGGAAGTTTGCTACAATTAATTTGTGAATAAGATTACATATAAAAGTTTACCAAATAAAATATATTGGAGGAAATAATTATGACACAGTTAGAAGAAATGAAAGTGTCAAGAGCAATGGTTATAGGATTCAAAAATAATTCTGTATATAGCTACATTAATATGTTTTTAGATAAACAAGAAAGTGATTGTACAAAATCAAGCTACAAAGGCTACATTAAAGAATTCTTTGAATACACCACAGGAAAAGATTTAAGCATATTAACATGGGATGATTTAAAAAAATTAAGCAGTGATGACGTAGAGCTATTTGTTACATACTTATCAACAAAAGAAAGTAAAAAGATTGGGAAAGTAAAAAATTCTAATGGTACAATTAACTCTAAAATAGGAGGATTAAGATCACTATTCAAATATCTACGTACAAAAAATAATGAAATAGATCCAAATATTTTCTACATGAAATCTCTTAAAGATAACCCAGAAAGCTATTCTCCATTTTCAAATCAAGAAAGAAAAGATTTATATAGTTTTTCGGAAACTTATACCTACAGGGGCAAGGGATTAATTGCGTCATTGTATTTCCAAGCTTGCTATGTTACTGGAATTAGAAAATCCGCAGTATTAGATATGTTATGGAAAGATATCAAAAGAGAAGAAGATATTGAAACTGGAAAAATGGTTTGGATTATAAGAGTAGTAGATAAAGGTGAAAAAAAAGATCCTACAGCTATAAGCGATCAATTTTATGAAAAATTATTACAACTAAAAAAAGATGATGATAATAAAAAACGTATATTTGATGTAAGTGATACTTACCTATATGGAATACTAGATAAGTTTTGTGAACAATACAATATTGATAGAGAAGAAAGAAAAATAGGAATACATTCTCTTAAAAAAAGCTCGTGTAATATGGCTTGGAAAATAAGTAAAGATGTTAAGAAAACACAAAAACAAGGACATCACAGCGATCCAAGCTTAACAATAAAAACATACGCAGAGGGTGATAAAAGTTATACTAGTCAATTGAGTTACATTATGGATGAAGATGTAGATTTAAGCTTATTAGATAATTATAGCAAAGAAGATTTGCTTGCAGCTATAAAAAAATGCGATATTGGGGTTTTTATAAATATATTGGATAAAATCGGGAAGTAATTGATGATTATTCGAGATTTATCCAAGGTTTAGTCAAGTTTCTGTGGGTTTTGCATAGAAACGTAGCGTTTTAATTAACTAAAATATAAAATATGTTGACAAATAAATATTAATCCTGTATGATTTAGAGTGATAGATAATACTTACGTGGAAAGGAATATAATATTGGATTTAAGATCATATATGAGAACTATATTAAACAACCTATGGACACCTAAGGTTAAAAAGCCTATGTGCGAAATTTGCGACTCAGATGATAGCTTGGAGGTTCATCATGAGCAACAGTTCATAGAAATTTTAACAGAATCATTAAAAGCGTTAAACTTAGAATGCAAAGATACTAAAGATTATACTATTGAAGAAATGAAAAATATAAAAGCATTAATAATGGGGAAGCATATTTTAGAGGTAGATGCAACTACATTATGTGAAGACTGCCACCAAGACTTACATAATAAAAATGAACAAAAGAAAAGCCTACATGATTACAAAAAATTAATTAATGCTGAGAAAGCTAGACATATGATTAATAAAGGTGTTGTAACGTTTTTAAATAAAAAACTATTTAAAAATGAACAGAAAGAATTAAAAAAATTATTAAATAATCTCCCAATAAAAGTAGATAATCATAGAAATGGCAAGTTTGGAATTAATGTAATAAATAGTTATTTTAAGAATAATAAAATATATTATAATATTAAATCAATACAAGAAACTGCTGGTAAATATAGAGGTAAAAGATATTGGGTAATAACTAAAAGCATAATAAACTAAAATATAAAATAATACGAAAGGAAAGTATATGCCTAAAATAAAAATAGTAGATGCAATTATGGGGGCAGGTAAAACATCTATGGCTATTCAGATGATAAAACAAGATGTAGTAAGTAATTATATTTATATTACACCGTTCTTATCAGAGGTACAAAGAATTAAACAAAATTGTAATAACAGAAGATTCACTGAACCATACGATATTGGATCAGGAAAATTAGATAGTCTGCATAATTTATTAAAAGATGGTAAAAACATAGCCAGTACACATGCTTTATTTAGAATGGCTAACGAAGTGACTTTGGAGCTTTTAAGAAGTAATGATTACATATTAATACTTGATGAAGTAGTTGATGTGATAGAGCAGCTACCACTAAGAAAAGATGATTTACCAAGTATATTAAGTTTAAAATTAGCTACTGTAGAAAATGGATTTTTAATTTGGAATCCAAAACATATGAATTATGATGGTAAATATAATGATATTAAAACTATGGCATTAAATAAAACACTAATGATTATTAATAATACATTGCTTATGTGGAACTTTCCAGTTAGTGTATTTAATAGTTTTAAAGAAGCTTACGTATTGACATATATGTTCTCTGCACAAATTCAAAAGTATTATTATGATTTGCATAATGTTGAATATGAATATTACTGTGTTCAAAAGGATGTTACCTGTACTACTAAAGACAAATATATTTTAGTTAATTGGGAAGATAGAGACCCATATGATAAGACTAATATAAAAAATAATATTAATGTATTATTGGATGATCCGATAAATAAAATAGGAGATAATTATTTTTGTCTAAGTTCCACTTGGTTTGAAAAGCCAGCTAATTCAGAATTAATAATAACACTAAAAAATAATATAATTAATTATTTTAAAAATAAGGTTAAAGGTAAATCTAATGAAAATATGTGGACTTCATTTAAATCATCTAAGAAGAAATTATCTGGTAGAGGATATACTAAGGGATTTGTGGCTGTTAATGCCAGAGCAACTAATGAGTATAGTAGCAAATGTAAATTAGCATATTGCACTAACATATTTTTAAATCCAATTATAAAACAATTCTTTATAGATAAGGGAGTATCAGTAGAGGAAGAAAATTTTGCACTTAGTGAAATGCTGCAATGGATTTGGAGATCTGCAATTAGAAATAATGAGAAAATTAATATCTATATACCTAGCAAAAGGATGAGAGATTTATTACTAAATTGGTTAGATAACGAACAGTAAAAACTATAGTTATAAATGGCTAAAAATAAAGTTTAGCACATCGGATGTTCTAAATCGAAAATCAAACCTAGTGATACCAAGGGTTTGAGGTATGTACCCCTTAAAAGAAAAATTATATAGAGAAGAATAGTATTTTAGACATAAAATATAAAATTAAATCACCAAAAACTGTTGCAAATCTTAGCCTACTTATTGGAAATTTGTAGGTTATTTTTTATTATTAAATATTTGCTAATTTAATTCTCCACAAAATAATAAACCTCCCAATCCAAATCCAAGCCCATATTATAATTTAGAAATAGATTATAGTGTGGGCATTTTTTTGCCTATCGTCAAAAATTTATTAAATAAGTATATAAGCTTAGATACTGTAGCGGTTGAAGGTGATTTTTAGCTAAAATTAATTCACCAATAATAGATAAATATATGAAAAATGTGGTGATATCGTTCAGGTAGTGTGGGAGTAGGGTTTTAGGTGGATTAAATATAAAATAGGCGTTTTTAGTGTATTTTGAAATGGCTGTAAGTATTGGTATGAGTGAGTTTTATCGATAGAGGTTACGAGTAAAAAAGGTGGATTTTAGGGTATAAATTGAATTAGTTGAAAATTTAAATTGGTAAATTTATTTTTAGGATAATTTGAAAATTATTTTGGAGGAATATAATTGGAAATTTGAGTTGAGTGTGTGGGGAGATGTGCTTGGCTGGAATCTGCTGGAAATAAAAGTGTTTTTGATGTAAACTACCCGCCCACCTTACAGCATCAAGGCTTTTAAAAGTTGTCTACAAATACACTTGTAGCAAACATTGGTATTAATAGAATGAATTGTGTGAGGAATTGAAACAACTTAGATATTATTAATATATTAGTATATGCAATTTGCTGAATATTTATACATGGGAATTATTGGCAATTGTTTGTATGCTCAATCTGCTATTATCATAAACATATTAAGATAATGTAATATATCGATAAACGATAAATTCGGCATAACAAGGGAAATTTTGATGAACACTTCCTAAAATATAGTTATGAAAACATAACCATTATTAATATAATCAATACAAACATTAACAATATTAATATACAACTTAAATAAATCAATAAATATAAACTAAAAATTAATAAAATTAATAACGATATTAATATAATTAATATGAAACACATGTTCGTGCTGAATTAATCGCCAATTTATATGTCAAGCTATTAAGCTTTACACTTTCAAAGACTCTTCAGCGAATAACTTTATTGCCTAAACTATCATTTTTGCCAACTGTTTTCTAATACTTATATAAATATAATAGTTATATTATCATAACTAAATAATTAGAATACATTCACATTCTGGAATATTCCATTCCTTTAATATACAACGACTATAATATTAAGAATCTCATATAATCAATATATAGTTAATATAAAGTTAACAATTAATAACTGGTAAAATTTATCCCTTAAAAACACTATTATAAATCAATAAATATGCAATAGATACATACTTAACTATAAACACAATAAAAGTCTAACCATAAGCCTCTCACAGCCTCCAAATACCATTGTATTAAATGAATTAATATGAATAATATATCAATCAATTGCATATTAATATTATAGATATAAAATATAAAATTAGTATTGCAATATTAAAATAGCTATGTTATAATTAGTTATAAGGTTAAGTAATACATAATCAAATTGACATTTTATATTAAATAATTGGAGGAATGAAAAATGACTGAATTAATGGTGTCAAAAAAATTACACATAAATTGCATTAATGACAATATGATACAATTTGCAATTAATAAGGGCTATAAAATTCCAGCTAGTTCCATAAAAAGTTATTATGGTAAAATGGCTACTTTTGTTATTAATTATAAGAATAATGTAATTTTTAATTATGAATTTGAAGTAAAGGATACTGCAATTTTTTTAATAAATAAATAATTTTAAAGAGCAGAAGCAATTTTATGGTAGAAACTGGATTTGATATACTTGAGTCTGGCGAATGTGTATAAAATTACATTTTTATGTTGTTAGATTGCATAAAGCAAAATATAAAATTATGCAATCCATAGAACGTAAAAATTGCAAGGAATAAACCACACAAGCCGTAAAAAGATACCAACGAAAGGAGAATAAAAAACTAATGACTATATATGCATTAATAGAAAAAACTTGCTATAATCCTGTAAATTATAACAAGCCAAAAAGCAAAAAGCTTTTAAAAGTATTCAAGAATATTATAGCATATATTTTTATAGAATCAATATTAATTAATATTATATGTTTATATTTAACAAATAGAAATTTCTGGCAGTTATAAAAGCAAAATATAAAACATATAATATAGTATAACAGGTCGTATTTATTCTTTGCAGTATAACAAATTTGATGAAAAGGAGATTTTATCAATATGATTACTAAAACATTGCATGATAATAAATTTATAGGGATATATGAGGAATATAATTATAGAATTATTGCAAAAGTTGCAGAATATAACAGTACATTAAATGAAACATATGACATTATAACAGATATTAAAATAGTAAATACAGACAATAATAGTATTATATATGAGGCTAATAATATACATATGGCGTATGATAAAAAGGAATATGTATCTATAGTAAATTATGTTGAAAAAATATTATTTTATTTGCATAACGAAACTTGCGACATATATTGGAAAAAATTATTTCTTGATAAATTTTTTATTAACATGAACACAACTACAATTGAGATTTACTATAACAGAGGCATAAAGCAACAAGAAGAAACCAAAAAACAAGAAGAAATAAAAACATATAGGGATAAAATAGAATCTATTAAAAAAGAAATACAAACAAAATATAATAATGATGGTATAGCGGTTATTTACAACTTATTTGATATGTTTTTTATAAATGAAAATAGAATTATCCCACGACAAAATAATAGCGGTTATCTTGATACAATTAAGAATAATATTGAAACATACAAACCATATATATTAAACCATATCGAGCTAAATTGGGATAATTCAGATCTAAAAATATTAAATGAATTATTAGCAGTATAACAAATAACAGATAAGGAGAGTGGGGAAAAAATGGTTTATTCGGACGTAATCAAAAATAACTGGCATTTATTACTACCTAAAAAAGAGAAATATACAAGAATTGATTCAAATAAAGTGTGGTTATCAAGTTTATTTGATAACAAATTAAACAATGGTAATGCATTTTCAGAAAATCAAGCAAGGTTTATAACAGTATGCACAGCAATTTTCCACAATGCGAAATATTCAAAAATACTCAGCAATGTAATTGAACAAAAATATCCAATTTTTAATAAAATATAACTTTGATATGGATTTTAGGAGGTAATAAAATGTATCCAAATAATGAAATTGAAAAAGAAATAAAGCTAAAAAATTTAACATGGTTTCAAGTTGCTGAAAAAATAGGAATAGACTACATAACATTCTATTTATGGATGAAAAATAAACTAACTTGGCAAAGGGCTGCAATAATTAGAAATGTTTTAAAATAAACGGAGGCGTTTGAAATGACTAATATAGTATTAAATGATGAATTGAAAGGAATAGAATTATATTTTGATAGTAAACCGATACAAAATATTATTGATAGTTTAAAAAATGTTGGTTATAGGTGGCATAATTTTAAAAAATGTTGGTATGCAAAACAGAACGAAAGAACATTAACAGAGGCGAAAAAGTTTTCAAAAATTGAAGCGGAATCAATAACAGAATCAATAATTCCAGTAGTAAAGAAAGAAAAAATAAATTTATCTCTATGGGATAGAGTACGATTTACAGAAGGAACGGAAGACACAACAAAATATAATTATAAATATGTTGGAAGTAATTACACTGGAATTTCTACAAAAGAAACGGCTGTAATTATTAGAAAACATTTAAAAGAAAGATTTCAAGAAATTAAATTTTCTATTACTTCAGATTATAATAAAATTGATGTATCAATTAAAGAAAGTCCATATAATAATTCTAAACTTGAATATTCACCAGAATTAAGACCGATTGAATATAGAGATTACGAAGAAGAAAACAACAAAGAACTAAATGCAATAATTCAATATTGTAATGATTTATTAAGTAGTTATAATTTTGATGACTCGGACACAATGACGGATTATTTCCATAAGCATTTTTATAAACATGTTACAATTGATTATAAATATAATCAAACCGAACAAACCGAATCAATAAAAAATGATATAACAGACTTCAGAAACAAACTACAAGCACAAGCACAAGAAGAGGAAAAAAGAAGGGAATTAGAATATCAAGAAAGACAAAAACAACAAGAAGAAGACAATAAGCAGTATAAAATAAGAGCGGAACAAGAAAAGAAAGAAATTGAAATAATTAATAATAGCATAACAGTTAATGAACTGGAAGAAAAAAAGCAATATTTTGTTATTAATGTTAAAATGGCGAATTTAAATAAAAATAATACGCTAGAACAATATCAAGAAGAAGTTTTAAAAGGTGATTACTACTTAAATAATTTAAAAGTCACTAGGGAAATACATTTTACAAGTCAACAAGCATTAAACTATTTTTCAAATATGTTATTGAATGACTTTGAATTTTTACAAAATAGCGGCGGATGTTTTACGGATGATAAACGAATTAATAGTATGATAGACTATCACAACATGACCAAAGAAGAACAAAAAACGGTTATATTCAACTTATCAGGCATAGCAATATATTATAATAATGAATTAAAATTCGTTGTAGATACTCAAGGCTATTCTTACGCCAGATATGTTGGATTAACTGACAATGTAACAATTCAAAAAGAATTTATAACAGAACAGGGTTTAACAGGCGAACAAATACAAGAATATAAAAATAAAGCTGAAGTATTAACAGATATTTCAGTGGATATTATAACAGAGAATAACCTTATAAATACTTGGAATACTGACAACTTGACACAATATAAAGAACTTATGAAAGAACAATTAAAAAAATATAATATAAAATTATCAAAAGAAATTATACAACAAATAACAGAAGATAACGAAAGTTTAAAAATTGTAATGTATAAATTATTAACACAGGTTGACGGAATCCAAGAACAATTTAAAAATGCAGATTTGCAACAAGGTCAAAAGCTAACATTATTTTACATATCAGATTGGGGAAGTATTGCAGAAAATAGAATTACATTAGATAAAATTAATTATACAAAATATGCACAATACGATAATGCTGTAAAAATAACTTACACGCCACAAGGGAAGCGAAAACAATATTACAATCATTTTTATAGTACGCTTTTAGTATATAGCGGATGGCTTGAACTTCCTGAAACTGTATTACATGATGTAGAATCAAGAAATGGAATGACAATATCAACAACAAAATATTTAAGTTGTGACAAGAAACAATATGATGATATATTGAATCATTTTGGATCACAAGGAATTAAGCCAGTTGTAAATACTTATAAACCTTCATTTTAATATAACAGGCAGTTTATAAAGGTTCTGCAATAAAAAACCTTTAAGAGATATAACAGAAGCTAAAAAAACCACTACAGGAGGTTTAAAAAATGTTTAAAGATAATCAAGATTTTTATCCAACGCCTGCAAATTTAATAACTAAAATGTTATCTTTAGTAGATTTTAGATTAATAAATTCGGTTCTTGAGCCATCAGCGGGAAAAGGGAATATTGTTGAAAGGGTAGCGGATAAATTTAAATATTTACATAGTAGTTATAATAAGGATGTAAAGTGGGATATTGACACAATAGAAATTGATCAAAATTTACAATACATTTTACAAGGGAAAAACTATAGAATAGTACACAATGATTTTTTGACATATAACACGTACAAAAAATATGATTTAATTGTAATGAATCCACCTTTCAGCAATGGAGATAAACACCTTCTAAAAGCCCTAAAAATGCAGGAAAATGGCGGTCAAATAGTTTGCTTATTAAATGCTGAAACCTTAAAAAATCCATATAACAGCACTAGAAAAGATTTACAGCGAAAATTAGAAGAGTGTAATGCAGATATAGAATATATTAATAATTCTTTTATAGACTCTGAGCGGTCAACACCTGTAGAAATTGCATTAATAAAGATTAATATTAAAAAGGTGAATAATAATAGCATAATATTAGATGAACTGAAAAAACAAGAACAATATAGAGAGGAAGCAACATATAACAGTAATAGTATTATAGATTCAGATTTTATCAAGGCAATAGTTGAGCAATATAATTTTGAAGTAAAAGCAGGATTACAATTGATATCAGAATGGCGAAAATTAGATTCTGAAATGTTCAAGGGAATTTCTTTAAGTATGATTTGTAATACAAAAGACGATCAAGAACTTGGAATACATAATTCATATGTAAAAAATGTTAGAATGAAATATTGGAAAACTTTGTTTGATTCTGAGAAGTTTATGGGCTTGTTTACGTCTAATTTAAGAAATGAATATTTCAATAAAGTAAAAGAATTATGCGATTATGATTTTTCACTATATAACATTTACACTATTAAAATACAACTTAATAAACACATGATTCAAAGTATGGAATCAACTATAATGAACTTATTTGAGGAATTTTCTAATAAACATCATTGGTATAATGAAACATCAAACAATATTCATTTTTATAACGGATGGAAAACAAATAAAGCATGGAAAATAAACAAAAAAGTAATTATTCCTTTATCGGGCTATAGGGATATGCAGTATTCATGGGGAAGGTATCAGCCAACGGATTACAATGTTATTAATAAACTAACAGACATTGAAAAAGTATTTAATTATCTTGATAATGGATTAACAGAAGATATTGACTTGATGAAAACTTTAAAATTTGCAGAACATTATGAGGAAACAAAACAAATTGAAACTAAATACTTTTTAGTGACGTTTTATAAAAAGGGAACATGTCATATTGAATTTAGAAACTTAGATTTATTACAGAAGTTTAATTTGTATGGTTCACAACGTAAGGGATGGCTGCCTCCATGTTATGGAAATGTAAAATATAAAGATATGACAAAGGAAGAAAGAATAATAGTTGATGAATTTGAAGGGGAACAATCATATAACAAAGTAATGAACAACAAAGATTATTATATAGTAGAGGCTTCAAAGTTGTTAATGTTGGCTTAAAATGATAGAATAATTACGTTAAAATGGTTATTTGATACAGGAGGGCGGGCGAGTATGCAAAGTTTAGAGATTAAAAAGCGAATACTTGAGGCAACTAAGAAAATACAGGATTTTCAAGTTATATTAATATTGTGGCATGGTGATGGAACATATCACGCCGAATTAGAAGAAGGAGAAGAAGTAATTAATAATTATATAGAAATATACGATAATTGTAACAATAATATATACTCTGAAGGATTTGGAAAAGAAGATGCTACAACAAAGGATATTGATTTACTAAAAGCTGAACAGAAGAAAATGTATAATTATTTAAAGAAACATTTTAATAATGTAATTAAAAAAGATATGAATATATAGGAGGAAAAAAATGACAAATATTAATGAAATACTTTTTAAAATCGAACAATTAGAAAGAGAATTAAAAGACGTTATTAATATAATTGATAATGAAGAATTTACAGAACAACATAGGTTAAAAACAATTAAAGAACGTATTCAAAATGTTATTAGTAAATAGGAGGCGTAAAAATGATACAAAAGTGGATTGACATATCCTGCAATAATTGTGATCGGCAATTATCAGATACTACTGGAATGGATTTAAGTAAAGCAAGAATGATTAAATGGGCGAAAGAACAAGGATGGAAAATAAAATCAGGAAAAGAAACTTATTGTTTTAACTGTATTGAGACAAAGAAATCATAATAAAACTACTATTTCATATTAGACTATAACAGGAGGTGGATTGAAAATGACAACAATTATATATACTAACACAAATAAAGTTATTGAAATTAGACATATTGACAATATAGATTTACAAATAGTACTAAAAAACTTTAATGATTTTGAAATTGTAGAAAATTATAAAGATATTAGGAAAATTGATAAAAGAATTGATACGCCACAATATATGGAAAGTCTTACTAAATGGTATTAAAAAGACAAGCATAACAAGATAAAAATCCAATTTTAAGGTATAACACAAACCAAAATATAATACATGGAGGTTTTAATATGGATGAGAAAGAAAAGGCATTAATAAACTATTTAAAACTTAGTAAGGCTCACCAAGAATCAGAAGCCAAATTAAGCGAATATGAATTTTTACCAATGGATGAAATTTACAATGCAATTAATGAAATGAATAAATATTTCACACCTGAAGAAGTTGATCATTTTATTATTAATAAAAATGAAATTATTAGATAACTTGGTAGAATACGATAAAACCATGATTTAATTTAAATTTATAACAGAAATATAAAAGTATTGGAGGAATAAAAATGTCATTATTAGATGAATTTGAAAAGAGCGGGAAAGAAGTACACGAAGTAACAAAACAAGAATGGGTTGATATTATGATTGATCATTATAAATCATTTAATCAATATAACACTCAATCATATCATGGAGAAGGCGACAAAATAGAATTTGAATGTTTTCATAAGGAACAAATAGAAAGAGCATTAAGAAATAATATAATAGTTGATGAAAATATATTAAAAGATTATCCACAACTAAAAGAAAAGATACAAAGACAAATTGAAAAAGAACAAAGTGTTCCAATATTTACTGAAGATATTTATAACACGATTGTAGAAGGTCAAAAAATAGTGGTAAATGGACATTATAAACTAACAGTATATAAAAAGTTTAAGAATGGTATAACGGCAAGGCTATACAGAAGCAAGAAAAAAGCAGTGGATTTATTAATAGGCAATAGATATACTATTGAATTAGGATGGTGATAAAATGGAAAATAATAAATATTATCAGATCATGGAATTAGAATGTAATACAAAAATCAATAATAGGAGTGTTGGAGCAGATTTTTACTACTGTAAAGAATCGGAAAAAGATTCTATAATTGCAGAAATTGAAGCAAGGGAAAACAATTATGATATTAATGAGATAACAGAAAGTGACTATTATTACGAACAGAATATAATACAAAGAAAGAACTTCAGACTTGCAACAGGATATTAATATAACAGACCGTCAAAAATACCGCAAGGAAAGGAGAAAATACAATGAGCATACAAGACCAAAAGGAACTAATACAACTCATAACAGACTACAATAACACTGATCCTACAATAATCAGAAAAAATATAGTTAAATATATTGATATGTCAGGGCTAGAAATTCCAGAAATTGCAGAAAAAGCAGGTATAAAGCTAATAACATTATATGAGTATAGACAGTTTAAAAAACGACACTCTATAGCGTTTGAGATAGCTTTAAGACTTGTCGATGTACTAAATATCAATATAGCACAATTAGTAGAGCAATATTAAAACAATAAAATAAAATATAAAATAATAGTAATAATTTATTGACAATTGTATATAATAATAGTAGACTGGTAAAGTAAGTAAAATATATTGAATAATAAGTTATAACAGATTACTATATAGGTATGACAGAAAATTGTTAGGTATGACAATTAAAAGAGCATACCTGAACCAACGGTGGGGAATAAGTGCCGAATAATATTAAGAGGTGCGGAATATGAAAAAATCATATTGTACACAAAATAATAACGATTGCTCAACGTGTTCGCTTGTAAATTATGGTTTAGATTGTGCAAATAATCCTATAACAGATAACAAGAGCAGCAGGAAGGGCACAAAAGAAGATAGAATATTGGCTAATTTCGACGGTCACAAAGGCATAGAAACAATGTCGCACATTAAAAAATTAGTTGGTAAAGAATTAGTGGATTGTTTAACAGGTAGAGAGTATGGTCTTGTAATGTCTGCCGTAAATAGGGCTTATCAAGCAGGTAAAGCTTCAACAGGAGCAGAATTAATTGATGGTGGAATAGTTTGGATTAACTCAATTAATAAAGGTTATGATGTAAAAGATATACAAAGAATACAGAAAAAAGAGAATGAAATTAAGTTAACGAATATACCATTAAACCAAAGTGATCGCAACAGTGGAGCGCATGGAAAATGGATTGACGGAAAATATTATAATCTTATTAATATAAGAAATAGTGACGGAACGCCTAGAAATCAATATAACAGCTTAGTGACTTATAATGATGGCGAATTAATTGCAGATGGATATTATATGGAAGAAGTTGTAGAATTTATATAACAGGGATATATCGGGATTCAATTAAAATCAGCATTTGGACAAAATTTAAGGAGGAATAAAAAAAATGATAAAATTTTTAGTACCTGAAATGATAGGAGATATATTGCATTGTACAAAGAAATTCTCCGAAGATGAAATTAACAGTTACATTGATAAAATAGTAGAAGATGAAAATTTTAAGTTGTTTAAAGAAGATTTATTCTTGTATAACACTAATGATTGTAGTAGATTGATTTTAAAATATCCCGAATTAGACATACTTTTTAGTGATAATAACAACTATGATATTAATAAGTTAATAAGCTGGGAACTTGACGGAGAAGAAAGAGAATTTAACGGAATTATAGTATACTCATATGAAATAAAAGATAGAATGTTAGAATACTTTGAACTTCCTTTAACACAAGAAAGATTATTTAATTCAGAAAATCCACTAGAATTTTTTATTAATCATATGCAAAGAGCAATTGAGCAAATTTTAAGCGTAAAAGTTAAAGAATTAATTTCCGACATAACAAAACAAGGTTATAATATTTCAATAAACAAATAAAATCCGTATTTTGAGTAAAATTGTATAAATGGAGGCGAATAAAAATGATAGTATCAAATACAGAACTGGCGAAAATAGCAGTAAAAGAACTTGAAGCGGTAGAGTTTGAAAAGGTATTAAATTTCATTGATATAAGCAGGGATATGGAGCAGGAAAAGGAAGACATAACAGTTAGCGAATTAGGTGACATAATTAATAATATCAAGCAAAGATTTGAGTAAATTGTATAACAGGAGTACAAAAATATGACAGTAATTTTTACAGGTAATAGAATATTTGAAGACGTTGTGAGGATAACGCAAGATAGTGACGGTATAGCTTATGCACATTTTGAAAATGGTGTAACAGTCATAGGAATAATATTAGAAATTAAACAATAGAATTAGAATTTTAATTAAATAGGAGGATAAAAAGATGAAAAATATTAATAAAAATACATATCAACAGGAAGCCGTTGCAATAATTCAAAATGGAGAAATACTATTCTTAATGGAAGGGGATATAGTAAATATTAAAACAGATGGGACAGATTACAAAAAATCATATAAAGAAGTGGCTATTGACCCAACACCTGATGAAATTTGGCTAGATGATGGGAAAAATCGGATAAATATTCCTTATGAGTATATCGAAGAAATTGAATTGATACAAAGAAATTTAGAATTTGATTAAGTGAAAGGATAAGAATAAAATGACGAGGGAAGATTTATTGAATGAAATTATTCAGATGGAAGAAGGGGATAATTTCAAAATTAAAAGCAGCACATTTGTTTTTGGTTGTTCATGCATGGAAATACATGAAAATATTGTAATAGTTTTTGGAGGATATGGAACACATTTTTCAATCTGGGATACTGAAATATATCACGAAGAAGAAATAACAGATAGTGTTATTAAACACATAGCAGGATATCATTCAGATAAAACATCGTGGATTACATTAGAAGAATGTATTATTGAATGAAAAAAGTATTTTAACTTATAACAGGAGGCGAATTATTATGGAGTCAATTCAAATTACTAAATTTGATACGTGGGCAAGAGTTGATTTTTTCAATGGTGAAAAGTTAATTGCAATGATGAAATTAAAAGTTGTAGATAATAAAATTGAAATTGAGGCTTTAAATGGCATAACACGAGAAGAGCAAAAGGAAACAATTGATATTATAAAAGGAGCAACAAAATGAAAATAGGAAGAATAGAGGATGATTTTATAATAGCTAAAAGAGGAGTGAGAGAGTTAGTAGAAACAATTACTCCAGAGAATGGCGAAAAGCTTGATTTGCTTTTAAAAGAAGTCGATAATTTGGTAATGATTGCAGTTAATAAAAAAGTTAAGCAGGATGGATTTTAATAAAAGAAGCATTTCAAGGTATAACGGGAGGCATTAGAATGATATTAATGAAGAATGAATATGATTTTATGCAAATGGTTAATGATGGCTATACCGAAGAAACAATCAGTGAACAATTGAATTTAACAGAAGAAGAATATAAAACGATTTATGATAACTTAAAAGAACAAAAACTAATATAACAGGGAGGTGTAAACATGAGTGACAAATGGAACATATCTTATAAACATAAAAATAAAATATATAAAGAAATTGCAAATATGCAGAGAGTAAAGACAATACAAAGTTTCGCTAGCATAATTTTATCATTACAGATCGCTGATTAAATTCAAATATTAGTTTTATATTGAAAATATAAAATAATGGAGGAATAAATATTATGATTGATTTAATTAAAAAGTTAGAATATTCGAAAGTTGCAGTAAGATTTTTATTAGAAAATGAAAATGGTTCTGTTGACTTTCATAGTATATCATATTGGGCTGGAGAAGTAGAACGATTAAGAAAAGAAATTAAAACTAAATTATAAAAGGAGTGATACAAAATGAGAAAAGCCGATGTTATTAAAATCTTAAAAGAAAGAATCGAAAAAATCGATGCGGAAATTATATTTAAAACAGATGCGACCAGAGAAGAATTAATAGAGAGCAGTATTAGAACAGACGAAATAAGAAATGTAGCTTGTATATTAGGAATACTTGAAGTTTAAGGAATTACAATAAAAAACTTATTTGGTTGAAAATATAACAGGTTTTTGGTCACAATTAATATATGGTATTTGTGACGAGGTGATTAATTAATAGATAGTATAGAAAGAATATTAAGTAAGTTGTTGGAATGATCAGTTAATGATGATAAATTTTATAAAGCATGAGTGATTTAAATGTTTCTTCTAGGACTTATAACAGGATCACTTATAACAGCAGCTAGTTATTACTTGATGGAATTATGCTTCTGGAACAAATATTTAAATAGGCATTAAGTAAAATATAATATAACAGGAGGTCATTGATATGGCACAGGTATTGAAATTTAAGGGTATTGTATTTGATGATATAACAGACCATGACAACGGATTGAAGATGTGGTCACAAATTTGTAAATGCTGTACAGAAAAGCATAATATTGATACTAAATATCTCGAAGAGGATGCAGGGAATGGAATTTGTGGAGTTGAGGGGTGTGAAAATGAAGCGGATCACTATATAGATTTTGAAGATAATGAAGTTAAGATAACAGAAGATGTTTTAAAATGCCAAATTTGCGGAGAATTAATTGAGAATAGATTGAAATTGCTCAAACAACATATTGAAACTCACATAGGGAATGTGGAGGAAGAATCAGAAATAGAAAACCAAGATTTTGATGAATGGTTATTGTCTTACTTTGATTCAGTAGATTAATATAAAAAGTTTATTTCATTAGATAACAGAGGAGGTTTTATAATGGCTAGTATTTATTACGGAGATATGGAAGGTAGTATTTATACAGAAGAAGGAAAAGAAAGACTTTGGAAAGAAGAAAATATTATTTATATCAATGGTGTTCATGCATTTAAAATTATACCTAGAAAAAACAGTAGTCCATTAATAGAATTATGGCACGAAGATGATGAGCAATTATCTAGTGATGAAACAGTTCATTTTGATGCAGGATGGTTAGAAAGTCTAAGAGATTTAATAGATACTACTATTAAAAAAATAGAAAGTGAATAAAAGGTTTGATTGGTTAAAAGATTGGAGGATAAAGTGAAATATAAAATTAGAAAACCTTCAAATTGGGGGTATATTATAGGTATGATAAGAAAGGTAAGCTTCATAGGGTGGGAATTTGGATTTTTGGAAAGCCATATAATCATAAGATTTATATACCGTTTGTAAATCAACTATGGATTAAATAAAAGGTTATTTTTAACCAAAAATATAATAATACAGGAGGAGAAAATTATATGAAATGTCAAGATTGTGACAGAGAATGTTTTGAAGATGAATATCCAGAGGTAGTATTTAAAGATGCGTATCACTGTATTTGTGAAAATTGCAGCATTAATTACGAAGAGGTTAATGGAAGAATTCAATTAAGAGAAGGTATATAAAATATAATGAGGAGGTATAACAGTGGGACATTCGATATTCAGTATAAATTTTGATAAACAAGAAAGAGCAATATTATATAGCGGTATAGACACTATCGAAGAAGCAAGACTATTATCTCAATTAGCAATGATTGATAAACAAGATGATGAGCTTATTTTTATTAGTGCAGGATGGAATAGAGATATTAAAAATAAGCAAGAAGAATATAATAAAGCTTTAGAATTGGCAGAAGAGTATAGATGTCAACATGCAGATTGGGAAAGTATGAGTAAAGAGAATGTTAAAATATTTCAAGATGTTTCAAAAGATGCTTTAATAAGGAGTAGGCAATATTTTCAAAATCAGAATATTGAGTTATCAAACACATTGTTTAATCTAAGTAAGCGTCTTCAACAGGTCGAGAATGACAAGATGGATTTGCAGGTTAAATTAGAAAGAGCAAGAGCGTGTGTAAAATGCTACGAGTGCAAAGATGATACATGTATCAATAATATTTGGCACAAATAATTCAACGAAAGAACTGTTTTATGATATAACAAAACTAAAATATAATTAGGAGGAATTTAAAATGGATGATAAAATCAGACAAATGGCAATTGATATTATTGATATGTTTGAGGACTTATTAGAAAAACATAACATTAATATTCCAGACGAGGAAAGAGATGGACATGAAGGAGAGGCAAACATTTACGGAATAACATATTTTGAATTGGAAGATGAAATAACAGCATACCTAAAAGATAAGACCAAATGAAAGACTTGTTTTAAAGAAAATATAAATTAGGAAGTGATAACTAATGAACAAATATCAGAAAAAGTTAAACAAAGAAACAAAATTAGCTTTAAAAGACGGAGTATTTATCAATGGTATTAATTTTCAAGAAGCTAGAAATAGTTTAAAATTTATGGCAAAAACAAGTTGTTTTAGTCCTTGCGAAGATTGTGATAATCCGAGATGTAAAAAACAAATTAATCCATTGTGGTATTGTCCAGAAAGAAGATGAAAGATGTGTTTTATGGTATAACAGATAATAGAAAAAGGGGTGAGGGTTGTGAATTATGATAAGCAAAAACCATTAACGCAGGAAGAAATTGATTGTATAAATTCAAAAAATAATATATGTGTGGTAAATATACGTAATTATCCTAAAGGATATATTCATACTGAAATTGCTTGGGATTTGCCAATAACTATAACAAGAAATGAAGATGGTTTTTGGTTTAATAATTACACAGAATCCAATAAAGATAATTATTGGGTAGTATATCCTGATGACGATAGTGAAAAGAGTCTTGAGATTGAAACAAAACAATTTAAAGATATTAGCAAGGCACTAAATTATGCAATAACAGCATATGAAAAATGGTTGAAAAATAGATTGAGTTATTTAGAAAAGTTTGATTAAAAAATCTATTCTATTGTAAATAAGTGTATGGTAAAATTGATTAAAGAGGTGATTAAAATGATTCATAGTTTTAGATTAGTAATAGAAGAAATTAAAAAGAACTTTTCAGATATACTTATAACAGATGTCCCTGAATGGTGGGTAAATATGGCAATAGATAATGACTATATAAATGAAAGAGATTATGATTTGTTTTTAAGTTGGATAAAAGAACATATTGAAGAATTGCAATAAATTGGGATATTTATTAAGAGAGGTGAATGATATGGCAAATTTTAATGGTCTAGTAAAATTTAATGATGGGACTATAATGCATCTAAAATTTAATGCATGTTCTGATATTTTTATTCCTAAACTTAGGAAATCTTTTGAAGAAGTTGCAAAGCATTGGGATAATAATGATTTTGATATTCCAGATGATTGTAATCATGATTCTGAAGAAGTGGATGTTTTTGAGGGTGGTTGCCATTGGAAAGCAGAAGCATGTAGGAAATGTGGATATTTAATTGAAAAATATTCAGTTGAGCGTCTTAATTTTGATGAACAGATATGGGAAATTCCGAAATGGGTTGAAGATTATTGTAAAGAAAAGGGATTTGAATTTTATAAATAAATTAAATGAAACTAACGATTTATTGAAAGGAGTTGTTAATATGCAAAAAGAAATAACTATAGAAATGATAGACAAATTTAACGAACATATGGAAATCTGTAACTCAATAATTATATTATCAAAGAGAGAAAATGAAAATATAGTAGACATTACATTATCTTCTAGAAGATTTATAGAAAGTTTTATTATTAACCCAACAGAAGAATTCCATGATCTTATAATAAATTATTTTAAGCAAAGATATATGATTGACGTAAGCTTTAATAATGTTAAAACAACTTTTTGGTCAACTTATGAATAATATTATAAAATCAACATTTTAACGTAAGGAGTGGTGCAAATGATAATTTATATTGTTGTTGCTTGTTTGTATAATGAAAGTAATAATGAATGGGTTGGAACAGATAAAGAAAAGGCTTATAGTTTTAAAGTATCTGATTTTAGCTATTGTAATAAGATTATTATAGAAACATGGAGAAACAATGAAAAAATTAAAGAAGATGAGATTAAATAAACCAGTATTTTGTCGTATTTGTAGACCAGTAACAGCAAGGGTTACGGGTTTCAGAAGGAGGAAATAAATGACGGATATTTATAGAATACAAATAGATACTCAAAAGAAAGCGTGCTATACCTGTAAAAAAGAAAATAACTGTAAACTTAGGGCATTAACAGAGAGAGGAGTTTGTAATTACTCCATGAAGCCTGAAGCAAGAAAAATAATAAACAAAATTAAACCATTGTAACAAAAAATAGATTTTATATAAATGGGAGGAATTTTCATGAGTAATTTAAAGCATATTAAAAGTATAGAAGACACAATAAAAAGATTAGAAAGTGATAGACGAAATATTGATGAGCATATGGGGTATTATGGTACGGCTGAGCATATTGAAATTGCTATAGATGCATTAAATAAACAGATATCCAAAACAATAAATATAGCAGATGAATATATTCCAAATGCTAAAATAGGTTATTGTAATTGTGGAGAAAGATTGATTTCAGACCAACATGTTTACTGTTTTAAATGTGGTCAAAAAATAAAGTGGCAATAAAATAACAATTTCAATGAGTTTATAAACTAAAATATAATACAAAATGAGGTGCAAATAAATGACTAAATTAGAATTTGTAAATAGTAGATGGCAACAAGAGGTAGCAATTTTGAATCAGTTGACGGCTTTCATAAAAGATAATAGCGAACTATTATTAACGCAACCTTACGTGGGAAATGCTCTACACAGACGGATAAATAAAGGTGTCAATTATGTTAAAGTGTTAGAAAAGAAAATGGCAGATGCAAAATTACATGGTGGTTTATTAGCAGTTTGATTAAAATATAATATAATTAACTAAAAAATAAAATAATGCATCAAATAATGAAGTTCATACATTCGACAATTTATGACATTACTTAATATATTACAATTGTTGCATGTTGCACGATTTTTGATGTGAACGACAATTTTAAAGATTTATGTAATCAAAAACGAACCATTTAGCCAAAATTCTACTTAATGCGACTGGTTATGAAATATAATTAACCTATATTAATAATGTTTTGGAGGTTATTTATGCAGCAATTAAACACAACAATCAACACAATACAATCCACGCTAGACAATTCACAAAAGCTACATTTTTCATGGTGGGATATGATACCAAAATTAAACCCTATTAAAACCACTGAGGCTAAAAACAATTTAATTAAATTTGCATCAGGATTAAATGAAATGCAGCCTATAATTTGGTACGAGCTATGTGAGATTATTAATCCTACCGATCCAAAACAATCAAAGGAAAATTTTATTGATTTTATCAGAGAAAACATATTAAATAGAGAGGGCGTGATAAATAGTTGAAATATGTAGTATCTTTCAAAAGAACAAGATTTAATATCTTAGTGCTTTCAGCGAAAGATAGAATTGATGCGGTAAACATCGTGAAAGAAAAGCATCCAGAAATGATTGAGCATGAAGATTTTGAGGTAAATGAAATCACTATTACAATAGAACCTTATTTTACAGACGAAGATGTGCTTGTAGATGGTTAATCCATTTGCAAGTATTTTTTTTGTTCAATAATATTAAATATAAAACTTGGTATAAAATTATTGACAAAATATATAATATCATGGTAATATATAAATATGAAAAGTATAAATAAAACACGATGATTTCGCATATGACAGAGTCGAATTACATATTATAAATTAATATAAATAAAAAATATAAAATTAGCAGGCATAAGTTGTTGACAAATTGTGTATAATATGATAAATTAGTAAAGTAAAAATATAAAATTTAAATTAGGGAGTGACCAAGATGAAAAAAGAAAGATACGAACTAGAGAGAGAATTATATTACATCATTGAAAAATACAATAGGAATGAAGATGTTAAGGTTAAAGTGGTAGAGTTTTTAAAAGAAAGAGTAATTGAAGGTAATACAAGAGGTATATTAAATAACAATACTCCACTTGGCGTTCTCAAATCCAAATTATTATATCATTTTACGGATGCTATGTATGTTGCTACTGAAGAAAAAAATATAAATCCAGATGATTACTTTTTGGATTCAGAAAAATCAGAAGCAGCAGATTATTATGAAAAATTAGACGAAGTAGAAAAATATCCAATAGTTTTTAAAGATGCTGAAGAGATGAATAACGATCACTATCATGTGAAACTTACAGTGCAAGAAATTGCGGAGCTATATAACCGCATGGTTATAATATATAATCCTGAAACGCAAAGAAAGATGCATCAAGTTGAGAAAAATGGATTGATTTTTGAAGAAATTAGACCTAACCCTAGGTCATTGAAAGAGATAAGTGAAGAGCTGTTAAATGGTACATTTATAGCAAATGATAATATATCAATTAATTTATTAGTAGACGGAACAGATGATTGGAAATATAACGATAAGAGCAAAACTTTAAAAATAATATCTGGAAAACTGAATATTATAGATGGGTATCATAGATCATTAGGTATATTAACTGCCTTAGAAATTAATCCAAACTTAAAATATAAATTTGGTGTTAATATTACTAGATATAACAAAAAGAAGGCGAAAAAATTAATATACCAATCATTTAAGCGCAATGATATGTCTGACTCAGATAAGGAAGATATGAATCCAGACTCACTTGAGAATGAAATAATTAAAAATATCAATGAAAACAGTGATATGAAGGGCAAGATTGTATTAGATAAAATATTGATAGATACAGGGAGAGCCTTAGTAGAGAATCAAATAATCAGTAAAGCGATAAAAGGTAACTTTAAATATTCTGGTAGAGCAGAAGCGCTAATCGTAGCTGACTGGTTAAATAAATGCTTTGATTACTTAATATACTTAAAGCCAGATGCTTTTAGGGATAATATAAAAAAAGTTCAGGACACAAGCATGATAAATAAGCAAAATATGTTTATAGGATATATAGCTCTATTTGCTAAAATTCAAGAAGATTCAAACTGGAGAGATATATTAAAAACTAAAATAGAAGAGATTGAAAATATAGAGGCAGAAATATTAAAAGAAATAGGAATTACTAAAAAAGAATTAAAACCAAAAGATATTAAAAATATATCTGAGTTTTTTAAAGCAATATAATGGAGGTAAATATAATGAAAATTAAAGAAAAGCCAATGTACAACAAAGAATTAAAAGAAAGATTTATTACATTAAAATATGCAAAAAGTACGCAGAAGATGGTTAGCTATTTATTTCAAAAAACTAACAGTATGGAAGTCCAATTAAATAAAGACGTTTATCAATTCAACAATGATGAAGTGGCGATGCTAATGAATCAATTGGAATTAGGTTCTACAAATTCAGCAAGATCTCAGAGTAGTTATTTAAAAAAATATGTTGCGTTCTGTATACAGCATGGATATTTAGAAACAAAGATTAATTTATTTGACAAGTATAATTCTCAAAATATGGATAGGTATGTAAATCAAATAGCAAAAAGAAAAAGATTTATAAAAGATGAAGAAGAATTAAATAAAATATTAAATATTTGTAAAAATCCACAAGATAAAGTTATAATAGCACTTTTATTTGAAGGAGTTAGTGGGGTACATTTTGAAGAATTGGTAAATTTGAAGAAAACAGATGTAGAAGGAAATTTATTAATATTAACGAGAGATGATGGTACAGAACGCATACTAGAAGTCAAATATAGAACTATCGAAATTATAAAAGACGCAATAGTTAAAGATTTGTATTATCCCAATAACGGCAAGGGGACATCTAGCAGACGTGAATATATGCCTATACACGACACAGAATATGTTTTAAGACCTGCGATGCATGGCGATAACAATGGTAAACTCAACCATATAGTAATAAATAGCAGGGTAAAAAGAATAGCTGAAGAATATAAAAATCCTCATCTGAACCCTCGAAATATATGGATGAGTGGTATGATACAGCTGGCGAAAGAATTAAAAGCTGAATTAGGCAGAGATTTAGAAAAAGAAGAATACGAAAAAATAAATGAAAGATTCGGAAAAGATATAAAATATCAATATCAAACAAGAAAAGACATAGAGGATTATATATAAAAAAAGATGCATATGCATCTTTTTACTTTATGTCCCGAAGAAGTATTTTTATAACCTTGCCAAGTATTTTAACATAGTCTAAGTCTTTTTTATTTATAACAATAGGTTTATAATTTTTGTTGGCTGCTTGTAGTATTATGCCATCCTTATCTTTAAACATTCTCTTTACAGTAGCTTCACTGTCATTATTTACTAGAACCACCATTATGTCTCCGTCAGCATCAAGCCACTCTTGTTTCTTTACTAATAAAGTGTCTCCATGTTGTATTCCAGCATCTATCATACTGTCTCCAGTAACCTTTAGAGCAAAACTATCTTTTTGATTAACTGATCCGATAGGTATAGGCAAATACTCCTCTACATTCTCCTGTGCGAAAATAGGGCTTCCTGCACGAATTGTACCAAGTATGGGTACTTTTGTTACATCGTTCATTTCAATCAAATTATCAGGCTTTTGTTCAATATTGGTGAGTCCTATTAAATAATCAACTGTTGTGTTAAATATTTCCGAAAGTTTTTCCAAAACATCCACAGGAGTTTTTCTAGGATCTTTTTCATAAAGAGATACCATACTTTGTGATTTACCAACTAGTTTAGCTAGTTCTCCTTGTTCCAATCCTTTTTTCTCACGAGATATTTTTATTCTATCATATTTATTAGTCATTTTTTTCTCCTAAATTTATTTTGATAATATCAAAAATACGATTGACATGTTAATAATATATTGATAATATACATATGTACCCACCAAAAGAAACTTTTTCAACCTATTATTTTACGCAATCAATATAGTTATCATACATTTATTTATGGCATTAGTAAATACTTAGCAATTATATCATGCATCTTGTAAAAGTCAACAAAGTATGCAATAAAATGTAATAAAAATAAAATACAAAAGTGAGGGTCAATGTATGAATTTGTTTGAAGAAGCAGTAAGAGAAATGATTACAACTCCGAAAGCAGTAGAAAAAATGGAAGGAATGTTTTGCAGCTATAGTAGACTACTTGGTGATATGGAAGAAATATTTAAAAAGAGGTTGATAACGGTAATGGAAATTGCAGGATTGGAATTGGAAGATGTTGATTTTGATTATGAGGTATTGCAGTTAGTTGAAAAGGGTAATTATTTAGCAAAAGAATATATTAGATTAGGTTTGCTAAAAAACAACCACGAAGAATTTACAAGTGTTAGGACTGAGATTTTCAATGAATTTATTCAATAAGACATAGGCAAGAATCTTCTTACATATAATAAGATAAAAGGGGAGATTATTGTTTGACAAAACTAAAATATAAAAGTATAATTAAGTTATGAAGGAGATAAAGATGATAAATAAAAAGGCTAAAAACATTAAAAAGACGAGAATAACTAAAATGGCGATTATAAAAGATGGAAAGTTAGTTTGCCCAGATTGTGAAACCGAGCCAACAAAAACAATTAAATACAATTCAGAAAACGGAATGGTAGTTTTTTATAAACTTTGTAGTGGATGCGATGGTATAATAAAGATAGAAAAATTAAACAAGGAGATTTAATGACAATATTAATTGTAACAGTAATTTTATTTTTAATCGCAATATTAATTGGAATTATAAAAACGCTAAAGAAGTATAGCGAAAATGTAGACGTAATTAAGGATTTAGAAATAAGCATAAAAATTTTGTATAGTTTAGCATTTATATTAGTTGTATTAAAGTATATTAAATTATAGTTTAAATGAAAAGGATATTTTATATGGAAATGTGAATTTGTAACCCTACTGCGAGTAAGGTTACGAAATAGAATGTGAGAAAGAAGTGATAATATGAATGAATATCCTATGTTTGATAAAATTATTCAGCATCTTAATAGGAAGAAACCTAAACCAACATATAATTCAAATAAGCAGCCTATAAAACCAGTCTATTATTTTAATGATATGTTGAAGACAGAGAAGAATTATATTCAAATTGTAGTTGATTATAACTGCTGTCATATGGCGATTACTTACAGCCCAGAGAAAAGAAATCCATATAAAGTATGGATAGAAACTCAATGCATTATGGGAATGATAAGACAAGAGTTGGGTACGAAGTATTGGGAAGATGATTGGCATAGGCAAGAAGATGTAATAGAATATATTAGATACAAATTAAGATAAATTCACAGATTGGTTTAAAGAGGTGAGAAGATGAGTAAATTTAAATGCGATTGCGGTGGTCAATTAAAATTAGTAGCCGAAAAAACCTATGAAGAAAGTAATAAGGTTTTAACAAACGGTAAGCTCTCTAAGAAAAGTAAGCTAAATGACGTAGGCGTAAATGGCGCATCTTGGTTACAGTGTACTGTTTGCGACAAAGAATATGAATACAATCCAGAAAGTAATGGAAGATTTTCTAAAGGTGAGAAAAGAATTTAGATAAAAGAAAAATTTTATAAGGAGTTTATGATGAGTAAGGGAAAACCAAGATATAATCCAGACAAACCACAGAATAGATTAGGCGGTAATTGTTCTTATTATGAAGAATCTCCAAGTAGTTCTCCATGTTGTGAAAATAGTTTTGTAGCAGATGTTTCTATATGCAAGGGAAATCCTCATAATTGTATAAAAATTAAATATAAGAAATTAGCTTGTAGAAGTGACAAACAGAAGATTCAATAAATGTGAAATTTTAAGGAGAATCATATGGAAAATTTATCCAGTAAATACAAGCAATTATACAAAGATATTAAATATATAGAGCAAACCTATGGTGAAATTCGTGATTACTGTGGTGCTTGGTGTAGTTGTGATATTTTAAAACAGTTATTAAAATCTCCAGATTTTAAAACTGCTTTTGAAATATTAATATCAATGCTAGAAGTTTTTTATAATAGTGGCTATGCTGATGGCGATACAAGGTGTCTCTTACCCATAGAAGAAGATAAAAGATTGCAAAAGATTAAAGAAAAATGGTTGTAAATTAATATAAAAGTATTACTTTATTGAAAGGGAGAAAATTATGAATAATAAGTTTAATATTTATAATATTTTAAATGTAGCATCTATAAGATTATCTTATTTATATGAAAACGGAGAAACATTACCTATTTTTAAATTATCATTACCAAAAGAAGAATGTAGTTTTAGTTTTCCAAGACAATTTATAGGTATATTCGAATTACTTAAAGATTTTGCATCTGTTTGGAATATATTATCTGTTAAACAAAGAAGTGATTTTTGTGAGCTTGTTGGAGGATTGAGGAATAAAGAAGATTTACTTTGGTTTATGGATATATTATCAGAAAGAAAAGAAGTTAATATAAAATGAAACTTTCGTATGGAGGTATACTATGAAATTTATAAAGATTGAACCACAATTAATTAAAGAAAGAGAAGTAATAGATAAAGTTGTTTGCGACATATGTAATATAGATATGTCAAATAGAGAAAGTTATGAACAGTCTGAAGTAAATATTAATGCAAAGTTAGGATGTAATTATCCAGAAGGAGATTGTAGAACAGGATATGTAATAGATGTTTGCCCCACATGTTTCATTGAAAAATCAAACCGCTTATTGAAAATACATTTAATATTCAATTTAGAGAGGTTGATACAGAAATTATGGGTCATGATTATTTTTAAATGAAAGAGATACTTTATTTAGAAAGGAGTTTATTTATGAATGATGACATCATAAGAGGTAAAAGAAGATTAATGCCATTTTATGAAGATATTGGGATTAAAAGAGGTAGTATACATCATTGTCCTAAATGCAATAGCGATAATATACTTGTTCAATTAGCTGATTATAACTTAATTTGTGAAGATTGTGACTATAAATGGAATTGGATATGCCCAGATTTAGATGAAATATTAGATAAATATATCAATAATAAAGTAGACAAAACTTGAATTTTATTAAAAAGGGAGGTTTTTTATGCTAAAAAGGTTTAAAACATGGTTTTGCAAGCATTTTATAAAAAGCAAATATGTTCATAGTCTAGATGTCACTAACGGCAAGGATTACACATGTGAGGTTGATGGATATAGAGGTAAAAATGGAATTATACATATTGCTGGTTTGAGGTTATACGATAAAATTTGAGTTTTAATTAGATTGGAGGATATAATGGAAGAGTATAATTTTTTTGAAAAGGCAGGATTTGATAAAAAAACATCAATAAAATTAATAGAAACATGTAATAAATACAGAGTGGGTTATGATAGTTTGCTTAGTATAATGAGCCAATATAAGATTAATAATAATCTAGAAACGATTGAACAATTTTTGCAAAAACAAAACGTAAAAGGTCAATAGAAATTAAGTTTTATCTAAGGGGATATAATTATGGAATTATATGAGGTTATTGATTTATTGTATGAAAAACATGAAGAAGATAGTGTAGATCACATAAATATTAAAACAGAGTATGCTATAGACATAATGGACGATAACCCATATATTAAGAGTTTGGGTTTACCACCTAGATATTTTAATATTCCAGTTAAATATATTGATGACATGGTAAATAACTATGAAATAATTTACAAAATAAAATAAAACTAAAATTCATAGAAAGGTAAGAAAAAAAAATGTTAAATTATTTAATAGATCTTCCAATACAAATTGGTACTAAATTGTTTTATTGTGCCGAAGAAGACAATGAACTTGTGGCAGATGGCGATTTTTAGCTAGTGTTTATTCTGGTGTAGTTATTGAAATAAGATTTATATCTAATAGTGGATTTATATCTAATAGTGGATTTATATCTAATAGTGGATTTATATCTAATAGTGGATTTATGTTTAAATTTGATTCTTACAGTTATTGTGAAGGTCATATTGAGATAGATAGTGATGAAATTAATAAGACAGTGTTTATGTGTGAGCAAGATGCTAAAAATGCAATTAAATGAACGTTGTATTAATACAGAAAGGAGATAGTATGATAGATAAATTTAAAATAAAAGATGGATGCGAGATGACTATATCAAATAAAGAAGGAAAGCCAGTGATGACATTTAAAGATTTTTCTACGAGTAATATAATAGCCAACGATAAAGAAATAATAGCTAAGTTAAAAGTAGATAACGAAGATCTGCAATATTTAATTGATATGTGCTATGGATATATTGACGATGAGTTAGGTGGTATGGATGGAAATAGCGAGCATGTAACAAAGTTAAATGACATATTAAGCAAATACAATATAAAAAGAAGTACAGCGTTTTAAATAAATACTAAATTTGATATGTAAAATGGAGCGTAATTATATGAATAATAGGTTTTTAGAAGAAAATTTTAAAAATGGAGAAATAGCAATACATGTCACGGACGAAAATCAGTGTCAACAAGTAATTAATTATGTAAATACTTTGGGTTACAATGTTGATGACATAGATAATAAAACGTATTTGGAATATCCTTATTTTTTCATCGAACAAAAAGAACAATTACAGGCAAATAATACACAAAAAGGAGCAGAATTTGAAGGTTGTAAGGTAATGGAATTTACAGATTTATTTTAATTAAGAATTATAATAGAATCTGAAATTTATTGAAACAAAATATAAAACTGGAGGTCAATATGAACAAAATAGAAAGAATAAAAGAATTAGTTAATACACTAGTAGAAGCGTGTAATAGTTATTATGTAAATGATAACCCGATTATGACTGATAAACAATATGACTTGCTTTATGACGAGTTGTCACAATTAGAGGTAGAGACTAATTACATATTGTCAAATTCACCAACTCAAAAAGTACAAGGAAGTGTAGTTGATTTTCTACAAAAAGTAAAGCATTCTGAATCAATGTTATCTGCCGAAAAATCAAAAGATGTTAATGATGTAGTTAAGTTTATTGGGGATAAGGATTGCGTTGAATCATGGAAGCTAGATGGGTTAACTTTAGTACTCAAATATAACGAAGGTAAACTTCAACAGGCAATTACCAGAGGTGGAGGAGAAGAGGGAGAAGATGTAACGCATACAGTCAAAACATTTACTAATATACCGCTTACAATTAACTATAACGGATATTTAGAGATTCGTGGAGAAGGATTAGTTACATTTAAAGATTTTGAAAGAATTAATACTGAATTAATGCTTAAAGGAGAAAAAACTTATTCAAACCCTAGAAATTTAGCAGCGGGAAGTGTAAGACAATTAGATGCTAGAATTACAAAAGATAGAAATTTAATGTTTATAGCTTTTGGAATTGTAAAATGCGATGATGTATTTAAGTATAAAACCGAACAGTTTGAATTTTTAAAATCATTGGGGTTTGAAGTAGTTTTTTATAATCTTATTAATAAAAGTGTAATTAATGAATCGGTCAACATGTTTGAAGAAAATGTTAAAAAACTACCATATCTCACAGATGGTTTGATTTTTGAATTTAATGATATTGAATATGGTAAGGCGCAAGGGGTCACTGGGCATCATAGTAAAGCATTATACGCACTAAAATGGAATGACGATAGTAGTGAAACAAAATTTAGAGGCGTTAAACTAAACACTACAAGAACGGGAATGACATCTATAACAAGCTTTTTTGATGAAGTTGATATAGATGGCGTAAGTGTGTCAAAGGCAAGTCTACATAATTATGATATATTTGAAGCATTACAATTAGGCATTGGTGATACGATTACTGTTTATCGTGCCAATGCAGTAATACCTCAAATTGAAGAAAATCTTACACGTTCAGGTACATATAAAATTGATATGCATTGTCCTTCATGTGGAAGTGAGCTTGTGATTAAAACTCCAAAAGAAGCAAGATTTTTATTTTGTGAAAATGAAAGCTGCCCTTCAAAATTAGTAAACAAGTTTGTTCATTTTTGTTCCAAAGATGCAATGGATATTGAAGGATTGAGTGAAGCAACAATTGAAAAGTTTATCGATAAAGAATTCATAAAAGACTTTACTGACATTTATAAATTAGAACAATATAAAAAAGAAATAATCACAATGGAAGGGTTCGGTGTTAAATCTTATAATAATCTAATTGCTGCTATTGAAAAATCGAGAACAATAGAATTTCATAGATTAATCTATGCTCTAGGAATTAATCAGATAGGATTGGGTGGAGCAAAAAGATTAGCAAAACATTTTAATAATGACATGAATACGTTCTTAAAAGTACTTAATGACAATTATGACTTGACTAACATTGAGGATTTTGGAGAAATTACGGCACAATCAGTTAATGATTATTTTGTTAATACCGAAAACTTAAATCAAGTTAATGCATTATTAGATTGCATTACAATTAGCAAGCCTATACAGACCACTATCTCAAATAAATTAGAGGGTAAAATATTCGTTATTACTGGGGATGTAAATCATTTTACAAATCGAAAAGAATTGCAAAGTAAAATCGAAGAGTTTGGCGGAAAATGCTCTGGATCAGTGAGTGCTAAAACATCATACTTAATCAATAATGACAATACATCTGGCTCATCAAAGAATAAATCGGCTAAAGCATTAAATGTGCCAATAATAACCGAAGAACAGTTTATTGAGATGATTAATTAATCATCTCAAAATTCAATTAAGTAAAATATAAAATAAATGTTGACACCAATACCATAGTTTGGTAATATAATATCAGCAAAGAAAAGAAAATATAAAAGTGAGGGATAAAAATGATTGACCAAAGAGGATTTTTCGGAATAGGTATACAAAATATTAAAACGGAAAGTAATATAGGAACGTTGTGGAGAAGTGCAAATATACTTGGGGCAGATTTTATATATACCATTGGCAAAAGATATAAAAAACAATCTAGCGACACCATGAAAACATTTAAACATATTCCTTTGTATCACTATGAAACATTTGAAGATTTCTATAATCATTTACCCTTTGATTGTAGACTTGTTGGAATTGAACTTGACGATAAATCTAGAAAATTAGAAAAATATGTACACCCTGAAAGATGTGTATATTTATTAGGAGCAGAGGATCATGGTCTCACTAAAGAAGCGTTAGCTAAATGTCACGATATAATACAAATTGCTGGAGATCATTGTTTAAATGTAAGCGTAGCAGGAAGTATTGTAATGTATGACAGATATTCTAAAGTTTTAACAAAAACAGCATAAAATACGAGTTTTATTGAAATTTATGATTTTGAAAGCCTTGCGAGAGTAAGGGTTCAGAAATGGAGGAGTTATGAAATATCAAATTTACCAGATAAAAAGAGATTTGTTAACACAGTGTGGATTTCTAGGCTTAGATATGATGAAAAATCTAAACCGTAAGATTGAAATTGAATTAGAAAATTACAATATCGTGTATGAAGGAGAATTAAACGAAGATAAAATTGTAAATCAATTATTAGAAAAATTGTTTTATATTTTCAATGTAGAGCATCCTAAAGATTTTGAAGGTCGCAGCATGTCAGTGAGTGACATTGTAAAACTTGATGATAAGTATTATTTTTGCGATAGCATTGGATGGAAGAAAATAGATTTTTAAATACGATCAATCTAAGTTTTATTGAAAGGGGTAAATAATGTTTTATATACTTATAATAATTGGGTTTATTTTAAACATATCATATGACATAGAAGGATTTAATAAAATGTCTATAAACGCACAATATTTTACCATATCAATATTCTTTTTAGCTTGTTTGTTGTGTCCTATTTGGTATCAACTGGCATTAATAAATAAAAATATAAATAAGGAGAAATAAAATGATATTAACAGATAAAAATAACACAAGAATAGTAATAAGATGTGATTGCGGAACAGAATCAATAGGAATTGGAAAGCTTTTTGACGGAGAAGAACCATTAGAATATTATATGGATATAAGTATTTATGCTTTTTCTACTGAACAAGAGGGGTTCTTTTCAAAATTGAAGAATAGACTTAAAACCATATGGTATATATTAAGACACGGAACGCATAGATTTCAAGAAATTATACTAACCGAGGAAGATATGAAAGATTTAAAAGAAGTAATTAATAGATTTTAAGGAGTATAAAATATGGAGCAACAAGGCAGAAATAGAAAACCATCGGTATGTGGTGCTGATATATGCAGAAATACTTTTCAAGAAGGATGGGCTTTAAAACCAAATGGTAATAAAATAATGTGTGATATGTGCAACAAAACACAATACAGCTTAAATTGGATTAAAGATTCTAACGGAAATAGCATTAATATTTGTGATGAATGTAAGAAAAAATTTGAAATGAAATAGAATTTTTATTTAAAAGGAGAAGAAGATGGATAAAATAATTAAACATTTTAAAAATATGCTAAGTAGAGAATTAACTGAGCTGGAATATGACATGATTAGGCTATCGTATAATATAGGTAAGCAAGATATAGTTAATTTAGTTTTAGATTCAAATAATCAATAAAATTAAGGTTTGATTGAAATTATAGGCTAGAGAACCAGAGTATTTGGAAGCATTTGCGAGTAAATGGAAGGTAGAATTTAAATACTAATGATAAACTAAAATATAAAAGGAGTGGTTAAAATGTGTATAGGTTTAAATATGGCAGACAGATTAAACCAAAAACTTAATGATTTTGTAAATGAAATAGAAATAGAGTTTGGTAAATTGAGAGATAAATTAAGTACAATTGATTTAGAAATTGGAGATATTAGACATGCATTAGAAGAACATATAGGATTAGATGCTTGTAGCGGATATAAGTATGCTAAAAAACTACAAGATGCTTTGATTAAAAGGAGAAGTATTAAAAACGAATACCAGACTTTGCAATCCATAAAATCACTATCAATTAACTTATTACCCGAAATAAAAATAATAAAGAATAAGGTTGTTGAATTAAAAGATAGACAAAAGCTGCTAACATATACTCCTAGAATTAAAAATGAATCACTTCAAATTAAAAACAAAGTAGAAAGCAGTATTAATAAACTTAATAGAGTCAATAAGTTAGCTATTAAAATAAAACCAGATCCGCACTTAGATAGAATGACTCAGCTATTTAGACAAATAGAGGATGAAAGGCTAGTAAAATGTCAATAAAATGAATGTTTTAAGGAGTAAAAATATGAGAAAAGAAAATATAGGACATTATTTAAATTCTCCTTTTAAAAAATGGGATGGAGATAAAATAGCTGATATTATTTGTAAAAATGGATTTGTTTTTGATGGTGAATATGCAGGAATATTTGAATTTCATCATAAAGATGCAAATAGAACAAATAAATTTCATTTAAATTATCTTTTATACCTAAGAAGAACAATGTTATATATTTGTAATCCAAATGCCAGAATTTCGCCAGCTATAAAAAGTATCAAGCAGTTAGATGAATTTTTAAAAACTAAAATATACGATAAAATGTAGAAATTATAGAAATGGAGAGTTAGAAATGAGATACTATAAAGTAATTTTTGATGTTGACACAGATGAAGATTGGAGTTTCATGGGGGAAGATGCAGGAGAAGAGTATTTCAAAGATATTGAAATAGCCACAAATACACTTAAAGAAAGATTAAAAATATTGAGGAATACTAATACAATGCCTGATTCTTATAAAACTTCTATTAATCAAAAAATTGATGATATATTACTACATATTGATAATATATTTGAAGAAATTGGATGGGCGTGTTTTAGAGTAGAATTTTATCATGGAAATTACGATGGGTTTTTTGGAATAATACCTGTCGAAATTACATCCGATAAAAATAAGTTTGTTATACAAAAATTATATGATGAAGACATATATAATTTAAGATGATGCTTTCATCTTAAATTATATATAAAAATAAAAGGAGAAAATTCATATGAAGATATTAGCGATACCAGTAAAATTTCAAAAAGGCGACACAATCTATACAACAAAACAAGAAAGAGTTGAAATAACTTGTCACGTATGTGAAGGTAACGGAAAAATAAAATATAATAATAAAGACATGAAGTGTCCTGAGTGTATGGGAGTCGGTAAAATTAAGTCAAATAAAAATATTAGCGTTGTCTGTGATGATCCATTTATTATTACATCAACAAAAGTAAGTATTGATAGTAGTGGGGATATTTCAGTAAGATATAAAGGTCGTTGTAATTATGTCACTTTAAGTAGAGCGGAAGATAATTTGTTTTCAACTAAAGAAGAAGCTAAAATTAAATGTGAAGAATTTAACAAAGAAAAGGTATTTATTAAAATAGAAGATATAATTATTAAAGATTGTTTTAGGAATACACGCCCTTCATTAGATAAAATTCAAAGCAAGATAGAATATTACAAAGGTAATAGTAAGTTTGATAAGAACATTATTATTAATAAAGATAATGTGTTACAAGATGGATATATAAACTACTTAATATGTAGATTGTTGAATATTGAGACTATTAAGGTGGTAATTGAGAGTTGCGACGAATTATCAGAACTTTTAATTTTGAAACCCTTGGGAGAGTAGACGTTCAGAAACTAAAAACACGATGAAATAGTAATTTTATAGGAGTGTTTATGAGTAAAACAATTCATGAGATATATGAAGAAACAAAAACAAATTATAAATTTAATGATTTTCAAGTTAATATGCCTGTGCAAGTAATGACTCCATGTGTAGATTTTACATTCTTTTATGGTGAAGCTGGAAAGGTTATTAAAAATTCAGGAGAATATTTAGGAATAACTGTAGAATTTGATAAGCCTAGAAAATATGAAGATGGATATATTCAGAAGACATTTAATTTTAATCCTTGTGATTTAAAACCATTAAAAGAAAAGGAAGAAATAATTGTAAATGAAAATCCATGTTTATGTCATTATCCATGCAAAACAGAAAATTGTCCCAAGGAAAAAGATGCCGCATGTCACGTTAATCATTGCGAAGTAGTTCAAAAATACTCAGTATTAACATATGACAAAAAATATTGTTCTGAGTGTGGAAGAAAAATAAAATGAAATGAAATATTTCTTTCATAGAAAGGAGCTATAAAATGGAATTAAGTTTTCTTGATAAGGATCATTGGAATACTTTGGATGGTAGAAAATTGTATCCTGAAGAGTTTGAAGATAAACATTTGCTTAATACAATCAAATATATAAAAGATAGGGCAATTACATATGCAGATGAAATTAGAGTGCAAGAAGAAATGTACTATATATCGTGTCCAGAGCCTAGAGGTGACATGGCGGGATTAGCCTATAAACAAGGGTTGGCTGAAATGATGAATATATCTGACGAAGAATGGTTGAATGATAAAAAAATATATAAACTATTAAAAGAAGAAGCTGTGAAAAGAAAATTACTTTAAAACATTACATTAACGAAAGGAGAACACAAGATGGATGAAACGTACTTTGTAAACGTAGGAGACATACTTCTAATTGAAGGAGCAAAATATAAAATTGTAAAAGAAATCGAAAGTGAAAGTTCTGAGGGTATAATTATAATAGAATCATATAGATATACTCTTGTAGAAATTAATTAAAATATTATTTTCAATGAAGGAGATAAATTATGGATAGATTAACAACAAAAGAATTATATTCCCAATTGCAGGAAAGAGTCATTATTGATTTAAAAGAAGATACAACGCTTTGCCCAGAATGTAAGGGTTTGCATTTTATCTATGTTGAAAACGATGGGAAAGGATACATCCAGTCTTGTAATCATTGTTATAACGGAGTTTTGTACACATGTAAATATTGTGGACAGGGCAATAAAACTGATTGTTGTTATTGTGAAGAAGCACGAAATGAGGAACGAAATGAGTTTAGATTAAAACAAATACAGAGAGATAATGAACTCTATCAAAAGGCTGAAAAAATAAACTACAAAGATTATAACGGGTATTATCTTTTAGGCAGCGATGAACATTTAAGAGAACAAGACGATCTTGAAGAATGGATTTATGAAAAAATACTTGCAAAAGAAGATATTCCAGAGTATTTATGGGCAGTAGAGGGCAGCCCGCACATATCTATCGATTTGATGGATGTTATATATGATGATTGTGAAGATGGGTATGAAGATATGTTTAGTTATCTGGATACAAAAAGTTCTTTATTATTGCAAGCACAAGATTTAATTGACCAATGGGAAAAAGATCAAGGAGATAGTTTATGTATTTTTAATGAAACTTATAAAAAAGCGATTATTATTAAAGATCTAATTGAAAAAATTAGAAGTGAAATAAATCATTGATTATAATTATTTTCGGCAGGTTAAATCATACAGGCTATCAAATAAAAGTGGCTTAAAACGGCTTGTAGAATGGTATTATTTTCACATAAAGGAGGCGTAGGAATGATTAAAAATGGAATGGGTGTTTATTTAATACAGGCTATGGATTTCAAAGAACAGATGGTTTATACTTACATATCAGTTGGAGTAAATGGAGAAGATGCAACTAATAAAGCTATAAAGTTTTATAACTTGAATGAAAACGAATTTGACTCATTTGTAGCTGAACATTATATAAATATAGTGGGATATGAAATTGAAGTTAACATAAAAATTGAAGAGGAATTAGATATTACTGATGAAGTAGGTGGATGTCATGGTGGTGGAGTAGGATGGAATCCTCAAGGAATTTTTTGTGGTGAATGTAGCAGTTCAACTTGTAAGGGATGTGTAAATGAATATATAAAAGACTAAATTTATTAAGAGAAGGAATAATTTTATGCTTAATTTGTTAGTAATAAAAAATCCAGAAGGAGAATATCTGTATTGGAAGGGCGATCAAATATATTTTACAAATAATATAAAAGATGCTTATTTCTACAATGAAAACGAAGAGAATATGGCTAGAATGCATTTGGAGTGGGCGGATTATAAAAATTATAAAAAATCGGACGGAGAAATAGTTAAAATAAAGCTAGAAATTTATAATTAAAATATCTGATTTATTCAAAGTATAGAACTAATGGAGGTAAATAGATTGAAAATTTTTGCGACGAGCGATATACATGGCAATAAAATAATTGCACGTAACCTTAAAAAATTTCTTGAAAACTCAGACACAGATGAATTAATAATCTGTGGAGATATTGGTGGTAAAAATTGGGGAGGAACATTAATTGAGTTTGGTAAAAAACAAAAACAAGATTTAGATGATATACTAAATATATTACAGTCAGATAAATATCGTACACACTTCATCCTATCAAACGACGACTGGATGGAAGCAGATAGTTATGATTTAAGATATTTACCAAATTGCCATTATACAAAACAATTTTTAGTACCGTTTGAGTTAGTACATATTACGCCATTTACAACTAATAGAGAGGCTAATGAAAATAAAATAGCTTATGAATTAAGCAAATTGCAGATAGATAATCAATCAATCGTAATTGCTCATGATCCTCCATATCAATGTTTAGATAAATGTAATGATGGTAGAGAAGTTGGTAGTAAGAGTATAAGAAAACTAATAGAAGAAAAACAACCTAAAATATGGCTATGTGGGCATATACATGAAGCAGCAGGAGTTGATGAAATAGGCAATACACTGGTATTTAACTGTGCTTGTAGACATGAAAGGAACGAATTGAGAGGCTGGACAATAGATACTGAAACACTGGATTTTGAAAGAATAATAATATAAAAATCAATAAACTAAAATATAAAATAGTTGTTGACACCAGAAAACACATAGTATATAATATTAAACGAAGGGAGGGAAGATATATAATGTTCAAAAAATTAATATTTAAATCTCTCAAAACAAATCGAAGATACAGAATAAAAATACGTCACTTAAAAAGATTTTCATTCATTATAGCACTCATATTAACAGCAGCATTGTTGCTAGTTTTTCAAAGCATTAAAAGCGGCATAGAAAAAATAAATCCAATACCAAAATCTAAGCCGAATATCGAAGCTAAAAAGGTTATAAACACACATAAACCAAAAGAAATTAAACCTATCCCAATAAAACAAAATATAAAAGAAAGAGCAATAGAATTATCATCGAGAGGTAATTTTGATAGATTTGAGGTAATTGAAAAATGTAAAATGAAAGTTACTGCTTATGATTTGTCTTATGAATCTTGCCAAAAATATCCTAGTAGTCCTGCATATGGAATTACTGCATCGGGAGAAAAGGTCAAGGAATGGCACACAATAGCAACAGGTAAACGAATACCATTTGGAACTAAAATATACATACCATATTTTAAAGACTATCCAAATGAGGGCATATTTATAGCCGAGGATAGAGGCGGAGCAATAAAAAATAATTGTATAGATGTTTATATGAAAAATAATTCAGACGCTATGGATTTTGGAGTGCAAAAATTAGATGTTTATATTCTTAAAAATAAAATATAAAATTTGGAGGTCGAAATGAGCAAAGAATCATTTGTACAAGAACAATTCAGAGTTTTTAAAGCTAAAAATCAATTGTATGGTAATAGTTTTAATGAATCGCTTGATAAATGGGGAGATATAGCTTATGCAGTAAGAGCTGAAGATAAGTTAAAAAGAATTAGTCAATTAACAAGCGGCAAGGATCTTACAAATGCGTTAGAAGTAGTGTCAGATGAAAGTTTACAAGATACTGTAAAAGACTTATTTAATTATACAGCAATGATGGATGCATATGCATTGAATAAGAATGTATATGACTCGATGAGAAATATGGTTAACAACTATAATAACCTAGAAATATATTTATTTGAAGGCTATGGGAGAAGATTTGATTATTTGTTAGACAGAGATAATCCCAAAGACAGAGATTTATTTAATAGAATTCTGATGATATTAAATACTCTGATACAATAAAAGGACAATTTTAAATTAATTACAAAGGTGGCTGAAAAGTTTGGAGTTAAGGCTTAATATATATCTGCCAAATGCATTTGGATCAAAAGTGATATAGAAGTAGGTTGAAGTAGCTAATAAGTGAACGTGCTATATAAAATGGTTCTACCTTTGTAAATTAAATATTTGTAACTGAGGGCAGAATGGGCGGCTGCCACGCCAGAAACTAATTTTCAGGAATGATGTTAGGAATTTTTAATAGTGTATTTTAAAATATATATTAGAAATGGTCTTAAAGAGATGTAGGGTTGCCAACCTACCAGTTACAAATTATATATGTGGCGATGGTGAAACGTAAATACACGCTGAAGACAATAATGTGATACTAGGACTAATTAGTCGTCAAACGTGGTTCAGCTAATAATCGAGGTGTGGAATGTGTTTACACAGTCCAGAGGTGGCAAGAATCCTAGGTGACAGGCGTAACGTATTAAAGCGTTAGTGTAGATTATTAGAGCCATAAGTATTGTGCAGGTTCAAATCCTGCTCGCCACATTAATTAATTTGAAATGCTTATTTTAAGGAGAAGGTTATGAAGTGGCTAATAAATTATTTTAAAGAATGTTTTTGCAATCACGATTTTAATTATGAAGAAAAATATTATGTAGAAAAAAGTGATTTTTGTGGGAGCAGAGAAGGTGATAAAGTTTCTGTAACATGTAAAAAATGTGGTTATCATAAAAGTTATTGGAAATTTTTCAGATAAAAGACAGATTTTAAAGGAAGGATGATATTATGAGCGATTATATGACTACTAATTGTATAAGATTAAAAACAGAGTTTCAAAACATCAAAGAATTATTATCTATAATGAATAAAGACTTGCTAAATGTACATATGGAAGATGGTAAAGATTTGTATGAAATTAATAAAATATTAGAAAAGGATAATATAAGAATTATTGATTATAATGATGAATTATATGTGGATATTATTATTTGTAATGATTGGTCTGATGGCAATGATCCCGAATTTTATATGAGTTTGGCTGATATTAAAAAGATAATTAATCAATATAAAAATAAGCTAAATTTCAAGCCCACAGATATTTATATACTGGCTCATCAATGGTATAACGGTTGTGACGAACCTTATACATGTTAGTATAAAATAATAGTTTTATGGAGTAAAATATGAAAAAAGTTAATTTAAATGATTTAAGGGATTGGATTATAGACGAAAAACAAACTGGAAATAGAATAAAAGCTAGTAAAATTTATAAAATATTTTGTAAGTATGTAGTGAAAAAATTTCCAGATGTATCTGAACATGACATGAGATATTTTTTCTTTCGAGATTGGTATTATTAAAGTAAAAATATTATTTTCATGCGGTTGTGGCGAAATTGATAGACGCATCGCCAGCATGAGGCGTGTCATACTAAATATCATGTGTCAACTGACTACAAGTTACGTGTAGGTTTGAGTCCTGCCAACCGCACAATTTAATAAATAGCAGCTTAATAGCAATATAGGAGAAAATATATGAGTAGAAGATTAACTTATAAACCAAATTGGCTTAAAAAGCTAAAGAAAAACAATAGTATTAATGCCTCATATGCTGACGGAGAAGTAAAAGCTTTAAAAATACAGAAGAAAAAGGCACAGCTGAGAAAACTAAATGTAGATGATGCAGTAAATAAAATTTTACAAATAATTCAATAAACTAAAATATAAAACAGTGAGGTTAAAATGAAAAGCAAATTTGAAGAAATATGGAGTGAAAGTCCGTTTAAAGTATACATAAATCCACCAAAAGAGCCTTATGATTATAAAAAATATATAGAAAATTACATTTCAACAATGAAAAAATTAAAGGGTATTAATTGGTCGCAATAAAGATTATAGGCGCAAGCCTTTAATATAAATTACACGTTAAGTGGGTCGTTTAAAATAATTGAAGTTATTACTTCAAGGAGGTGAAAAGTATGACGGATAAAGACGTAGTGGAAAGAAAATTAGCCAGACAATTAATGAAAATTGTGGGAACGATTGATGAATTAAAGAAAGTGGAGGTTGTCAACGGAGATCGTAGACGAATAAAGTTTGGAAATTCAACTGTTTTGGTGTCTTCACTCAGTGATAACCACTGCCATATTGAAATGACGTTTAATTAAAAGGAGGTTAAAAAATGTTTAAAACAAATTGTTCTTTGTTAGTTAACACTCAGCAAATTGTGGATGCAGTAGAAGCCCTATGCGTTCTATTATCAGCAAATAAAACAGATTTTAATGATGCTAATGGCTATATGGTTATAGTATTCAATTTCAATGACATCAACGGCTTTAGTATTCAACAGAAAGAAAAAATAGACGCTGATTATTGGGAGCAATTAGGACATTCGTAAAATGTAATTATTTAGGGGTATTATTTTACCCCTCCCTTTAAAAATAACTTATTATGAGTTTATATACAGCTTATAATCTAAAATATAAAAGTAAAGGAGAAAGTAGATGAGAGATCCAAACAGAATAAAGCCATTCTTGGATGAGATTGAGAGAGAGTATGGAATAAAGTGCCTGACTGGAGATTCGGACAATTTGTTAGCAATTGGTTAAACGGATTAGAAAGAGACCCATTCTTTTTTGAAGACAGTGAACTGCTAGAAGAATTAAGGAGATTTGAAATAGAAAATTTATGTTAAAAATTTGTTTTACCTAAAATTTAAATAATATAATGGAGGATTTTATAATGAAAAATTTTAAACTTACGGCAATTATTATAGCAGGAGTTATATCACTAATTCTATTATCTATATTTATGGTTAATGGAGTTCAAAACAAAGCTATTAGCCTTGAAGAGCAAATTAAAACAGCAGATTCAGATATTAAAGTACAAGAAAAACGTAGAGTTGATTTAATTTACAACCTAGTTGACACAGTAAAAGAGTATGACAAACATGAGTACACTACATTAAAAAGCGTAGTTGATGGTAGAAGTGCAGGAGGCAAATTAATTTCAGATGTTACTACCTTAATATCCGCAACGGCAGAAGCGTATCCACAACTAAAAGCAAATGAAAATTATAAACAGTTAATGAATGAACTGAGTATTACTGAAAATATGATTGCTCAACATCGCAGCAACTATAATACACAAATTAAAAATTATAATAGGTATGTTAGGAAGTTCCCCAATAAACAATTCTTAGGATTACTAGGATATGAAATAATTGAATTTAAATATCTTGACTATAATGCCCCTAAAGATGCTCCACAAAATCTTTTCAAGAGTAAGTAATATGAAGATTACAAAAAGAGAAATTATAGCCAGCGTATCTATTGTTGCAATCATGTTATTAATTGGATTTCTAATTGTTGGCAAGATATCAGATAATCTTATAGATGCGAATGATAAATATAATAAAGCAACTAAAATAGAGAGTGCAGAATTATTTAAATATGGCATGGATACAAGTATTGGAAATGCCTTTATATACGGAGATTTGAAAGCCGTAGATGCAGTAGCATATCCAGAAATTTCAGGTAAATACCTCTCCATTGCTAAAAACAAAGAGCGATACACTATGCACACCAGACAAGTATCTTATAGGGTCGGTAAAAGTACGCATCATAGAACAGAAACGTACTGGACGTGGGATACGGTTCAATCTGAATCACTTGTAGGTAAAAAAGTTACTTTTTGTGGACAGAACTTTAATTATTCTCAATTTAATAGACAAGGCGAGGATCATATTACTACAATTAACGAATCACCACACATAAGATATCAATATTATGGGTGCAAGCCAGAATTAAAAGGTACTATATTTGCTTGTTTGCTAGACAGAAATATCAGTAAAGATGGAGCAATGTTTTATAAAGATATGACAATAGATAAAACAATGAAGCTGGTTACGTCAGACTCAAGTACTTTTATTTTTTGGATATTCTGGATAATATTTATATTAGGATTGGTAGCATTGTTCTATTATTTTGATAATAAATGGTTGGAAAATTGATAAAATTACAAGAAAATTTATGTTTTATGTGGAAAGGAGAAGATATGGAAGGTTCGTTGTATTTAGTCATGGTAGAAGCGGATGCCAACAATAATAAATACTATAGAATGATACCCAACGGAGATATGTTTGAAGTTCAATTTGGGAGAGTTGGAAATTCAGGATACCAAACCGCACAATATTCTATGTCGCAATGGAATAAGAAGCTTAATGAAAAGTTAAGAAAAGGCTATCTCGATCAAACAAGGCTAGTAGCAGAAACAATTGTTAAACAAAAGAAGAAAGAGTATAAGGATATTGAAAATGCGTCAATATCAGCTATAGTAGCAAGGCTTCAATCTATGGCAAGACAGGCTATCGCAGATAATTACACAATATCATCAAACAAAGTTACAAAAACAATGATAGATGAAGCACAGGTCACACTAAATAATCTAATTACTACTGACAATATTGAATTGTTTAACAAAGTTCTCATTGAATTATTTAGAATTATACCTCGTAAAATGGGAAAAGTTAAAGATTATTTAGCTACTGATAAAAAAGACTTTGGAGAAACAATTCAAAGAGAGCAAGATTTGCTTGATATAATGAAGGGTCAAGTTGTACAACAATCTATTGTTGAAGAAAATATTGAGGAAGAAGATTCTCCAACTATAAACCAAACTATTTTAGATGCTGTAGGATTAAGATTTGAGGAAATTACACAACAAGAAAAGCAATTAATTAAGCAAAATCTTGGCTCATGTAGTGATAAATTTTATCAAGCTTGGAAAGTTATTAATTTAAAAACTCAAGAAAAGTTTAATAAATTTACTAAAGATGCAAGTATCAAAAATATAAAACTATTATGGCATGGTTCTAGGAATGAAAATTGGTGGTCAATCATTAATACTGGCTTAGTTTTAAGACCATCAGCAGTAATTACGGGTAAGATGTTTGGTCATGGGATTTATTTTGCACCATCGGCACAAAAGAGTTTAGGATATACTTCGCTGCATGGCTCATATTGGGCTGGAGGAAGTTCTAATTCAGCTTTTATGAGTTTATACAATGTAGCTTATGGAAAACCATATGACGCATATTCATTTGATAGTAAATATTATAATTTTAATTACGAATCGCTACAAAAAAATTGTGCAGGAGCTAATTGTCTACATGCTCATGCTGGATCAATGTTGAGAAATGATGAAATTATAGTATATAAAGAAGAGCAATTAACTATACAATATTTAGTGGAATTGAGGTAAATATAAAAATATGAGTGTTACTGGTGTTTATTTTGATACATATAAGCAAAGATGGATGGCAAAATTGCAGATAGCAAATAAAATCATTAGAAAAGGATTTAAAGACTTTAATGATGCTGTTAAATACAGAAAGGAATTAGAAAACATGAATATTATAGTGACTGATAGTGTGAAGATATCTGAAAATAACCGAGTAAGACAAGAAGAACATAAGATAATAGAGTATAAAGGACACACACAAGAATTTATTGAAAGAAATACGTCAACTGGTGAAGTTAACACGAGTAAATTTTATGTACCAGCATCAAGAGGAAAAGTTATGCATAAAGACATAGCCACCATAGTTATTTTGGAAGATGGCAGCAAAGGTGTTGCCAAGTGTAATAAAGAAGATAATTACAGTAGAAAAACAGGGTTGAAGATTGCATATAATAGGGCAATGATACAGCACCTATTAAGCGAAATAGAAAAATTAAGTAAGTAAAATATAATTGTGAGGCAACAAAATGATTAAAATAGTTGAAGGCAATATCCTAGAAGCGACAGAAGATATAATTTGTCATCAAGTTAATTGTATGGGTGTTATGGGTGGAGGTTTAGCTTACCAGATTAAAGAGAAATATCCGTACGTTTATGCAAATTATCGCCATATTTGTAAAGAATATTTGTCAGAGAATCAATCATTATTAGGAGAAGTTATATTTGGTGTATTTACACATGATAATAAAATTATAGCTAACCTATGTGGACAAAGTAATTATGGAACACATATTCAACAGACAGATTATGCAGCATTAGCAAAGGCTTTAAAAATTGTATATAAAGCAGTTAATAATACAAATAGTTCTCTCAATGGTTACTCAGTGGCTATTCCTTATAATCTTGGTTGTGGATTAGGTGGCGGAGACTGGAATGTTGTTTACGATATGATTAACCGAATATTTGAGAATTATGATGTGACTATTTATAATTTTGAAAATAATTAACATATAAAGGAGAAAAACAGATGAGTTTGACTACGGATATAAATAATCCAGATTTAAAATATGGCATAGATGATAAGCCAGTAGAGCAAAACAAAGCATATCTAGTGCTTTCAGAAGAAGAATTGACCAAGGGTTATATAAAACCATTTCGTAAAAGTTATAAACATTTAACATGCGGTACAGTTACATCAATGCCAGAAACAATTGCTGCCACTTATGCGAGAAATCCTTGGTTCTACGGAGCTACATATTGTTGTGCTTGCAGTATGCATAAACCATTAAATGAGTTTGTATGGGAGCCAGAGGGTGAGTCTATGAGTCCTTCTAATTGGTCGGATGAGGAAATTGATCGTATTGTTGAGTTAAATAAAAAATCTAAATAAAAATTGTGTTTGATTTAGAAAGGCGGATTATATGTTTGATATAGTTGAAAAAATAATGAAAACAATAAGCGAAGAGGAATGTCTTTTATATTATGGAGATAAAGCCGACCTTTTGAATCTTCTTGAAAAACTACCATATGAAGAATTATATGAAATTTATGAAAACAGAAAAAAGATATAAAAATGGAGTTATACCAATTTGGGTAGATAAAGAAATTGAATAAACCTTGCATTTTAATGAGATTGGAGGATTGTATGTTAACGGAATATGGATGTCAATGCAAAAAGTGCCTAGAAAGAACTAATACGGAACTCGAAAATGCTAGGAAAAGGTGGATAGATGGGAAAAGAGAAATTATATTTAAGCCTTACAATCATGAATGCTCTGATGTATGAAAAATTATACATATAGAGGATGTATTAACTCAAAATATCCTATTGTAAGCTCAGAAACAGGAAATAAATATGAAGTTGAAATATCACCATATGGTCAAGATGATGCAAGATATTTAGAAGGTTGTGTCATAACGCTTAATAAGAAAGGAAGAATATTTTCCACTCAGTTAATTACGCGTCACTTTAGTAACAATAATGGAAAAATAAAATTAGAATATTTTCGAAATCCTGATTGGCAAACAGAAATTAACTATAATATGGTAGATATGACAAAATTAATAGTACGGATATATGAAAGTAGCATAAAACAAAATATAAAAGATACAAAGCAAATGGAAAACGATTATATAGAGTTTGCTACTTGGAATGGAGAAATTTGATTCAAACGCATATTTGATTGAAAAGGAGGGTTTTAATTATGTTTTTACACTGTAGAAATACAAAATGCAAGAAATATTGGGAAGATAGTTGCACTGATAGTTTAGAAAATACTTTGGTAGTAATTAATGAGTTCGGAGAATGTGAAAATTTTGAAGAAGGTGTAAGCGACTATTATAAGGAGGAGATAAGTTATGTGGATAAGAAGTCAAAGTAAAGGTGGGTTGGGAGATTTTAAATTAATATCACTTGCTAAAAATAATAGTAAATAAATAGTTGGCTCAATAGAAAATATAATTGTTACATTAGGCATTTATGACACAGAGGAAAGGGCGTTACAAGTAATGGACAATATACAGGAAACATTACGAGATATTCAACCAGCACATGACCATCAATATATTGTAGTTTATGAAATGCCAAATGAATAAAAGGAGATACTTATGTCGAATGGAATTAAACAATTGACAAATGTGATAATTTTAGTAGCACTTACAAGTTATTTAATGAAAGTAAATACATTTAATCATTTTGAAATTAATGTATTGGGAATATTGGTTTACATAGGTTTAAATTTGCAAGATATATCAAGTTATTTATTTGATATAAAAAATAAAATTAATACGAAATAACTCTTTTAACAAAAGTAGGAGGAATTATGCGAGGAGAAATAGGAATTAAACTTAAAGATATCAAAATAAGAAAGTTTAAAGACAACAATTATGAGATGTGTTTGAATGATATAAATGGAGATTTTTTATACATTTGTGGAGACAATGATTTAGAAAAATTATTAACTAAAGCGTTAAGCAACATTGAAGAATATAGATTTAAAATTTAATTCAAATGTGCTTTTGATTGAAAATATAAAAGAGAGGAGAATATATGAAAAGTAATATTTTTATTCCAGAAAAAATTAATGTAGGCTTTCAAAATAGAAGTGATACATATACAAAAAAGTTAGCTTACATAATTTATTACGACCAGAAAGGAGTATTGAGAAAAGAAACATCATGGAATAGCTGGAGAGAAAAGAAAATTGAGAATGTTATTACAGAAAATGTCCCAACATCTGGATTTGTCCTTAATAAAAAGGCAGGTGGTTATGATACTGGATGGAATCACAGACAAACATATTGTAGAGTTTATGATCCAAGGGGATTTGAGTTTGAAATTACCATCCCCAACCTTCTATACATTCTAGAAAACACTACCTCTACAAAAGGTAAGGGGCTAGAAGGCGATTTTGTATATGGGTGGGATGGAAAGGATTTAGTTTTAATCCCAACGGACTCGCCAGACTATAAAGAGCTTACTGAATTTAACAAATTAGTTCATTCTAAAAGCTCAATCAAATCAAAAGATTTAATTATAGGGGCGACATACTTAACAAATCAAAATGAAAAGATTATTTATATCGGGAGATTTGATGCGTATGGTTACTATGGAGAAAATGAAGGATTGCATTTTTGGTTTTACAAGCAAAACAAAGATGACAATTTTATAAAATACAAAAGCATTGGCGGAAAAATAATTTCTTGTATCGACGATAATTGTATAGGTAATTATTCGGAAATATTTGATAAGTTAGAATGCAATTCATATTATTCGCCTTATGATGTAAATAAAGACATATATGAATTAAGAACATTAGAAGATTTCGAATTGCAATTTAAAGAAAAAACTTCATATTGGTGGGATCGTGTTTTTTATGGAAATATTAATGGATATTATGAAAAATTAGAAGCAAAAGAATATAGCAGCTTAAATAATACAGAACTCAAAAATAAAAATGGTTTTTATGTTCGTCCTAAAAGTCAAAATGATTATACTTACGAAGGTGATTATTGGAGAGGCAATAGAAAATACATTTTCATAGAGCCTTTATTTAGCGGAACTATAGAAGAAATTTATAATAATTTTAAACCATCATTGAAGTGCCAATATTTAAAAAATAATAAATTATATAGAAAGGATAAGAATTAATTATGAATAATGAAACAAATGACCAAAGAATTATGCTTTTAAAGAAGCAAATAGAAAGTAAGAAGGCTCAATTGAGTAAATCAACGAGGTTTTCGCCAATTACAAATTGTTCTCTTGAGATTGATGCTGTCAGATATAGTATTCAAGTTTTAACGAAGCCAGATTTGATTTCACTTATGGTTAAGCTAAACTCCTATGTGATTTCCGCAAAAGATTTAGATGTATTAGATGACTACATAATTAGCGGGTATAAAGCAGAGGATTGGATCACAGACATTAAAGCCAGAATAGCAATTATTTCACATAAAGCAGAAGAGAGTAAGCTAAAATTGATGGAAGATAAGCTTATCAAATTGTTATCAGATGGCAAAAAGGTTGAATTAGAACTTAATGAGATTGAATCTATCTTAAATTAATTAAAATAAGACTTTTAAATAAAAATATAAAATTAGGAGGAACAAAATGAAAGAAAATTTAACAGAAATAGTCTTTATTCTAGACAGAAGTGGTTCAATGAGTAATCTTACAAATGATACAATAGGTGGATTTAATTCATTTGTTGAAACTCAAAAACAAGAAGATGGAGAAGCGGTTCTAACAACAGTATTATTTGATGACCAATATGAAGTTTTACATGATGGAGTGGACATTAAATCAGTAGAAAAGTTAACCAATAAACAATATTTTGCTAGAGGTATGACTGCACTATTGGACGCAATAGGAAAGACAATCAATACTGTAGGCGAAAGATTAAGTAAAACTGAAGAAAATGACAAACCATCTAAAGTTATATTCGTAATTACTACTGATGGTCAAGAAAATTCAAGCCGAGAATTTACTCAAGCTAAAGTTAAAGAAATGATTGAGCTTCAAACTAATCAGTACAATTGGCAGTTCTTATTTTTAGGAGCAAATATAGATGCAGTTGATACTGCACAAAACTTTGGAATCCAAGGACAATTTGCTTCAAATTATACTGCAAGTAGTGTTGGTACAGATTCATTATACTCAACTTTAAGTAAATCAGTTGCTAGTTACAGATCTGTTGGAGAAATAGACAATTCATGGAAAGATGAGATAAAATAAGCAAATTTTAAAAATAAGCAAATTTTAAAAATAGGCAAATCTGAAAACCTAGTGAAAGTAGGTGTTCAGAAATGCAATTTGCAATAAAATCGGATTTTTATAGAAAGGAGAAAAACAATGAGTAATGAAATTAGAAAAGGTAATTTAAAAAAATATGCGGGCTATATTACAAAACAAAGAAGAATTTACTTCTTTCCAATGCGATATATTAGCACAATGTTTTAATGTTCTTGGAAAAGAAGACTTAAAGCATAATGATTCAATTATTGTAGATAAATTAATTGCAAAAGGGAATTTTGGAGTTATGATGCCGTATTAGTATAAAAATGAGAAGAAAAAATACAGTAAAATTCTCGTTTTAAAGCAATTAAGTAAAATATAAAACAGTGAGGTAAAAATGAATGTATTAAGTTTGTTTGATGGAATTAGCTGTGGGCAATTAGCTTTACAGAGGGCAGATATTCCAGTAGAAAAATATTATGCAAGTGAAATTTGTGATTATTCTATTAATATTACAAAGAAGAACTTTCCAAATACGGTGGAAATAGGTGATGTAAGAGATATTAATGTGAAAGATTATAGAAATATAGATATTATAATTGGGGGGTAGTCCATGTCAGTCATTTTCATTTGCAGGGTCAATGAGAGGAATGTCTACAAAAGACAAAATAGATATTACGGCATTAGACCAATACTTGGATTTAAAAGAAAACGGATTTGAATTTGAAGGTTATTCATATTTATTTTGGGAATATATAAGAATTTTAAAAGATGTTAAACCAAAATATTTTTTATTAGAAAATGTAAAAATGGCTGAAAAATGGAAGAGAATTATCACAAATGCTTTAGGTGTTAGCCCAATATTGATTAATAGTGAATTGGTATCAGCTCAATCAAGAGAAAGATTATATTGGACAAACATACCAGATATAACGCAGCCAAAAGACAAACATATTTATATTGATGACATAATTGAAAATAATATTGTGCATACATACTTGCCGAGGACTAGATTAGATTACACTAATTATGATAAATCAAAAGTCAACAAATGTATATTTAAAAATACAGCAACACAAATAGGAAATAGTAAAAAATTTGGAAATGCAGTAAGAAGTAATGGCAAAGCTTTTACATTAAGAAGAATTAATCCAAATGGTATTATTGATGAAAATTATAATATTCGTGAGTTTACGCCTATTGAAGTTGAAAGGCTTCAAACATTGCCTGATAATTATACATTGATTGATGGAATTAAGAAAAAAGAAAGATATGAAGCATGTGGTAATGGGTGGACTGTTGATGTAATTGTTCATATTTTAAAACATCTTAATAAATAAATTTGTAAAAATGAAACCCTTGCAGGAGTAAGGATGTAGAAATCAATATTTCAATAAAATTTTCATTTCATAGCAATTAAGTAAAATATAAAATTAAAAGGAGAAGAATATGACAATGCAAAAAGAAGGATTCACAATTCGAGAAATACTAGGAGAAGATAGGTACACGGGAATAATGGCTAAACTGCATGGGTATAAATTAGAAAAATTAACGCAAGAAGAATTGAAAAATATTGAAGATATAAAGAGAGGAAATAAAAAATGAAATTTAACATCACTTACACAGAAAACACTCGGTATAATGCAATGACAAGAACAACTTTTGTTGAAGCGTTGAATGAACAATCAGCAGTTAGAATATTTATGGGGGTAACTAGGTTTAATAAAGATGGCAAACACGAAAACGCTAAATACATAGTAGATAAAATTGAAGAAGTTAAAGAGGAGTTATTGCCAGAAGAAATTGAAGTAGAGAAGGATGGAATATGGCAAATAAACAACATGTATTATTTCGATATGAAATAATCAGATATATAAAAGATGAAATTTTAGGAGCCTTAAAGAGTTTAGACGATAGAAAAATGCATCATAAATATAAGTATTTAGATGAACAAATGAAAGTTTTATCAGAACTTGTTAGAGAATATACTAATTTGTTAGAAATGTTTGACCATAATCCAGAATATTATTCTAATTTATGCGTGAAATTAGAGACTGAAGCATTAGAATTGGGACAAGAAATATCAGGATTAAGATTACAAAAAGAATATAGTGATTATAAGTATGGGTGGAAGGCGTTCAAAAGGCTATTAAGCACAATTTATAGTTTGCACAAATGCATTTATTCCGCACTTCCATTGCGAGACACTATGCAAACTAGGAAAAATAAAATTGAAGGTTACGAGATAGTTAATATTGATATTACTGAGGAACTTTTTAAAGTTTGGGATTAGAGTAACGGGGGAGATTTATGGTGGCGGATGGTGGGTTAATATAGATTGCTTTAAGTTTTAAATTTACATAGATTTACTTTATTAATCCCGAAAGGGTTTAAATATAAAAATAAAAGAAAGGAGTAAAGATGAGCGAATATAAAGAAAAAATACTCAATGCTTTAAATTCTGTTCAAAGAGAAGGAATTGATAAGCTAATTGATTACCTTGAGAGTAAGACAGATTATTTCACAGCTCCAGCGAGTACCAAGTACCATTGTAATTACGAGGGTGGATTGGCTGAACATTCTTGGAAAGTAAAAGAGCTTTTTGAAGAAAAAAATAGATATTTTAATTTAGGATTATCTCAAGATACAATAATTATTTGTTCATTGCTGCATGATCTGTGTAAGTGTAATTTTTATAAGAAAGGATTAAAGAACGTAAAGGATGGTAAAAAAATTAATGGATATGGCAAAGAAGTTGATAACTGGATTGAAAAAGAAGTGTGGGAAATTGAAGACCAATTGCCTTTAGGGCATGGCAGCAAATCAGTAATTCTTCTTCAAAAGTTTTTGCGACTATCAGAGCTTGAGGTAATGGCAATATTGTTTCATATGGGGATACCAGAGGAATATGAAATGAAGCAAGCCTATAATAAATCCAGCGAGAAATATCCAGCAATTATTACCTTACATACTGCCGATATTGAATCAAGTTATTTACTTGAAAAAATAATAAAATAAAATATAAAACAGGAGGAAACATGAGCGAAATATTAAGCGTTAAAAAAAGGATAGTAAAAATTTGTAATGCTTTTAGAGTTGGAAAAGATGGGAAAAACACATTTAGCAATTATGATTATTTTAAGCCTGACGATATCTTAAAAACTTTAAATCCACTATTAGAAGAACATGAATTGATATCAATCTTCAATTTAAAAACTCACGAAACAAAAGAAGGTTATTATACTGCAATATTAACTCTAGCCGATGCTAATTCTGAAGACAAGGTTGATTATCAATTCGATATTGAAAAAGCAGAAGTTAAGGGAGCAAATAAAGCACAGAATAGTGGAGCAACGCTTACTTATGCAAAGAGATATAGTTTGATGAATGCATTTAACATAGCGGATAATGATGATGATTTTGATTCTGATAAATCAGCAAAAACACAAAAGAAAGAAAATAATAAACCGAACAACAAACCCAGCAATAAGCCTAGCGAACCCGTAGATGAAAAATTAAAATCATTAGTATCAGATATTATGGTTCTTGCAAAAACAAAGGCAGATAAAGACGAAGAAACCAAAACAAAGATAAAAAATGTCTTAGCAAGTTATCATGTTAGTGGAAACCCTAGCAAAATTGAAACCGTAGAACAAGCAACAAAATGTTTGCAAGACATAAACAAAATATAAAATATTTTAATGGAGGATTAATAATGAACAACATATGCCTAGTAGGAAGATTGACAAAAGAACCAGAAGCAAGATACACCAGTGGAAATAATACATGTGTTTGTAATTTCACACTAGCCGTTGATAGAAAATTTAAAAAAGATGGGCAGCCAGAAGTAGATTTTATTCCTATTGTATCTTGGGGGAAAACCGCAGAATTCTCAAGCAAGTATTTTACAAAAGGTTTGCGTGTGTCTGTATGTGGAAGTTTACAAACACGCAGTTGGGAAGATACAGAAAAGAAAAAACACTTTGCAACAGAAGTTATAGCAGATCAAGTTGGATTTGCAGATGGTAAGTCAAATCAAGTTAATGACAAACCAAGCCCTAGCTCAAACCAAGATGAGCAACCGTTTGAACTTTAATTTTAAAAAAGGGGTAGGTAACTACCCCTTCTCATTATAAATAGGAGGTGTTATTTTGTCAAAAAATCCAGTTGTATCAGACACTCAAGCAGAGGCAGGAATAATCGCAACTTTGATTTATAATCCAACATTCTGTTTGCATAGTGACCAATTAAAATATACACATTTTTACAATAAAGAATCAGCAAGTCTATATTGGGGAATCAACCAACTAGTTAAGCAGGGAATTGAAACAATAGATAGTTTTAATCTTTCTGCGATAATGAACAGCAATGAAAATATGAAAAGTACTTTCGATAAATTTGGAATAGATTTAGAAAATTATATAAATCTTTCTAAGAGTGTTTCAAGAAATTCAGTAGAAGAATATAAAATTCTAGTAAATAGAGTTTTAGCGTTGGCTTTTAAAAGAGAGCTACATAAACAGCTAAAAAAGTTTGATAATATTTGCTTAGATGTAGACCAAGATAATATCAGTATTTTAAGTGGAGATATATACGATGCCGTAAATAAGCTAAGTGAAGAATATATTATAGGTAGAGAAGAAATCACTATTATGGCAGACATAATTGACGGAATTTGGGAAGATATCAAAGCAGACAGCAATAGTAACAATAATAATTTTAAGTCTAAAATACCTTTATTCAATGATTATTTTGATTACTCTCCAACCAGTCTAATATTAGTTGCTGCTAGGTATAAAAATGGAAAGTCGGCTTACAGTCTCAATGAAACAATTAATCTGCTAGAGCAAGGTGCTGTTGTAGGATATTTTGATACCGAACTCTCAACCAAAGAATTTACAGTCAGGGCATTGGCAAATTTAGCGCAAGTTAATGTAAGAGATATAAAAAACGGTTCATATAGCATAGAAGAAGAAATAAGATTAAGAAAATCTCTTACATGGATAAAATCTAAAAAACTAATACATATTTACGATCCATCATGGAATTCTGAAAAAATATATACTACAGCAAAAATGCTTAAATACAAGTATGGTATGAATTTCTTAGTTTACGATTATCTAAAATGCACAAGTGCTACAACCGCTAGTGAAACTTATTTAAAGCTAGGATCGTTAACCAATACTCTTAAAAATGAAGTCGCTGGTGATTTAAAAATACCAGTATTATCATTGGCACAGTTAAATAAACAAAATGAAATAGGCGATTCTGACCAAATTGCACGATACGTAAGTACAGTAGTGTATTGGAGCAAGAAATCTGATAGCGAAATTGCAGGAATGGACTGGAAGAAAGTTGGCAATTATAAGGCGAAAATTAAAGTAAATAGACTTGGCGCACAAATGAATGATGATGAAAGTATTTCTTGTGTATTTGATGGTAATAAGATGACTATTTATCAAGCTCCAGAACAGCCAAAAGAAGGAATAAATCTATAATATAAAAGGTGGCATTATGGAATATGCTTTTGAACAAATTACACAAATTAATAATTCAATATCAATCGTAGAATATGCCAGCCAGTATTTAGAATTAAGACAAGGTGTGGGCAGGAGATCTAACGAATACTGGACTCCTTGTTGTTTTCACGGAGGAGATATTAATCCATCGTTGAGTTTTAATTCAGAAAAAAATGTTTATAAGTGTATGGGCTGTGACAGTAAAGGGTATTTGATTAATTTTATAATGCAATATCACAAATTATCTTTCCCGAAAGCAGTAGAACATGTTCTGCAATTGGTTGACATAGATATAGAAGAAAAAGAACCTAGTAAAATTATGGATTTTCTATACAAAAGCAACATCAAAAAAGATCCTAGAGATAATTTAAATCGCATTTATTTACCAGAGAATATTATGAATCAATATACTAATAAGCCAATAAAAGAATGGTTGACAGAAGGGATGTCTCAAGAGATTTTAGATAAATATGAGGTAAGGTATGATGAAAAAAGCAACGCTATTGTGTTTCCTATAAAAGATGTAGAACATAAAATATTGGCTATTAAAGCAAGGACGTTATACCAAAATTACCAAGACCTCGGTATTGCAAAATATATATATTATAACTCTATTGGCACAAATGATTTTCTTTTTGGGTTAAATCAAAACATGAAAAATATAAAATTAAAAAATGAAGTAATTGTGGTTGAAGCCGAAAAGGGAGTTATGATTTTAGATAGTTTTGGATTCGATAACGTGGTAAGCATTTCGACAAAAATAATGACACAAAAACAGGTTGAATTATTATTGTCATTAAAATGCAATATCATATTCGCATTTGATAAAGATGTTGCGGAGAAGGAATTATATAAAATAATCACTCCTTTTTCTTTGTTTACAAATGTGCAGTATGTTTATGATAAAGACAATTTACTGAAATCAAAAGACTCTCCTTATGATAAAGGTATAGAAATATGGCAGAATCTTTTTAATAACTATAAATATAAAATTAGAGAATAAAAAGGAGGAATTGTATGTCAGGATATAGCTTCATTATAGAGGATATGATTTGGTCATTTTCAAGATTATCGAGCTTCCACCAATGTCCATATTCGTGGAAATTAGCATACATAGATTGTATTAAGGGCGAAAATAACTTTTTTGCGGAATATGGAACTTTAATACATGAAATACTTGAAAAATATGCTAAAGGAGAGGTTGAAATATATGAATTATCTTCTATTTTTCAAGAAAGCTTTAAAAAAGCAATACCACATAAAGCTCCGCCAAATAAGTACGTAAAACTAGATCAAACATATTTAGCTAGTGGTATAGCTTATTTCGAGGGATTCGAAGGTTTTGGAGATTTTGAGATTATAGCAGTTGAGAAAGAAATCAATTTCAAAATAAACAACTTAAATATAAAAGGCTTTATAGATCTGCTTGTTAAGGATAAGGAAGGCAATCTACATATAATTGATCACAAATCCTCAGACCCTAAAAGTGTGAAAAGTGCAAAGGCAAAAGAGTATTGGAAACAAATGACGCTCTACGCAATGGCAATATACGATGAATACGGCATATATCCAAAGCAACTACACTTAAACGCATTTAGAAAACAACAGTGGTTTACAATTGATTTTGACGAAGCTCAAGTGGATGTAGTAAAGAATTGGGTTATTGATACTGCAGATAAGATAATGATAGAAGAAAAATTTGCACCATTAAGCGATGGATATTTTTGCAATTTTCTTTGTAACTTCCGAAATAAAATTTGCGAATATAAGGAGAAACTATGAAAATATTTCAAAATTATCATAGGCATAGCTTTTATACAAATATTAGAGTTCCAGATTCGGCAACATATAATGAAGACTATGCTAAAAGAGCAGTTGAATTGGGTCATGGAATAATTAGTAGTGTTGAGCATGGAACTCAAGGAAGATACATTGAGGCTTATGAATACGCTAAAAAATATAATTTAAAATTTTTATTTGGGACTGAAGCATATTGGGTAAAAGACAGAAAAGAAAATGATAGAACTAATGCTCATATATGCTTATTGGCGGCTACAGAAAATGGCAGACAATCAATTAATGAAATTTTATCCGAAGCTAATATTTCAGGATATTATTATCAGCCAAGAATTGATTTAGATTTAATATTTTCTCTGCCAAAGGAAGATGTTTGGGTAACCAGCGCTTGTTTTGAGAAAAATACAAAAGTTTTAACAAAAAATGAAACAAAAAATATTCAAGATGTAAAATCTGGAGATTTAGTTCTTACACACAAAGGGACTTGGGAAAAAGTAATAGTTCCAACAATGAGAAAATACAAAGGGGAAATGTATAATTTATTTATCGAAGGATGTTTTGAAAGCATTAAATGTACAAAAGATCATAAATTCCCAACAATAAATAAAACTCATTCAGATGTAACAAAACAAATAATTTGGAAAAGAGCAGACGAATTAACTCTTGATGACAGGATATTAAGTGCTATTGATAATACTATCGAAAATATTGATTACATTAACATTGATTCAATATTAAATAATTATAGGGAAGATTGTAATCTAGGTAGACCTTTAAAATCACCTATTACAACTTCAAAAATAAAAGTTGATGCTTTGTTTTTACAGATACTTGGGCTATATGCGGCAGAAGGAAATATTAATGACGAGCATAATTATATTTGTTTTACCTTGAACAAAAAAGAAATAAATTTATTTAATCTTATCAATGAATTTAGTTTAAAATACTTAAACAAACAGGCTGTGATACAAGATAAAAAAAATACAAACGGTATGTCTGTTTTAATACATAGTAAAGAAATGGCATTATTATTTTCTTATTTAGTGCCGTCAGGAGTAGCAAATAAAAAATCTCCTAATTTTATTTTAAGATTGCCTCCACGTTTACAAATGGAATATATTAAAGGGTTATTTTTAGGCGACGGACATATATCTAAAAATTCAAATAGAATTAACTATGTTACTGTGTCTGAACAATTAGGATATGAAGTTGGGTACATCTTAGAAAGAAATGGATTAAAAAGTTGTTGTTCTGTTAGACAAGAAAAAACTGATAAGAATAACGTTCATCATAGAAAGTGCTACGTAGTAGAAATTAATTCTAAAGAATTTCATGAATATTGGAAATTATATACAGGCTCCAATAATAAATATGATTTTGTTCCTTATGGTTGGAATTCTAAGAAACCTGTTATTATTGACGGAGTAAGTTATCTTCATAGAAAAACAAGAAGAATAGAAAAATACTCATATGACGATAATGTATATTGTTTAAGTGTTGAAAATACTCCTTCGTTTAGGGTTGAAGGTATTTCTGTTCATAACTGTTTAGCTTTCTGGAAATATGGCAAAGATACAGAGGAAATTGTTAAATCGTTAAAGAATCATTTTGGCAAAAACTTTTATTTAGAGGTTCAAAATCACAATACTCCAGAGCAATCGCAACTAAACAAAGAAATTTTAGATTTTTCAAAAGTTTATAATATCCCTATTATTATGGGGTGCGATAGTCATTATATTACGCCAGAAAAGGCTTGGGAACGAGATGAATATGTAAGATCAAAGGGGATAAATTACGACGATGAGCAAGGATGGTTCATGGATTATCCAGATGGTGAAACAGCCTATAATAGATTTATAAGTCAAGGCATATTAACCAAATATCAAATAGAAGAAGCTATGGATAATACTAATATTTTTCTCAATGTGGCAAAATATGATAACCCAATATTCAACAAAGAAATTAAAATGCCCACACTCTATCCTAATCTTACACAAGATGAAAAAAATACAAAATACGAAAATCTAGTTTGGCAAAAATGGAATATAGAGAAAGCTAAAATTTTGCCAGAATTGCATTCTCTATATGAATCTGAGATAGTTAAAGAAATAGATACTGTAAAAATTACAAATCATGCAGATTATTTTTTGCTGGATTATGAGATTATTAAAAGAGCATTAGAAAAAGGTGGATTAATTACTGAGACGGGACGTGGATCTGGAGTGTCATTCTATACTAATAAACTTCTAGGGTTTACAAAAGTTGATAGAATAGCTGCTTCGGTAAAAATGTATCCTGAAAGATTCATGAGTGCTACTAGAATACTTGAATCAAAATCACTCGCAGATCTTGACTTAAACCTTGCGAACCCTTCCGTTTTCGCAGAAGCACAGAAAGAGATATTTGGAGAAAATCATGCATTTCCAATGATTGCATACGGTACATTAAAAGCAAAATCAGCTTGGAAGATGTATGCAAAAGCAAAAGATGTTGATTTTGATTTAGCAAATGAAGTTTCTGAACAAATAGAAAAGTATGAAAATGCCTTAAAGCGAGCTGAAGAAGATGAAGTGGATGAAATTAGTGTATATGATTATGTAGATGAAAAATATCACGAAATATTAAAAGATAGTGAAAGTTATCTAGGCATCGTATCTGATATTAAGCCTCATCCGTGTGGCAGCTTGATATACCAAGGAAATATTAGAAGAGATATCGGATTGATTAAAACTAAGTCTAAAACAGGCAAAAAAGAGTTTCTTTGTACAATAATGGATGGGAAATGGGCAGAAGATTATAAATTCTTAAAAAATGACTTGTTAAAAGTGTCCGTTGTTGAAGTAATTAAAAGCGTATATAAGAGAATTGGAATTGAGCCACATGATGTTAATGAATTGATAAATATTTCAAAAGGAAATGAAAAAGTTTGGGATATTTATGATAGAGGAAACACAATAGGAATCAATCAAGTAGAGCAAAATGGCACAAAACATAGAGTAATGCAATATAAGCCAAGGAATATATCTGAGCTTTGTGCTTTTGTTGCAGCAATTAGACCTGGCTTTAAATCTATGTATAAGACATTTGCCAATAGAGAAAAGTTTGATTACGGAATTCCAACATTTGATAAGTTAATACAAACGGAAGAAATGCCCAATTCTTTCATGCTATATCAAGAAATGGCAATGGCAGCACTTAATTTTGCTGGCGTTCCAATGTCAGAGTGCTACGAAGTTATCAAAAATATCGCCAAAAAACGAGCGGAGAAAGTTTTAAAATATAAGAAGATTTTTTTAGAAGGGTTTGCTAATAAAATACAAGAGACTGAAAATAAAACAGAAGAAGAGGGAAAAGAGATTGCGGATAAAGTATGGCAGATAATATCAGATTCCGTAAGATATTCATTTAACGCATCACATTCGTATTCTGTTGCAGTAGATTCATTATATGGAGCATATTTAAAAAGTCATTATCCACTAGCATTTTACGAAGTATTTTTAAACATTCTTGACTCAAAAGGTAATCAAAAAGATAGAATGAATGGGGCTATGACCGAAGCAAAAGAAGGATTTAATATAAAATTTGTTCCTTTCAAGTTTGGGCAAGATAATAGAAAATTTACCCTTGATGAAAAAACAAATACAATATCTAGAACATTAAGCTCAGTTAAAGGTTTTGGAGAATCAGTTGCAGACATTTTGTTTGATATAAAAGACAATAAATATAATACGTTTGTTGATTTATTAATTGATATTGAAGAAAACACTACGCTTGGTGATGCTAAAGAAGAATCGTTAATTAAACTAAATTATTTTAGTGAATATGGACGTAATAAAAAACTGTTAGATATATTTAAAGAGTTTACCGAAGGTAAAAATAGATATGATAAAAAACATACAGCAAAAACTAAGGAAAAAAGAATTATTGCCCTATATGATTATGAAAAAAATGTAGAAGATATGGCTTTGCCGATTGCCGAACAAGTATCTTACGAAACAGAACTGCTTGGCACTCCAATGAGTATATATGACATGGCAAGAGGAACTTCCTTTATAGTTGAATTAGATATAAAAAATTCTCCTAAAGCTACTGTATATGGATTATCTACAGGAGTTTTGACTGAAGTTAAGGTGCGAAAAGCACATTTTAAGAAACAACCTTTTGAGCAAGGAAACATAGTTCAGTTTATGAAATTAAAAAAGAAACCAAAAGTAAGTTATGCAGGGAAAGATGAAAAGGGCAAACCAAAATTTGAACCAATAGATGGCGAATACGATGTATGGTGTCTTGACGAGAATGATGATAAGGCTATTTGCTATAGGCTTATAAAAATTTAATAAACTAAAATATAAAATAGTTGACAAACAAAAAGCACAATGGTATATTTAATGAGGAAGGAAAACTTTGGATAAATATTTCAATAAAAATGGTATTTTAAAAGGAGAAAACGAATATGAAAAAATTTGAAAATCTTGGGTTTACTTCAAAACTTACAAGCAAGAAACTTATAATCGAAATACCAATTAAAAATTTAGTTGCTGCATTTGAATTTTGCCCAGATAATTATGACGAATCTAAAGTTAAAAGAGGCAAAAGACAATTGTTTGCAGAATTTGTAGCAAAGCAAATTCTAAATGAATGTGATAGTGAAACTGGTGACACCCCAATATCTAGAGCTTTTGATAGTGTTTTTGAATTATTATTTGAAGGATATGAAGACGGGGCAGAGTTTATAAAGTTCGGAGAAGAAGAATAAAATGAAATTTGGCATTTATTCAAATAAAATAAAATATAAAAGGAGAAATATTATGGGTGACGGTATTGCAAAAGCAGTTATAGGATCAGTGGGGGTGTTTAGCTATTGGAGTAGCATGTTATGTTACAAAAAGTGGGTTGCCATTATGGGGATTATTTTTATTGGCACTAGTTATTGAAAGTGTATGAAAAGTATATTTCATAGAAAGGACATAGTTATGATTATAAATCTAACCATTAGAGAGGTTGAATTAATAACGAGTGAGCTATATTCGGCTTACGATATGGCAAAAGGAGACCTAGAAGATAAGAGAGCGAACAGAATAGCTAAATTAAGAGATAAAATTTTGCTACAATATAGAAAACAAGACAAATAAAAGGTATTTTTTATTGAAAGGAGGATTATATGGACGATTTAAAAATGTATGATAAAATTCTAATAAATACTTTTACACACATACCAGCAATTAGTTTTTACAATCATAGTTATTATATTGGATTAAATAGATTATCTTTTAAAAATGACCTATTGTTTGCTGAATCAGATGATGATAATACAACAGTATGGTATTTAGTGACAGATAAAGGACATATGCAAATAGGATATTCTAATACATCCGATTACGATAATGAACACATAAATTATTATACCGAAGATTTAACATGAAACCGTTGATTTATTTAAAGCAAAATATAAAATAAAAAGGAGAAAAATTATGAAAGTATTTTTAAGTATTTTAGCAGGTATCTTAGTAATTGGAGCGTTAATAGGAATTGGTTTTGGAACGGGATATTTAAACGTAGCTTATAAAAACACAGTTGGTGTAGCCGATGCAAGTGCGGACACAAATGTATTTTATCAAAACAAAAGTTATGTTGACGGAATGGCTTCAGATTTATCAAAATACAAAGCAGAGCTTAGAACTGAAAGGGATTCTGATGCTCAACAGGCAATTATTGGTCTGATAAATGAAAAGTATGCTAATTTTAATATTAATAAATTAAGAAATGTGGATTTAAAAGAATTTTTACAAGATATTAGAGACGGTAATTATGATAATTATATTCCTTCGGAGGGCAAATAATATGAAAAGAATTTTTGGATTAATATTAGTTTTAATTATTATGATGAGTGTAATGGTTGGGTGTGATTATTCACAATCGGCAGATGAAAAACAAACACAAGCGACATCTCAATTACTTAACCAAATGAATAATAAAATAGGTATGCCTAATATAAAAGAATTTTATGAAAAAGAAATGGCAAAAGAAATATATGAACTAAGAGATGATAGCAAATTAGTGTGTTATGCATATACTCAGGCTATGGATGGTAAATTTATATATTTAGGCAAATGCATGGGGTTCGGATTACCATACTCGACACAATATACAAATCCACAACAATATACAAGGATTCGCCCTAATGCGTCATATGGAGAAACTGGTGTCGCAAGTTATGGTGATGTTACAATGCCCCAACCAGAGCCGAATGGATTATTTATGCCTGATTCTGCTTCCGCCACATGGCTTATGATGATAAATCCAGATACAGGCGAACGTGAAGTAATGTATGTCGAACCTAATACTGTGGTTACTCAGTCTAAGTTGCCCAAAAGATTAGTAGAAGAGTGGAGTTTATCTAAAGATTATTAAATGATGGGAGGATAATTCCTCTCCACAAATTAATATCAAACAATATTTTCATTCAGAAAGGTTGTGTTAAATGGACTTATTCTGGTTTTTACATAAAAATAAAGCTCTTAATGGGCGTTCAGAATTTAGAAGATTAGTTTGTATGGGGAAAATATATGTAAATGCAACTCCTATAAAATTTGATGAGCATTATAACTTAGAATTAAAAGAAAACGATATTGTTTCCATTGGAGAAAATCAAGGAAAGGTGTGGTTAGTCTAATATGAGATGTTTTGATTTTAGATTAAATAATGGCGAGTATTGGTTTTTGAAAACAAACGAATATACTTTAGAATCTTTAAAAGAGCATATATTAACTAATTGTTGGATTAAATTAAGTAGAGGTGGCAGAAAAGAAGTAGATATTCAAACTTGCAGTATAATTAGCATTGATGAACATGAGGATTATCAAAAACATATCGATGAATACAACAAAAATAAAGAATTTAGACTAAAAATTATTAAACAAATTGAAAAATATAGATTCAACTGGAGAATGAAATTATACGCATGGTTTCATTGGGGAGATGTTGACCCCGAAGATGAACATCCATTGCTGGCGTATAATGAAAAATTTTTAAACACAATACTTGAGAAATGTAAAAAATATAAATGTAAGTTGCTTTGAAATACAAATTTTACGGAAAGGAGATTCTATGATTACACCTTTATTTTGGAACATTATAGGCTATATATTTGGGATTGGTGGAGGTATTCAAATAATATTTTATTTATTTGGCATATCTGATGATCCAGCTAATTATAGATTCGTTTATTTTTTATTAATGACTTTAGGTTGGGCAATGGCGGTTGGAATTAAATAAAGCACAGATTCTATATAGATTTAAAATATAAAAAGGAGATATGAAATGGATATTAAATTGTTTTCAAAAATAGTCAAAAAATTAGGTGAATCTGACCTAGATGATTTTGTGTATGAGTATGATGGTAAAACTTATATGTTCAAAGAAGTTGGAGATGATTCATGGGATGACCAAGGTAAATATCAGTATAAAAATGAAGAAGGTCAATTGATAGAAATAGATGAAAAATATAAAGAAATACAATCATTTAATTTCGGAGTGTCTCGCGGTGTATCAAGGAGTGGTTCATATTTTACAGATTATTATTATGATAAAGATCCTTATGAATTCTTTGAGATTAAAGAAGTGTTGATACCCGAAGTTATTATTCCTGCTCACACTGAAAATAAGTGGAATAAACTAGACGTTGATTTAAGTAAAGTGATTGATGCTGAGGAAGAAGAGAAAAAGAGAGTTGAAGCCGAAAGAATTAAATTAGAGGAAGAATCTAAGTCTGAGAAAGAAAGATTAACTAAGCTTTATCCGATGAATAATGCTACTATAATTCAGAAAGTTAATAAAAATTTTAAAAAGAGAAAAGTTGAGAAATTTACAATACAAGATATGAGAAAAGAATACTTTGATATTGTTGTGGCGGGAAATTTAGAAAGTCAAGAATGGATAGATTATCATAGAAGTATACAAACAATTTAAAATTTCAGTTTGATTTGAATTTTAATTTAAAATATAAAATAAAGGAGCAGAAATATGAAAATTGTTGTTAATAAATGCTTTGGAGGATTTAGATTATCATTAAAAGCACAAAAAAGATTAGCTGAATTAATGGGGAAGGAATTATATTTTTACAAACAAACTAAACATGAGTATGCAGATGGTAAAAATCAATATAAAAAAATAACTGATATTTATGATAATAGTTTATTTATATATGCGGTTACTAAAGATATGGGAGAGAAAACTAATATTCTTTATAATGATAAAAATGATTATTTTTATGCTAATGATATTGAAAGAACTAATAAATTGTTAATTCAAGTTGTAGAAGAATTAGAAGACGAAGCTAATGGAAGTTGTGCTAAATTGAGAATTATCGAAATCCCAGATGGTATTGAATGGGAAATAGATGAGTACGATGGTATAGAGACAGTTCATGAGGTGCATAGAAGCTGGTAGATAATTTATATGAAACTTCAATTTTAATTAAACAAGATATAAAAGGAGAATAACAATGTTAATCGAACTAAAAGAAAGGCTAAATAAGGTACGAGGTCAAATATACGATGTATTCAACGAAAAGTATATATCTGACGCAGTAGATGAAATTGAAATAAAAGTAGCAAATTTAGTAAATGAAAACACTGAATTATATTTAGAAAATAAGAAATTAAAAGAATATGAGTTTATGTACAAAGAACTATGTAAATAGGAGGTAAAATATGTTTTATACTTACGAATGTTCTAAATGTGGCCAATTTGAAATTCAAATGAGCCATACAGATCTACCTCTCAAGAAATGTCCAACCTGTAGAAACAAAAAAGTTGAGAGGATTTATAGTGCAGGAGTGACCGCTTTATGGAAAACTTCAGGGACTTTCAGTAAATCAAATCATGGGAAAGGAGAGTAATTATGACAATAGGAATAGTATTTTTTCTTGGTCTAATAGTGGGCGGAGTTATTGTTTTAATTATTACTGACTTAGATTAAAAGATTAATTTTATTAACTAAAATATAAAGGAGAAATGGATATGAAAACTTGGGAAATGATGAAGATGTTAACTGAAAATCCAGAATTAAAATTCCAGTATAAGTCGGAAAGTGGGTTTTATAATACGGTATGCGCTGACAATGGATGGCTTAAAGGTGAATATTCTTATATTAACTGTAATTTTAATACAGAGTGGGAAATAATTCAAGAACCAGTTGATTTTACGACTGCAATTAAAACATATCAAAATGGTAAAACAATAAAATGTGAAAGCGAAAAATTTAAAAACAACAGATATAATATAGTATTCGGAGAAGGCAATGTGATTGCCGATAATAATGGTTATGGTATTTCCGCCGAAGAAATATTAAATGGAAAATGGTATATAGAAGATTAAATCAAACCACACCATTTTGAAACCCTACAGCCACAAGGGTTACAGAACTGAAAATTACCATGAAATTCGTGTTTTATAAGGAGATAATTATGGGGAGTGGAATGTTCGACGGTTTTGGTGTTTTTATAATAAGTATATTAATTCTTGCAGTACTTGGGATATGGCAAGCAATCGAAATAATCTGGTGGTTAGCCAATCATTTAAGAGTAATATAAAAATAGGAGGAAATATGACTGATTTAGAAAAGTTTGTTTCAATTTTACATTCAGCAGGAACATCATACTTTGCTTATACGGATTGTGATAGTTTTAATAATTTAACAAATTTTATCGTTGTATATGAAGATGGCGTTGCAATGTTTTATAAATTTATAACTTACGAAGAAAGTTCGTCAAATGATAAACAGAAATTTGTGAGATGTAGCATTGAAAAAGAATATAAGAGTTTAGATGAAATAGTTGCGGAGGTAACTAGTTAATGGGAACAAATTATTATTGGAAAGATAAACATGAAAATTGTGAATATGAAGATGACATTCAAGTACATATAGGGAAAAGATCGGCTGCGGGGCTGTATTGTTGGGATTGTGGAACAACTTTATGCAAAGATGGAGTTAGAGGTATTCATTATTCAGAATCTAATTGGAATTCACTTTGCCCATCATGTTGCAAAGAAGCAGTAAAAGAATCATTGAGCAATAGTAGTGTAGGTATTGAATTAGGGTTTAATAAAAATAGATTAAATAGAAGTGGAGTAAGTAGTTGCAGTTCTTTTACTTGGACTTTAATAAAGCATAAAAATGAACTCTTGATATTAGCTGAAAATTGCATAGATAAGGTTGTAATTAATGAATATGGAGAAGAATATACGGCATGTGAATTTTTAGATTTGTTAATAGATTGTCCAATTGAATATCAATGTCCAAGAGAATTCAGTTAGTTAAAATATAGAATAGGAGGAAAACAATGAATAACGTATTCGAACAATGGTCAAACATGATTTTCGAAAAAGCGTGTGCTGAAACGCTAAAGGCTGTAAGTGAAGAAACACGATAAAAATGCAGTTTTATGGAAAGGAGTAGGTATGGCTGATAAAGATAGGGTCATTGAAATATTGAAGGGTTTTGCGTATGCAATGGAAGATCCATATGGAGCTAGTAAATCGGCAGACGAAATGGATTATAAATGGTACGCCAAACGCATAGATGAAATTTATAAACCGCCATGTAATTGCAGTAGGTGTACAGGTGTGCCAAGTATAGAAGATTATTATAAAGATGAGGAGTATGAAGATGAATAAAGCAATACTATTAAAATCAGATGGTTGGGAAGGATTATATGTAAATGGAGAATTAAAAGAAGAAGGACATACGCTTAATCAAGGATATAGTAGGGTACAACATTTTATAAAATTAGCAAAAATGTATAATTTCAATTTAGAAGATATGAAAGAAGAATATTTAAATAAAGAAGATGAAGAAAAAACTGAAGATTATGGAAGTTTTCCAGAATATTTAAGTGATTTTATATGTAAGTATGATAATTAAAAACGAGGTATTTATGAATAAAGAGAAAGAATGCTCGGACGTTAAATTAGAAGAAAGAATAAAAATGATTGACGAATTTTTTAATAATTTAACTGTTGAAGAATTTGAAAAGATGGCTATTGATTGTGGTGTGAATGAAATTGAGCCTGTGAGTAGTTTAGGAATGGAGCGTAATGGTGGCATTGTTAGATATGAGATTGATGAAAATGTAGGAGAAAAAGAAATGCACTTTCCATCAGAAGTATTTTACAAATTAATCAAAAATATAAAATTAAAATAAAAGTTAGCTTTTATTGCAATAAAGTAAAATATAAAAGAGGTCAACATGAATATTGGTATTATAGATGCAGATTTAATAGGACGACCAAAACATAGATTTCCTAATTTAGCTTGTATGAAACTTTCCGCTCATTATAAAAAATTAGGACGTAATGTAACTTTAATTACCGATTATAGGGATTTATTTTCAAAATTTATAGAACTGTCCGAAAATATTGAACCAAAACTTCAATTTTTAATATTAGATGACACGACCAAAAAGGGTTATGTTAGATATTATAATGAAGAAGATGTTATATTTGATAAAATCGTAATAAGTAAAGTGTTCACAGATACTCCAATACCAATACAAATTAAAAATTTAGGAATAGTTGAATATGGCGGAACAGGATTTTATTATGACAAAGCTCCTAAATTGCCAGAAGAAATAGAGCATCATATGCCAGATTATCATTTATATGATGACTGGGTAAAAAAAGAATTGGAGAAAGGAGGTAAAAAATTAGACTATAAATATTATACTGACTACTCGGTAGGCTTTACAACTAGAGGCTGCTTCCGTAAATGCGAGTTCTGTGTAAATAAAAATTATAATAAAGTTGAAATACATAGTCCTTTGAATGAATTCGTAGATAAAGATAGAAAGTATATATGCATGTTAGATGACAATATTTTGGGTTTTGGTCAATGGAAATGTATATTACAATCCTTACAAAATACTGGTAAAAGATTTGAATATAAGCAAGGCATGGATTTACGCATTATGACTGATGAAAAGGCTAAAATATTAAGCCAGAGTAAATACATAGGAGATTATATTTTTGCGTTTGATAATATAGCAGATAAAGATCAGATAGAAGAAAAATTAAAGTTATGGCGAAAATATTGCTCTAAAACAACCAAACTATACGTATTTTGTGGATTTGATAGGAATGATAGATGGGACGATGAATTTTGGATTCAAGATATACGAGATATTTTTAAAAGAGTTAGAATTTTAATGAAACATAGTTGTTTGCCATATATCATGAGATTTAATAAATATGAAGAAAGTCCACATAGAGGTATGTATATCAATTTTGCTAGATGGTGTAACCAGCCGAATTTCTTTAAAAAGAAGTCATTTAGAGAATTTTGTATAGCTAATGGATCAAATTCATCTTGTTACAACTATATGGATAGTTTTGAAAATGAATATCCTAAAATAGCAGAGAAATATTATGATTTAAAATACGCAGATTATAAAAATAGAATATAAAACCATATAAATGATGAGATTGATCGAAATATAAAATTAAGATGAAAGCAAAATTTTAATGAAAGGAGATATAGAATGGATAATAATACAGCATGTACGTTAGCACTATTTATATTCTTTGGTTGGATTCCGTTATTAGGGCTAGGTGCAGCTATTGCGATGATTGTCGAGGCTTGTAAGCACAAATGATAGTTGAATCAGCAATCTTAAAAGATGGTGTAATACATACAGGAAGGCGACATCATAATATTTTAAATTCAGCAAAACCATTTGGAGCATTAAAAAATGGAGAACAAGGTTTTGTAACTGATAAAGGTGAATTTGTTAATAGGCAAGAAGCTGCCAGAATTGCTTTTGAGTGTGGTCAAATAAAAGAAATGAAAAAAGATTTGTATTCAGAAGATTTGTATTAGGAGGGACGCTTATATGGATAAACGAAAAATATTTAACTTAATATCTCATTTTGAAACGGAGATGGGAGAAGATTTTATTGACCAAAATGAAAGTATTATTAAAGAATCCTGCCTTGTATTTTGGTTATTGGGAAAAGGATATCTAAATAAACATCAAGTTGATATATGGTCAACCATTGGCAAATGTGACGTTGGATTAAATTCTTTACTAGGCGGATATCAAGATGATTATTCATTGTTCCCACATGGAGAAGGGGAGGAAGAATGCTACACAAAAAGAAATGAAATTTTAGCAGAGCTTATTTCTGAACTATCCATATATGAAAGTAGATTAATGGATATCATGAATGAATTTAATTGTATGGAAAACTTTATTGACGGTCAATACGACGAATGTTATGAAAAAATATCCAAAATCACAGCTGAGGAATTAAATCTTAAATATATAGATGATTAGCTGATTGAAATACTATTGTAACATGTAAATTAAAGCATTTACGAGATATAAAGAGAGTGAAAGAGCTTAAAATTCTAAAATAACGATAAAATCCCAATTTTATAGAAAGGAGATCTTATGAGTGAATTTGTAGATGATAAATTAATGAAATATGAGTGCTACACTTGTGGAAAAGAATTTCTACTTGGCGAACATGCAACTAAAGACTCTAAAATAATTTATTGTCCTTACTGCCAATCAGATGATACCGAAGCTACTGTGTGGCAAGGAGATACCGAAGTCCAAATGGGTAACTGTTTGATGTTACATTATTGGGAAGGAGAAAAATAAATGATGTGTGAGAAATGTTGGAGTGAGGCTTATTTAAAAAGTCATTATACTGGAAAATCACAGTATGACTGCTATTTAGAATTACTTGAAAAAAGAAAAGACAAACCATGTACACCTAGAGAACAAGCTGGAGGTTGGTGGAACGAAGAAAAACAATGCGATTCAAGAGATTTAAATTAAATAAAATATAAAAGGAGAACAAAATTATGGGAGCTATAATATTAAATGATAAATACAGAGTAGAAGTTGACGACAAACAATTTACTCTAAAAAGTAAAAGCATTAGCGAGAATAAAACGACACATGAGAAAGCAGAAGTATGGACATCTAAAGGACATTTTGGAATTTGGGATAACTTGTTAAATAAAGTATCTCAGTTAGAAAATGCTGGAAAAGTAGAGAAGAAAGTTTTAGTTAGTCTAAAGGAATACGAAGGGGTACTTATAGAAACGAGAGATGAGATAAAAAGGATAGGAAAACAATTAAACTAGGAGGATATTATGAAGTCAATTGAAAAATTCTTTGATATGCCAATGGGAGTTTATTGTGGAGTATATTTGAGAGAAAAAGTGGCTAAAAGGGTTGCTAAGTTATTATTTAAGCAAACTCAAGAATTGAAAGAATTATTGGCATCAGATTTAGATCAGATAGAAATAAGCGAGTGGACGTTGGCTTATCCAAATGGAAAACAAGAAACAGTACGTTTTTATACGCCAACAAACAATGAAGAAAAATTAAAAAGAATTAATGTTTTGCAGAAGTTAAAATTAATCGATTGTTTAAAAGATGGAGTGTTTATAGCAGATAGCATGGAGGATGCAGAGAATAAATACATGGGATTCTACGAAAATATAAAATAATCATTTCATGGAGATAAGATATGATAAAAGAATTGCAAAATGGAGAACCGTGCGAACATAAGGGCTGTTTACATCACATTACTCATCCTTGCGAGGGATGCGGTAGAATTGGAGGAAGAAACATGAAATATAAAGCAAAAGTAACTGCTTCGGTTGAAATGATTGTATGGATAAATGAATCTCTAAATGGAGATATAGAAATTGATGATATAGATGAAATTACAGATGTACAAGAATTTGAAGTTAAATATAAAATTTAATTCAAACAAACATTTTAACGAAAACATCCTCATTACAATGAAAGGAGAAGCTAATGTTTACAAAATTGTATACTAGATTGTTTACTAAAAATCTTAAAGAAATTCCGCTACTATTTATAAACTTTGATTATCAGCATTTTAAAACAAAAGGCAAGAAAAATTCTTGTATGCTACATACGCATCCTTGCTTTAAAAACGATGAACACATAATATCCGTAATGAATGGGTTAGTAGATTACATAAGAGATAATTACGATATGAATAAAATAATTTAAACCCTCGAATTCGAGGGAATTAGAAAGGGGAAACCAAATGCCTGAATTGACTAAAGAACAAATGTTAGCTGTAAGATATGCTAAATCTATTTCAGCTAGTATTTTAAACATTATAAGGGAGCCAGAAAAAAGAGAAGAAATTGACTATTTTGATTTTGAAAAATTAGATGAACATATTTTCGCAAAAGCTATGGATCTAGCGGTTAAAAGTATAAAAAGAAGAATATATGAGGTATAGAATGAATGTAATTTATAAAATAATGTATAAGTATTATGACTGGAAACTAAATTGGATTGGTAAGAAATATGGTGTTAGCCACAATAAATTTGATAAATATTTAGGTATTAGAGATTGTTTTTTTTAATGAAATTATGGAAGGATGATTAGATGAAAGATAATAGTTTTGAAAATTACTTTTTAAACTTTCTAGAAGAAAATGCTTGGGTGACTTGCAGTAAAGAAGAATATGAAGATAATAAAACTAATCCAAATTATGCCAGAGTAAAAACGGCAGATGGAAAAGAGATATATTCAAAGAAGAAAAATCAGAAAAGAGAGAAAAAATTATGGATATAAGACAATGGGTAACAAATTTCCAAGATTTGAAAGATGTAATAGACAATATAGAGCATGAAGTTAGAGCAATGGAATTAAACAAAATAAGAATGTTGGGATATATAAGTTATCTGGAAAGCACTCTTTTTAACCATGAAATAGAATTTGAAGAAGAAAATTTCGATTAAACTCTGTTTTCATTTGAAATCAATAAAGTGAAATATAAAATATATCTTGACTATGGCGCAAGATAGTGCATAATTTAATATGAAGGGGATAAGTTTATGAGTGTTAGAGAAGCAATGTTGGAGGACTTAAATTTAGCAAATGAAAACTTAGTAAAGATTTATAATTGCTCTTTAGAAAAGCCTTCGAGAGAAATGTTAAAAATTATAGGCGACTTAGTGTATTCTGCTGGAGAATTAATAATGGCTTCTATTTATGCTTTAGAAAATTCAGAGGTAAAGTTTAATCCAGAAATTAATTCTTCTAATTTACTCAATTAATTAAAATATAAAACAGGAGGAAGCATATGAAGGTCAAAAAAAGAACAAGTAAAAACAACTCTACGGATATTGCGTTAATGGTTGAATCAACTACTCAAGAGGAATTTTTTGAGTTTGATGAAAATAAAATTGCGGAATCTCTAATAAAAGAATTAGATTGTCCAGAAGATATGGCGAATGAAATATCTAAGACAGTTGGCGATAAACTTAAAAAATTAGAATTAACAACTATCACAACATCACTAATAAGAAGTTTTGTAAATGTTGTGTTGTATGAAAAAGGATTTAATAAACAACTAAAATCCGAATCGGAAATATCAATATCATTATACGACATTCAACAAATTATTGAAAATAGCAATAATGAAAATGGCAATACTTCTCATAATCCAGAAAGCATTAACTTAACAATAGCAGAAAGAGTATTAAAAGAATTTGCTTTAAGAAAAATATTTGATGCTGAAATATCAAAAGCTCATTTAGAGGGGAAAATACACGTTCATGATTTAGGAATGCCAACTAGATTTTACTGCTCTGGTCATTCACCTGAATATATTAAGAAAAATGGCATTAAAAATATATCAACTATTGCATCTACATCTAATCCCGCTAACAGCGCTGAAGTATTAGCTAGACACATTTGCTCTATTACACAATTTTACACTAGTTTATTTGCAGGTGCTATGTAATAAATGGCACACTATTCAGTAATGAATAGAAAAAATAAGGATGTGAACCTGTAAATGCAGGGTGTGGTAGTTAAACTCATACTACCGCTAACGGTAAAAGTTAAATAAGGCATATTGCACGAATACACTTTCTAAGAAAGCCTACGGTCTCACGACGAGATAGCAGGTAATACCGTGCCAAGTTATATTTGAAAACCAACTATGATATTATTGTGCTAAATTTAAGCAAATGGAGGTAAATAATATAGAAGAAATATGGAAATATATAAGCGGCTACGATAAAAGATATAAAATATCTAATACGGGCAAGATTATTTCTTTTGGCAGAATAAAGCCGATAGAAATTAAATATAAAAACATAAGAGGATATAAAAATGTTACTTTATATGATGGAGTAAAAAAGAAAACAATTCAAGTACATAGATTAGTTGCTCTCCATTTTATAGAGAACCACGTTTATCTTCCGCAAGTAAATCACAAAGATGGCAATAAAAACAATAATAGGAAAGATAACTTAGAGTGGATTTCTAATAAAGGAAATATAAACCACGCATATTCTGTAGGATTAATAAATCAAGTTGGAGAAAACAACAATGGAACAAAATTAAATGACGAGATAGTAAAAAAATATTAATCAACGGTAAGTATGCATCATGGAGCAAGATGTCGAAAGATTATAATATCCCTAAAAGCACATTAGAGAATATTATAAAAAGGAATAGTTGGAAACATATACAAATATAAAAGGTGTATCGACTATCGAAAGCATAATTTGAAATTATAGTGAGTAGAGTAGCTTTAAGGCGAAATTCCTTATTGCGAAGTGCGTCCTATCCTTCAAGAAGGATAAAGATATAGTCAGCCCTATATTGAAAAATATGGATAAGGCGATCGGGTGGGAAGGACTTAATGTATTTTTTGCACCGCTACTGAGAGGGATGAAATATAAAGAAATTAAGCAACTAGCACAAACCATAATATTTGATTTATCCCAATTGGCAGGAGCTAAAGGTGGACAAGTAAGCTTTACAGATTTCAACGTATATTTAAACATTCCAAACCATTATAAAGATGTATTGGCTATGGGGAAAAGTGGCAAGTATATGGTTGAGGATAATCTTGGGGATATTCATTATTCTGACAATCAAGATGATGCAAAGCAATATGCTAAAGAAAATAACTATAAAGTTCTTACATACCAAGACTTTGATAAAGAGTCGAAATTATTTTTAAAAGCTATATTAGAAGTTAGTAAGCAAGGCGATTCATTAGGATTGGCGTTTGCTTTCCCTAAAATTAATCTTCATATAAACAATGAAGCATTCTCAACTCCACAATCAAAAGCATTGTTAATGTTGGCATGTGAAGCTATTAGTGAAAAGGGTAGTATTTATCAAATATTTGACAGAAACGCTTTTAGCATTTCCCAGTGCTGTAGATTATCTATAACTTTTTCCGAAGAAGATAAGAAGTTAATATCTACGCCTGAAGAATTGAGATTCGTTGGTATACAAAATGTATCCATAAACCTTCCTAATATACCTCTACAAGTAGATAAAGATGAAGATAAATTTTATGAAGAACTTGAATACAGAATGGAATTATCAGCAAAAGCGCATATAACCAGACGTGACTACGTTTGGAGTCTAACAGAATTAAAAGACTCTCCTTTAAAATATTATACAGAAGGAATGGACGGGAAACCATATGTTAGGCTTGAAAATGCTTCATACCTAATTGGAATAGTTGGTTTAAACGAATGTGTGTATAACTTAATTGGGGAAGAGCTGCACGATTCAAATGAAGCTTTTGAAAAGGGTATTGAGATAATTACATTTATGAATATGAAAATAAAAGATTTGAATGAAAAATATAAAATCGGAATGAAATTGGAAGAATCTCCAGCCGAATCCACCGCAGGAAGGTTCGCAAAACTTGATATAAAGAAATATGGGGGAAGAGCATTTCACAAAGAAAATGAGTTTGGTGTCTATTACAGTAATTCTGTTCATTTTGCAACAGATAGCGATGTTGATTATATCACCAGACTTACGGAACAATCAAAATTTCATCCATTAGTTGAAGCTGGAAGTATGATTCATACATGGACTGGAGAAAAGAAACCTTCGCCAAAAGCTATATACAACTTAATTGAAAAGATATGGCTAGAAACTGATTGTGTGCAAAGTGTAAATTCTCCCGAACAAACCGCTTGTAAAGTTTGTAAGAAAACTTTTGGTGGATTGTTGGAACAGTGTCCTATATGTGGGAGTGAAGATTTAATATCGCAAACAAGAATTACTGGCTACTATGTACAAATAAAAAAATTCAACTCTAGCAAAATGGCAGAACTAAAAGATAGAAAAAGAGAAACATATTAGGAGGAAAATGTGATTACAATTTATACTATTCCATCTTGTACAAGATGTGATGAATTGAAAAGTTTTATGAAAGAAAACAACATAGAGTATCAAGAAAAAAATGCAATGAATGATTTTAGGACAAAAGCAAAAATGATAGCAAAAGGATTTAATGTAATGCCTGTTATTGGTGTGGCAGATCAGTATTATAATGGCAACTTAAATTATTTAAAAACAGTTGTAAAAACGGCAAAAGATGATTAAGTCAGTAGTTTGGTCAAGTATGTTAGATTACCCTCAACACATTTCAACTACATTGTTTATTGGGCAATGTAGTTGGGATTGTGATTTTTGCCACAATAAGCCATTAATTAAACAAAAGAATATTAATTTTAAAAAAGACGTGTTGCCTAAATTAATTAAACGTAAAAATTTCATAGATCATATTGTCATAAGTGGTGGAGAATGTACTGAATGGGTTGGAATAGCTGATTTAATTAAAGAGCTTTGTATGGATGGATTTACTGTTGGAATTCATACTAATGGAAATAATCCAAAGGTACTAAACGATATAATCCCTTACATAAATTATGTGGGTATGGATATTAAAACTTCAGAAGAAAGATATGATTTAATTACAAATAAAAAAGTAAATTATCAAAACATATTAGACTCTATAGAGATAATAATAAATTCAAACATACAATATGAATTTAGGACTACAGTATATCCTAAGTTTGTAGATGTAAAAGATTGTTTAGAAATTGCCAAAGTATTAAAAAGTTTTAATGTTAATGAATATATATTGCAGCAGTTTGAGTCTAAAAATTTAGATAATTGTGATGTAAAACCTTATAGTATGAAAGTATTAAGAAATATAAAAAATGAATGCAATAAGATTATAAAAACAACGATAAAAGGGGAGTTTTAATGAAAGTTATTTTAAATCCAGATAAAGAAAAAGTAAAACAAATAAGAGAAAAGCTAAAAGCAAACTCAAACCACTGTCCGTGTAGAATATTAACCGACGAAAATTCTTTGTGTCCCTGTTTAGATTTTCGTCAAACACAAGAATGCATATGTGAATTATTTGTGAAAGTGGAGGAAAACAATGACTAGATATTTTGATGTAGTTTCTAAATATAAGGATATGGATATTAACTTACCAAAACGCTCAACCGCTAATTCGGCTGGATATGATTTTCAAGCTGCCGAGGATGTAAAAATACCTTCCATATGGAAACAAATATCAAATAATATAATAAACTTTTTTAAAGGATTAGAAGATTTTAGTGCAATTAAACCAACATTAGTACATACAGGCATAACCGCATATTTTCCAGAAGATGAAGGTTTGTTCATGTTTAACCGCTCAAGCAATCCATTTAAACTAGGTTTGGTTTTGTCGAATGGTGTGGGTTTAGTGGATTCGGATTATTCAAAGCAAGAAGGCGAAATAATGTTTGGATTTTATAACTTCTTCCCATATGACGTTGAAATTAAAAAAGGAGATAGAATTGGTCAGGGAGTATTCCAAAAGTTTTTAACTGTAGATAGTGACAATGCAGAGGGTGATAGAAAAGGCGGATTTGGATCAACTGGAATAAATTAAGGAGGGAATATTATGAATTTTACTAAAATAGAAGATGGAGTTAAAACCATATTAACTGATTATCCAGAAACACAAAGCAATGACCATCTATTATACGTTTTGTTTATGAAAGAAATTATGAATGTATCATTTGACGAAAATAACTTCATAAAGTATCAACAAAGTTTTGAAGGTATTTCGAGAGCAAGAAGAAGATTACAAGAAAAAATTCCAGAACTACAAGACAAAATTACTAAAGCAAAACGTGAAATAGTAGAAAAAGAATACGAAGAATTTTACAGCAAAGCTAATTAAGTAAAATATAAAATTTAAACATTCTGACAGAAATTCGAGACATATAATCGTATTACCTACCTAAAAATAATCGCTCTATGGGGCTGTCAGAATGACTTATTTTTGATAAATTCGGGGTTTTATTGAAAGGAGAAATTATGGAAAATAAAAATACATATACATATAAATATGTTACTTCTGGTGTTAGTTTTGGATGTGCGTTAGCAATTTGTATATCGTGGAGTTTACACAAATCAATTTTGTGGGCAATGCTGCATGGATTTTTTAGTTGGTTTTATGTAATTTATTATGCTATGACAAGATAAAATCTTATTTCTATTGAAATAAAAAAGATAGGAGAGTTATCTCCTACCCCGCAACTAAAAGGCTAACTGAGAGAAAACCTAGTTGCTTATATAATATATGAAATAATCGTAGCAATATTCCATTAAAAGGTAAATTTGATTTAAATAATGAAAGGATAAAATATGTTTAAAGTTATTAAAACCCTACCTTATGGGCTGTCTAGAGAATTACCTTTTTATTTGGTTACTTGCCCTAATTGTAAAAAATTCCAGTCAGCTCAATACAGTATGTTTGGGCGGAACATATGAATGTTCAATATGTTTGGAACAATTTCAACTAACCAAAGAACATATAATTGTAGCACCATAAAATTTCCATTTTAAATAGAATTAGAGGGAGAAAATATGTATAAAGTTCACGGATATATGATGTTTAAAGGCAGTACTGCATTGACTTATTGTATTAGAGATAATGATGGATGTCTGGTTGCAGACAAAATTCCAACTGAGGCTTTTGCAAATGAAGTAGCAACAAGTTTAAATACAACAGAAAATATAAAAGAGGAGAATTAATGTGAGTAAAATTTATTACTATGCAGGTTGTATGAACAGCATAAAAACTGGACAATTAATTTGCACCGCATACAATTATAGAGAAAAAGGAATGACTCCAATAATACTAACTTCGGCAAAAGATAAGAGATCTGGAATAAACAAGGTCAAATCGAGAATTGAAGGGTTAGAATATAAAGCCATATCAATAAAAGATAGTGATAATTTGTTTGAAGTTATCGGGAATGTAAGTGAAACTTTAGAGTATAAGATAGACGTAGTTTTAGTTGATGAAGTTCAGTTTTTTACTCCAGCACAAATAGACCAGCTAACCGACATAGTTGACTTTATAGACATTCCAGTTTTATGCTACGGAATCAAGACAGACTTTAGACAAAAGGGATTTCCTGCAAGTATCAGGTTATTAGAAGTTGCAGATGAAATTATTAAATTAAAAAGCATGTGTTCTTGTGGGAGAGCAGCTGGAGTGAATGCGCGTATAGAAAATGGGAAAATTGTGACTGAAGGTAATCAAATTCAAATTGGCGGGAATGAATCTTATACTGCTATGTGTAGACGATGTTGGAAGTTGAGTTTAAGTAAATAAAATATAAAATAGAGGTGATTATTACGAACAACAATGAAGAAATCATCCAAGAATATAAGAAATGGTACTTTAATAGATCTAAAATATATCCAAATCAAAACCAGATTGATTACATGACTACCCTATTACTTAAATACCTAGAGCGAAAGGAGTTTCAAAAATTATCAATCGCTCAAATTTTAGATAAAATTGCTTTTTTAATGAACAATTAAGGAGATGAAAAATATGAAATATAATTTATTTTTGGACTTTGATGATTGCATAGTAAATAGTTCTAAAGCATATTGTGACGCTTACGACATGAGATATAAACATGTTGCTGGATATAAACCAGCCAACTATCTAAACAATAAACGATGGGATTTTGGAGAAGAATGTCCATTGGCAATTGATAGAATTGACGATATGTTTGCCTCATTTGAATTCTTCCATGTGCTTGAATTTATGCCAGATGCTTATGAAGTGCTGGAAGAGTTGAATGAGAAGTACAAAATAATAATTGCGAGTGTTGGTACATATGGGAATATATCTCGAAAATCTTTATTTATAAAGGAAAAGCTGCCATTTATAAAGAACTCGGTGTTGCTTGTAAATGATGGAGTAAAAATGGATAAAGGAATAGTTAACATGAATGTAAATAATAAATATGAATCAATCTTTATTGATGATGTTTATAGTAATTTAAAAACTTCAAATGCTAATTCAAAAATATGTTTTGGCGAAATTAAAGATTGGAATATTAAATGGCAAGACGCAAGATGTAAAAATTGGAAAGAGATTGCAAGAAAATTATTATAGTTGAAAGGATTTAAAATGGGGGCATTTATAGATTTAACGGGTATACAATTTGGAAGATTTACAGTATTAAAACGAGTAGAAAACAATAAATATAATAAGCCACAATGGTTGTGTGAATGTAATTGTATAAATAAAACACAGAAAATAATATGTGGAAATAGTTTAAGAAGTGGATTAACACAATCTTGTGGTTGTTTAAATAAAGAAATTGTCTCACAAATACATTTAAAACATAACTTATCGAATCATAAATTATACAAAGTTTATCATGGGATGAAACAGCGTTGCTGTAATTCTAAAAATCAATATTATTATAATTATGGAGGCAGAGGTATAAATATTTGTGATGAATGGTTAAATGAAGATAACGGGTTTATCAATTTTTATAATTGGGCGTTAAAAAACGGATATGATGAAAAATTAGAAATAGATAGAATAAATAATGATGGAAATTATGAGCCTACAAATTGTAGATGGGTAACTGACAGTATTCAAAATATAAATAAAAGAAAACCTTTTAAAAAATTTAGTAGAAAAAGAAAAAAAGAAATAAATTATGATAAATTAAAACAAGTAGAAATAAATGGAGAAAAGAAATCAATTGTAGAATTACCTAAAATATATAATATATCATATAAAACAATATATAGAAGAATTGAAAAGGGAGATAAAAATAACGATATTATTCGTCCAATAAATAAAAGATCAAGTAACATTTCTGATAAACCTCTAAAAAGAAATATTACTCAAATTAAAAATGTATCTTGGAGCGAGAAAGAACAAAAATATATTGTACGATTTAAAATTGATGGCAAGCAAAAAAGACTAGGTACTTTTAAAAAGGATGAGTTAAACAATGCGAAGTTATTTGCTGAAGAAATAAGAAATAAAATAAGCAGAGGAGAATTAAGGTATTGAACAAAAATATAAAAATAGGAGAAAAACATGAGTAATTACCTAGAATACGTAATTTTGTTTTTAGTCTGTTTTGTAACTGGCATGGCTGTAGGGTTTGCGGTTACGGTTTTACGATGAAAGAGTGATTCTATTGAAATTTAGGAGGTGAAGGATTGGAAGAATTAAAACAATGTACTAAATGCAGAGAATACAAGCCTGCAACAGAGGAATATTTTTACAAAGTAAATGGAAAACTGGGGCAACCATGTAAGCATTGTAGGGATGAATACCAAAAAATATATAGAGAGAAAAATTTAGATAAATCAAGAGAATCTCAAAGACAATGGAAACAAAGAAATAAAGAAAGAGAATCAACTAAAGATAAATTGTGGAGAAAAAATAATAAAAAACACATCTTAGAATATACCAAAGAGTATCAAAAACAACATCGTGATAGAGTTAATGAATATAGTAAAATAAGAAGAAACAAAAATCATAAAATAAATAATAAAGAATGGAAATATTGCTTAGATTGTTTTAATCATAAATGTGCTTATTGTGGAACTACCGAACAAGACCACAAAGAAAAATATAGACAACAATTACATAAAGAACACGTAATACATAATGGAGATAATACAATAAATAATTGTGTCCCATCATGTAAAGGGTGCAATAGTAGTAAAAGACAGTTAGATATGGAAACTTGGTTTAGATCCAAAGATTTTTTCTCAGAAGAAAAGCTTATAAAAATAAAGCAGTGGTTAAAAGAAGCTGAAAATTTAAATAAATCAGCTCCAATAAAGTAAAATATAAAACAGTGAGGTAAAAATGTTAATAACTATAGATAATAAAATACTTGAACAATATAACGAGTACTATTTTAAAAAATATCCGAAGCGAAAAGTCATACCAATTAAATCCCCAATATCTCCATCATTAAATCAATGGATGGTAATGAAAAGACCTGCAATGAACAATGAAAAACAGAAGTGGAAGGAGTTTATAATTTGGTTGGTTGAGCATTACGGATTGGAAAATAAGAAGATAGAAAAGGCAACTATGACTTTTACATATTATTTTAAAACTAAAGCACGGCACGACAGCGATAACTATACGCCCAAGAACATTATGGATGGATTCACTCAAAGCGGATTGCTAGTAGACGATGATTTTGAGCATATACAAATGCTTTGCATTAAGGGCGGATATGACAAAGAAAATCCAAGAACCGAAATATTAATAGAAGAAACAAAGTGAGGCTGAAATGAATAATGAACAAATTATAGAATTTCAAGGTGATAAATATAATTTAATTATAAATGAAGACGGATCGTCAAGTGTAAGTAGATTTAATAAAAAAGTAAAAATGTGGGTTGAAATAAATTTTCCAAGTCATTCAACGGTTGATGCAAAAGAAGTAGAAAACTCAATAATTAAATTACTTTCAAAACAATTTATAGATAGGGCTATTAGTAAATAATAGTCCTATTGACATTGCATGAAGATTAAATTAACATAGGGATGTGAAGCTATACACTAAGGAGGAATATTTAATGGAATCCCCCCAAATTAACTATAATGTAAAAAGAGTTGCCTGTTTATATAGAGTATCAACAAAAGGTCAAGTGGATAATAATGATATACCTATGCAAAAAACCGCATGTAGAGAATTTATTGATAAGCAAGCAGAGTGGAACTTAGTAAAAGAATATTATGAAAAGGGAGTATCAGGGTTTAAAAAATCTGCGAAGGACAGAGACGTACTTCAAAAAATAAGAACCGATGCGAGCATGGGGTTATTTGATATTTTATTGGTATTTATGTTTGACAGATTGGGAAGAAAAGATGACGAAACGCCATTTGTTGTAGAATGGTTTAGTAAACAAGGAATAGAAATATGGTCTGTAATAGAAGGAGAGCAAAAATTTGATAATCATACAGACAAGCTTTTAAACTATTTAAGATACTGGACATCAAGCGGAGAAAGTATTAAAACATCGATAAGAGTAAACGAAAGCCATGTTCAAATGACAAAAGAGGGTTCTTTTAGAGGTGGTAAACCTCCATATGGTTATGAATTAGTAAAATCGGGGAAACAAAATAAGAAGAACAAGGAATTACATAAATTAAGCATTGATGAGAATGAAAGTAAAACAGTTAAAGAAATGTTTAGACTGGCATGTGAAGAAGGATATGGAGGTAAAAGAATCTCTACATATTTAAATTCTCTTAAAATACCATCTAAAACAGAATCGGGATGGAGAGAATCTGTTGTAAACTATATTTTAAGAAATCCAATTTACAAAGGCTATATGTCTTATGGTAAAACATCTTCTGATGGGGCATCAAAAAATAGAATTAATTCAAATGACTGGATATTATCGGCAACTCAAATACCTGAATTAGCTATAATTGAAGAAGAATTGTGGGATAAATTACAGCAATTGAGAAAGAAAAGAAATACAATGAACAGGAAGAGTGATAACACTATTCATTTCCCAATTCAAACAAAAAGCCCGTTATTATTTGTAGGATTTATAAAATGTGGGCAATGTGGATCTCCACTTACAACTACATATAATAATCGAAAATGGAAGAATAAAGATGGAGCCATAAAAACAAAACAGCGAGTATTTTATAGGTGTAGTGGAAAATCCACTGGTAAAACTGATTGTGACGGACAAACTCTTCATGCTAAAAATAAAGTTGAAGAAGCAGTTATGATGGAAATTAATAAATATTTAGAACAACTCAGACAGGTTGATCTAGTAGCTCAAATAGAAAACTTTAAAGTAAAAAATATATCCCAAGATACGCTAGAATTAAAAAGATTTCAAAAACAAAATGAAGAAAATTATAAAGAATTAAATATATTAAATAAGGAGGTTACTAAAAGTATAATGGGTAAAAGTGAATTTAAACCATATCAATTATCTAATTTAATGGAACAAAAAGAAAACGAAATAAAGGATATTAACTCTAAAATCATTGAGTTAGAAAATAAATTTAAAGATAAAAAAATAGAATTAGATGACATGATTAGTTTACAAATATCTATTCCATGTTGGAAAGAAGAGTTTGAATTAGCATCGAATGAGCAGAAAAAAATGATGATGTCACAAATTATAGATGAAATTATAGTGTATAAAAGTAAGATAAAAATTAAAGTTAAGCTATATATAGATGAGTTTGTAAAATCAATTAAGAGCAATGATTTTGGGATGCAAAAAGCACTCAACGGGGAGCGCAAGCAAGTGCCTTTAACTACCCATAAAATTATAGAAAATTTAATTGTTGTAAATATCAAAGAGGCGGGTTAATATATACATATACGGGGGCGTAACTCAGCGGGAGAGTGTCACGCTGGCAGCGTGAAAGTCGTGGGTTCAACCCCCATTGCCTCCACCATAATTTTAAGGAGATATCAATGTTATTTAGTTCACTAATTCGTTGTCAAAGTTGCAACCATACATACAAAGGTAGAAAAGAACGTAACCAAATAAATTATCGCTGCAACAACCGTTTAAAAAATGGCACACTAGCATGTATAAATAAAAGCTACATAAACGAAGAAGAATTAGCTTCTGTAATTTTAAAACAATGCAATATATATGATACTCTCTTTATTAAAGATAATAAATTTATGAGAGAGCTAATAAGCGAAATAAATATTCTAGATGACGGATCATACATAATTTATTATAATGACCCAAATTTCAAGCCAACTATCATTTCTGACACAAAATTGTCGTGGGGTACAACAAACTGACACTGTAACCATTGGGGGAGTAGGGCTAAAAACCCAATAAAATCAACCTTTTATACAATCAATGGGGTACAACAAAAATAGGCAAAAAAATAGTAGGGAAGAGCAACCGAAGTCACATCTTCCCCTAAAAGTATCCGCTTATTTCTTTTCTAATTTATCAATCAATCTCCCAATTGCTGGCTTAAAAAATATCTCAACCCGCTCTCTAGTAAAAAATTCTCCAATATCTTCTGGCAAATTATTCACTTTAAGCATGATAATATCAATTATTTCTATGATAAATAATGTTCTATCTTTTTTAGAATTGTATAATTTTATTAATTCATCAATAGTTTCATAGCCAATTTTTGATATTTTATTCCAACCATCTTCTGTGAACTTTCCATCACTAGATTTCACAAGTTTAATAATTTCTAGAACTGCCAATACGGATGTGATGACAAATAATATATAAAATATATAATCCATAATAATTCCTCCTTATTGTTTAATTAAATAAATCTTATCTCCCTGAACAACCTTGATAGATTTAACTCCAGCAGATAATATATCTCTAAGATTCACATATGTACTTCCATCAATTTTATAGTTATCAACCTTTACTGGAGTTCCGTCAGAATAATAAATTTTCATAGCATTATGTTCCACGTCATCATCTCCTTCACTTAGACAATCGTTATATTCAGCTATTACATCTTTTAAAAATTGCTCAAATGTCTTACCCATCAAATTTAAAGCATTGTTAGGATCAGTTCTTCTAGCAGGGTCAAGTTGAAAATGTCCAAGAATAAAATCATTAACGTTTAGATTAAATTTATATGCACCATATGCAAATATCCATATAAAGCGTTTATAAGCTTCTTGCGCATTAATTTTGCTTCCGTAGCATAATTCCACACCAAATGCGGCATTGTTGCTTTCTGCTCCATATTTTTGATTATCTAATGGTTTATCATATAATACCTGCCAAGCCTTTTCTGGAGTACCTGTAAACATAGGAATACACTCTAAGATATGAGTATCATCGACAAACAAATGTGCGCTCGCAGATAGTTCATTAGCAGATTTTGTGTAGTAATCTACATTGTTTTTAGCAGTAGAATTAGGATTTCCAGTATCATGAGCAACCGAAAACTTAATTTTATCTGCCTTTATTCCAGAACGTCTTTTTGTATTCGAGGGTAAATACATTGGCGTGATTACATATTTCATTTTGAAGTTCATAAATAATCATCTCCTTTCAATTATTTGAATCCTGACAATTTATATTTTTAATAATTAATCATTTTTAGAATCGGTTTCTAAAAATTCATTCTTCTTCTTATTAAATAAATTCTTTAATCCTTTTAAAATTGGTTTAAATTTTGAATAGCCTGCATTTACGAAATTTTCTAAGATAGAAATTGTATCTAGAGAAACAATACAACTATAAAGAAAATAACCCACTTTTTCTCCTAATCCAAAAAATAATTGATGATTGATAATTGACATGTTCGCCAAGATAAGAATTATAGAATATATAAATATTTTAGCAAAAACGCCCGATTTTAATTTCTTGCTTGTTAAAACTTTCTCTTCTCCCCATGATTTAATAAAGTTAGCCATATTAAAATAGCCGTATTTTTTCTTAACTTCAGCGTACCATCTAGTCAATACGTCACAAACAATTAAAAAACAAATTAAATATACTATTTGACTTGGATATCCTATGGCTTTCAAAAATAAAGTTAATACCATACTAACCATTAAAATACTCCAGTCAAACAGGGATTTTATCAAGCCTCCCATACTCCCAAATATCTCATTCATCACCCATCCCCCTTGAAATTTGAATAATAAAAAGAGACACCCATAAATGAATGTCTCCAACCTCTATATTAACCTGCTCCCGCAAGTAATTTTAAAAAAGAAGGGTAAATAAACCCTATTTTGAGAATACCCCAACTAGCCATTCCTTATTCGTCTTTTCAATTAAAATAATGGTTTCATCAATTTCAATTGTTTTTAAGGGATACGTAACGACAGACAATGCCTGTTCTATTGGTATGAATTTAACTAAAAATCTCGCTACCTCTTTTACACAGGTGAAATTTAAAATTTCTTTTGATTTGATTCTCATGCTAATACTTCCTTTCTTTTCAACGTTTAGCTAATATACCTAGTTGGTGGTTCGCTATAATCAGTAACTCGTACATCAATACTGTGTCCCAATTTGTGACAATCGTCACATAGTAACATTGCATTACGTCGTGTATTGACTCTACGGTCATTGTTGTAGTGGTGTATTTGTATATTTCGCATACACAGCCACGTTCTTGAATAATAACTCTCTTTAATTTCCTAGTTTGATTACGTCCTGTTTGAGCCATTAAGACCCACTCCCTTCATTTAACATCCATCAGCAAAAAAGCTAACTTGTTTTATATAAAAAGGGATATCCCTTGGGTTTACAAAATAAAAACAACCTCTCATTTTCACAAGAAGCTGTTTTAAAATTGGGAATCATTTTATATTTTTAATTAAAAGTTTTGTTTTATATTGTTACTAATATCTCCTGTTTCTGCTCTTCATTTATCCAGCCCTTTGTTACTGCAATGCCTAATTTAACTTCATCAATCTTTCCTTCCAAATACAATCTCATCAAAGTTTCAAACATATCTATACCCCCAAACTAGCCAACACTAAAGCGTCAACTGTTTCTCTTAATATTTCTAACTCAGTCTTAACTGGGGTTAATGGTTCAACAACTTCTGGTTCTGTGTCATTAGCGTGTAATTTAATATATTCGTCTACTAATTGTCTTTCTTCTTGTGTAAAGATTTCTTCTGGAATACATACTATTTCACCGCTAGGAAGGGGTATTATTGCAATCCCTTTATTATAGTTAATTGTGTCTATATCAATTTCATAATCTTTATATATCATAGAATTATGCTACCTCGCCTTTCTTTTTATAATCTTCATAATACATCCATCTAAGTTTTTCTCCAGTTATAGGATGTTTCCCACAAGATTTTCTTTTATTTAGACAACACATAGATATACTTCCATGAGCAATCTGATATTTTTCATCAGCATGTTTTATACAGTCAAATATCTCGTTGGTCGTAATACAAATAACAATTCTTGCATGTGGACTATTTTCACCAGTATATTTACCAATTTTTGATTCACTAATTTTTTGCTTTTGTTCTTCTGACATTGATTTACCATAGTTTGGATGATTTTCACCCAAAAAAGCGTTACTTATTTTCTTTTTAGCTTCTTCGCTATGATGTTTCCCGTACATATGATGTTTTTCGCCTAATTTAGAATTGCTTATGTTTTTTCTACATTCTTCGCTAAACTCAAAACCTTGTCTTGATTCGCTCATTTTTTGTCTAATCTGATTCATTTCTTCTTCTGTTTTTCCAGCAAAAGCATTACCGCAATCACCACCAGAACTACAATTATAACCAAAATTAGGATTCGTGGTGTTTAATTTTTCAATTAATAATTTTTCAAAATTACATGCTTCTTTTTTTGATAACCCATATGCTATTATTTCGTGTTGAAAATTTTCCCATTTATATTTATTAATAGCTCTAGTAAAATGTTTATTACTCTTATATGCTGTACCATTTCTCCATCTTTTTTTAGGGTTTTGCATAGTGATTCCTATATACATTTTGTTACTTGGAGAAATATGAGCATAAACACTATAATTACATTCTGCGATCTCTTTCACAAAATTACCTCCATTGGACAAATAAAAAGAGCCTAGAAATCTAGGCTCTTTGATTATATTAATCTTAAATTATTCAATTACTACACTCAAATACTGCTCTAACAGATGAAGTAATTCCATAAGTTTTAAGATTAATATAATCA